AAAAAAAAAGAGCTAGAGGTTAATCCCCCTAGCTCTTTTTGTGTTTTATTACTTGGTAAGATTAGCTCTACCATACTGATAACTCTGTGCTGCTTGATATGGATTTTGCATCATTAAGTAGCTTCTCCAATAGGGAAGCATTCTCTCAACTTTGTGTGCCCATTTCAAATCACCTTTCTCATAAGTACCTCCACTTGACTTATACTCCTCTTGAGTAGCAAATAGTGTAACTATATTAACTAAGTCAGTAGCCAAACTAAAGCCAACTGGTGATATATTAGTAACTACTGGAGCCTCTTTAACAAACCCCCAAGGAGTATTGAAAGCAGCTTGTTCACTATATAATCTACTAGCTGCATAATACAGGAAACCCATAGCTTGGTCAGGTTCTTCATCATCGTCATCATCAGGCTTAGCACTTAGCATCTTAAGTAAAGTTAGTGCTACAATAACTGCCATATCTGCCCAGTTTCTTCTCATATTATAATACTGATTAGCTGAGAAGCCAGCATCAAGCATCCTTTGCTGAGTAGTCTTAGATACTGGAGTTAGGATAGCTCTAGCTGTTAGACCAAATCCACCTTTATCAGTGAATGTAGATGCAATTACCTTAGCAAGAGTTCTCATAGAGCCTTCTGTTTCCCCACCTAAAGCTACACTATAAGTACTAACACCAAATCTTCTTTGTATCATACCTAAAGCATACCCTCTCATGGCTAACAAAGCATTACCATAGACATTCTGTTGAATAGCTACTTTATCTGCATTGTTATAGATACCGTGCATTCTATTATTGATTTCTCTAGCTCTATCCATGAATCTAGACTCATCATCTATACTCCATTCTCTTAGCTCACCAGTCTCAGTATCAATATACTTAACACCTTGCTTCATAGCTAAAGTCTTACCTAATTCAGGTTTAGTTTCATCTATAGGAACTACTTGATAAGCATTGTATAATGAAATAGGATTACCATTTTCATCTACTAGCTTAGTCTTATTAGCTAATGCTAAGAAGGCCATAGTCTGCATGTAGTGCTCACCACATTTATAAGGTAAGAATAGATTCTCACCAACAGGATTTAACTTAACCCATTTAGATTTATTGGTGAAGTATTCTCTTTCTTTCTTCTTATTTTCATTAAGAGTATTGAACTGTCTAATGAATAAGCTTACCTTATCTTCCTTAACATCATCACCAGCATGTAACCAGTTAGATGGCAGTGACTTCCAATAGATTAGATTAGCTCTTTCCCAATCTTTTACACTAAAGAATTCACCTGCTAAAGCCTCTTTGAATATTTCAAGACTACCAGTACCAACATTAACTGCACCACCAAGAACATTACCACCTAAGAAGAACTTTGATGCAAGACCAGTAAAGAAGCCTACTATCTTATTTAGCACAACTTTCTTACCAATCTTTATCTTGGTAGTATTAATGCCATACACTTGCTTGTCTAAGAACTTCTGGTATCTCTTATAGGCTCTGGATGTTTCATCTCTCTCTGACTCAGGCTTAACCCCTCCTACAGCTCTCCTCTTCAAGACATCTTTACCAATCTCAAGAGTACCTGCTATACTAGAAATACCTGCATAAGTGTGAGCCATACCTGCATAAGCTAATGTAGATTGGAACAAGTCTGTACTAAGTTCTCCAGTATCTCTTAACTTATTGATACCATAGATAGGAACTCTGTTTAACTTCTCTTTTTCAAACTCAAGCTGATTAGAGAACATATCTTCCTCTATTGTATTATAGGTTTGGTCACTACCAAAGTCTCTATCTTCACTATCTTCAACAAAGGTATCAGCCATATTTCTTCTCAAAGTATAACTAATAGCTTTGCCAGTTCCCTCCGTCATTCTTCTATTCCTAATCTTATTCATAGTAGTGCCTTTGAATTGAGGCATTCTATAAACATTAGTACTACCATTAGGCAAGAAGCCATCAAGTTCTCTCTTAAGGTTCATGTATTTATTTAACCAACCCTCTCTCCTTGTTCCTGCTATAGTTCTAGCATATTGCTCACTTCTATAGTTATCATTAGGATACCATCTTTGCTCAATCATATGCCACTGGGAGTGTTGTTTATGCCATGACTTAGCTTGAGGTTTGAAGAACTGGTCCCAAAGCAGACTCTTTTCAAAATCAGACTTACCATCAAGGTTATTGTTAGCATAGAAGTTATCTCTTGCTTCTTTCTTGAATGCAAGCCAATCATCTTCATAGTCTCCCCATACAAACTCTGATACAATGTTACCTGTTAATTTGCCTGTTCTTGGGCTAACTTCACAGAATATATCAGTGTTCTTCTCACCAATATCATGCAAGTCTTTCTCCAATCCTCTAAGTCTATCTTGTGATTGAATAGTCATATCATCAGCATATTTATTAGCTAACTTAACTGCTCTATCTGCAAGCTGACCTATTACATCAGAGTTGTTAGACATTGATGCAAGGATTGATTCATGAATACTAATATCCTTTTCCATGTATCTAAGTAAATCCTCAATAGGAACTCTTTCAGCATTAACCCACTTAAGTCCTCTTTGTCCTTTCTTCCAGTCAAAGATTACTCTTGAAGCTCTTTCTACATAAGTAGAACCCATAGCATCTTCAAGGAATTTTAAATAAAACTCTCTCTGTTTGATTTCAAGATTACTTAGTAACCTATCATCACCATTAATAGCTTCATTCAAGTTTCTCCTAAGAGTCTTGAGTCTATTCATTGTATCTTCACTTACATTCTGTAACTTCAATCTAGAGTCTTCTGTAGTGGTTGCATCCTTTACAATCTTAATTAAAGCCTGTGCATTTGTGACAAATGTGCCTACTTCTCTTAATAAAGCTGCATTCTCTGGAGTAATATTGGCTACATTGAAATCAACTTTATTGAGCTTGTTAATCATCTCTGGTACAGTATCAACCATTAAGTCCATAGCTTCTGTTATACCATCTACTGCTATCAAGTCAGCAAATAGTGAAGGGCTATTACTTATTCTTCCTGCCTCAACTTGACCTGCTAATTGATTGTACTTGTTATAAAGAGACTTATCTATAGCCCTCATTTCTTCTGTTTGACTTCTTAAGATGTTCAATATAGACTTGAAGGTAGTTACATTAACAGAGTCTTTAGCACTGAATAGAGTTTCTTGAGTTTCAAGAGCATTTTCTACAGTTCCCTGGAAACCAGGTGACATAAATCCTTGTGCAATTGCATCAGCAGTTCTTATAGCATCAAGTTTAGCATTAGCTATCTCATTACCAGTAATAGTATTGAATACTCTCTTAATTGTATCTACAATTCTACCTATCAATGATTGCCATGAAGCTCTCTTATCAATTTCACCATTGATTGCTTTACCAACTAAATAGCCAGCAACCTCTCTTGCAGGATTACTTCTATAGGCAATAGTGTCATACTCCTCACCCATAATAGCCTTCTGTACATCAGGTGTAAGCACTCTCTCAAGTCTCTGAACTAAAGGATTATTACCTAATGCACCTACAGCAAAGTGACCTGCTTCCTCAGATAAGCTACTATCAACTTGTTCATTATTAGCTACTTTAATTAGCTGATATAAACTATCAGCAGTCCTAGTTGCATTAATAGTACTATATCTACCATTAACTCTATCACTTGCATCCATGAAGCTGTAGTCAACACCAGCTCTATTAAGATAGAATTTAATCCTTTCTTGCAGACTTCTATTAGCTATATTATCATTAAGTTGAGCAGTATTAGTGCTATTCTTATCAACTATACTTAACTCTACCTTACCATCTGGTCTACTAATAATAGTAGCCATATACTTGTCATTGTATTGGCTAGCTCTATTAAAAGATTGAAGTTTAGGTACAGCCTCATTATAATCATATACCCCTGCACCAATATCTTTGTTAAGAGTTTGCTTTATCTTTTCATCACTTAACTTTAATTTAGTTAGTTGTCTCAAAGACTGAAAGGTTATCTCACCATTACTATCAAACTTAGCTTCATTAGCTACTCTACTTAAGAACTCAGGGCTTGTACCTACAGCATAATACTGCTTAGCTATTTCCCTATCATTGGTGTAATGTAGTAGTGAGCTAAAAAGCTCACTATCTACAAATTCACCTTGTTTGTTCTTTACTCTTGGAATTATACTACACTTATCCATATTAACAAATCTTATTACCTTCTTGGTCAGTTACATTATTAGCTTGTGCTTTCAGAGAGTTAATCGTATCAATCAAGTCTTCTCTACTAGCTTTACTTAGCATCTCTACTACCATATCTCTTTGAAGAGTATTATCAGCTTTAAGAGCTAAGTCAGTAGCCTCTTTTATTAGTTCTTCTGTAGTTAAACTTGTATCTGGTGTACTAACTACCTCAGGTTCAACAGATGTATTACCATTGTCTTGAACCTCAGTATCAGCTACCATACTTGTTGTAATTCCATTAGAACTGTATTGAAGAGATTTACCTGCATCACCTAAGGCATCTACTCTAAAGTAATCCATACTACCAGTAGTACTTTGATTAAATATATCTCCACCATTATTACACAAATATACTACATCATCTATAACAATCACTGGTCTGAATACATCTATACCTTTATCTTCACTAGGAAGTAAGAAAGGGTTTGCATCTTTACCTAGCTTCTTTGCATTTAGTGTGAAACTGTTAACAGCTACACCCTTTTCAAATGCTAAGTTACTGATAATTTTACCACTTCTTCCTTTAGGATGAAGTACCAGTCTAGTGTTATCTAAGTGATTAAGCAAATACTGTTTAGCAAACTCTTGACTATTAACACCTATCCTACTCTTTTGCACTTCATTTAAGAAATCAACATAAGATTGAGGATTACCATTATAGTCATATCCTACTTGCACAGCTAACTTAACTTCTGTAGGAGCCAAGTTCATGAATGCCATAGGACTATAAGTAAAGCCTAACTTGTAATAGTTATATAAGAATAGAGATTGTGCTATCTCAGCAGTATTCTCATTTCTCATTAAGTCACCCCAACTCTCTTTAAGCTCATCCTTCTGATAAGGTGCTAAACCACCTATATCTTGAATGTTCATACTTACTTTACCAGTCTTTTCATCAGTTTGAAACTGCATATACTGGAACATAGGCATGGACTTCATTGTAGGATTAGCCTCAAGAATATTGAATAACCCTTCTGGAAATACCTCTGTAAAGTATTCTCTAGCTGTTACAACTTCACCAGCAGCATTAATAGGCATGTTTCCATTAAACAAACTATTCTCTTGCTGACTTAACATAAATACCATTAAGTCACTGTGTATGCTATTAATAGTCTCTGCATCAAGTAAGCCACTTCTAGTGAATCCTGCTAGCTCTTCTCTAGCTTCTTTATAAGCTTTAGTGTTATAAGGATAGAACTTGTTGATTGCCTTCTCTGCTTTTCTATTCATATCATACATAGCTTGTTCATAGGCAAATGGATTTTCAAGTAAGCTTTCCATATACTCTTGGTCATTCATAGCTAGTGTATTATCCTCATTATTAATAGGTGAGTAGATACCTTGTGCTACTTTCATCCCAACCTTAAGAGCATCAGCTTTCTTGAAAGACTTGACATATGCAGCTACTTTCATCTGTTGTGCATAGGCATCACCAAAGGTAGAACCTACAGCATTAGATGCAGTAAACTTAGTGTTTCTAACAAACTGAGAAACATCATTACTTGCCTCAAGTATCTTTCTGAATAAGTCAGCTACATGAATCTGTCTTTCAACAAACTCATCATCTCTCATTAGGTCTTTCTTATCTTCATTAGCACTTCTAACAATGTTGTATGCTAGCTGCTCTTTATCAAACTCCTCAGGTATAGCTTTATTTAATTCACCTTCAACCTCATAAGTATCTAATACATTATCTATCACAGAGTTAATATCAGACATACCATTATTAAAGCTGTATTCACATATATCCTTAATAATAGGTTGATTAAATAACAAACCAATGTCCTCAGTTGTGAAACCAAGTCTTGCTAACATTGCACCAGCATCAGCAGTAATAGTATTTAGATTCAAGAAGTTAAGTACAGGGTCTTTAACAGCATCTACTGATGCAGCTAAGAACTCAGCAACATTCAAACTTGTATCTATCTCACTATTGTGTAATAAGTCTGCATAAGTCTTGCCTGCAAATGAGATAGCTTCTTTCAAATAGAATTCTTCCATCAAAGATGCAAAAGCATGATTAGTATTCTGATTAGCAAATATACCAATCAGCTTACCTGCAACATTATTCTGCTGATTGTAAGTAACAATAGTCATAGGGTCACTAGGGTCATAGTTAGGTTCTGGGTCTTCCAGTTTACCTTCATCTATAGCTCTATTAATACTAGAAAGGTCAACAGTGCTAGAGCTATGGTCAGCAATTACATTACCAAACATTAATTCTCTCATCACTCTAGCTGCCTTTGAAGCATTACTAAATCCACCAGGGGTATATCTATCACCAAAGGTTTCAACATCACTTAATCTCTGCTGAATTAGATGAATAAGCATGTTGTTTCTACTAGCCTTACTATTCTCTAATGGACTCTTACTAAAATCATACTCTTCAAATTTAATATAACCTCTATCAGCTACAAACTGATTAAAAGCTGCTTGATATGTATAAGGTAATCCAGCTTTCTCCCAATACTTATACAGCCTATCTAATGATTCAGTGTCCTCTTCTCTAGCTTCTTTAAGAACTGCCTTCAAATTAGGATATGTATCATAGAACTCTGACCATATATTCTTTACCTCCTCTGATATAAGTTGTCTTTGTTGATACTCATTTCTCATAAAGTACAACTTATCAATATCAAAGTCAAAACCTGCAATAGTAGTTCCCTGAGGTGGTACTTTAATAGTACCTCCAGCAGTCTTATGACTGAATCTTTTCACTCTCAGATTAATCATTGAGTAATCTCTTTCAGTTGGAATTCTATATGCAAGTAAACTAAGTATATTAGGATAGGTCTTTTCAAGTAATGTATTACCATCTGCATCAACCTTTAATGTACCATCTTCATTACAGTAGGTTCCAAAGTCAAGAGCATGTTCTTTACCAGCATTATCAGTATAGGTCAAATCCCAAGGAATCTCACACTCAGCATACAGTATGTTATTAGGATTATTAGGGTCTGTTACATATCTCAAACCTCCATCTTCTTCATAACCAGTAATACCCATAGCAGATACTTGAACTGCACTACCACCTTTAATAGACTGTTTGTTTACCATCTTCTTGAAGAGACTAAAGAATAAAGCTGAGCTATCATGCTCTAATCCTCCTTCAAATAAAGGTATAGTAAATTCACCTTTAGCATTAAGACTATAAGCCATAATGTTATCTTTAGACTCCCTGCTGTTGTTAGCTGTAGTCTGAATTAGTCTATTACTTATCTTACCAGCATCTGATACTGCATTCTCAAATAGATGATAAGAATCAATGATATTAGCAGTAATAAGAGAATTATAGAACCTTACAAGATTACCTCCATTCAACTTAACATTACCATACTTACCACCAAGATTAACTCTCTTTCCACCTATATAGCTACTGTAGTCTTTGAACCTTTCTACCTTAGCCATAATCAGCTTTCTTACCTGAGTACCAAACAACTGAGAACTGTTAATATGCTCTGGAACATTAGTCTGAATTCTATAATCTTCATAACTAAGTTGATGCACATAACCCTTAGATAATTGAGAAACAAGAGTATCTTTATCTGATACAGGAACAGCTAATTTAGTAAAATTAGGGTTCTTCTTCTGATTTTCTAAAGTCATCTCTAATTCTTTACCATCTTTATCTATAGCAGGTATTACATTTCCTGTAGAATCTATATATAAATTATTTTCATTTATTTTATAATCTATAGGAGAAGAACCAAATCCACCTACCTTAACAATCTTAGTAGAACCAATCATATCTATAGGCTCACTCTTACCAGTTTCAGGATTAACGTGCTCTTCCATCCAATATGCAATATCTCTTAATTTACTGCCAGCAGGCAGAAGTTCAGGTATAAGAACTGCCTCAGCATACTTATGCTGAACAGGTATCTTTAACATATCTGCTCCATTGATACTATAGTTTTCAAAAGAGAATAAATAAGGCTTAATAGGTTGAAATATAACAGCTAAATCTGAGATAGACTTAATATCTTCCATTGATGGATTCTCATCTTTACCTATCTTTGACCTAATAGATTGTATCTGATTATAAGCTGCTTCCATTCTTTCATCCCACTTACCAGCCATACCCATTACTTTCTTATAACTTTCAAGTGTTCTATAGCCTTGACCATCTGTTAGAGTATTCTTCTTATATGACTTATATACATTAGAGTTCTTACCAAAGTGATTAGCAATTGCTGCCATAAACTCTGGGTCAAACTTCTCAGCATTTACATCAATATCATCAAAATAAACTACTCTTTCAATACCATCAGTACTATATCTTTCACCTGTGAATGGGTCAATAGCTTCTACACTTAATGCAGAACCTGGGGCATGAATCTCCTTATATCTCTTCTGTAAGTCCTTGGTTCCCTTATAGAAAGAAGGGTCAATAGTCATCATTTGCAACTGTTGAATAGTAGCAAACTTAGTATTCCAGTAATAGTCTGCTAGCACTTGGTCTATAGTTCTATCACCTTTAACTTCTTGACTTAGATATACATACTGATTACCTGCTTGTTCAAGTACTCCTAAGTTATTCAGTTGTTGCTTAAACTTAGTAACAGCATCATCCATATATGCTCTAATAGCTTGCTTAACTGATTGTTCAAGGTTTCCCTCTTTAATCATTCCAGCATACTTAGGTTCATTTAGGAAGGGGAGTAGGCTAAACTTATCTTCATTCTTTGAGAAGTTGTCAACGGCCTTTATACCTTCCTCCTGCATCTTTTTATTAGCAGCTTTAGTTAACTCCATCCTTCTCTTCTCTTGAACATAGACATTGTACAAACCATCTAAGATTTCCTGACCACCATATCTCTTGGCTTTAATGAACTTAGCAACTCCACTATCACCAAGGATAAATACAGGATACCAAGCATATTGACTATTAGGACTAATCTGCCTTTCAGAGAAATACTCATTGAGCATCTGTACTGCGTGTTGCTTACTAGTGAAATCATCAAATGTAAGCTTATCAGTACCTAAGAATCTCTTGAATGTGAAGTTAGCAGCAAAGTTATCTTCTTTACTTAAATCACTATTATAGAGTTCTTCTATCCATTTGTTAAGTATCTTACCATTATACTGGAAGTATGAGGAATCAAGATAAGTAGTTTCAAGCATAGCTTGAAGTCCTCTCTTATCAGTAGCCTTTACAAAGCTAGCTATTCTATCAAATCTATCTCCCATGAATGATGGAATGACATTACTAAAGAAAGTATTATCACCATATCTTACTCTACTTTCAAGCTTTAAGCCTTCCCTGCTCTTAGCTACAATAGCAAGTACTTTAGTAATCTTCTCTCTCAGTACACCTTTCTTTTCATTACTGGAAGCTCTCTTGATTAACTCCTCATAACTAACATCCTTCCTTCCCTCTTGCTCTTCCTTAGTAAGTGTTAAACCAAACTTAGCAGCATCAAGTAATTCCTTATTTAATGCTCTAACATCTTTGTTCTTACTCATTATTCTATCTAAAGTCTCACCATCTATATCAATACCCAGTGATTCTGTAGCATCAATTAAGAACTGCTTTCTTTCAACCTTGGACATTTGCCAGAACTTAGATTTCTCAGTTATTCTCTCTGGTTGTGTAAGAGTGTCAATTATCTTATTTCTAATTCTCTCTACTCTTACTGGCATAACCCTAGTACTAAGACCACTCTTTTCAAAGATACTTCTAGTAGGATTAACTACCTTACCAAGTTTAACTGAGGTCAAGAATGAACTAAAAGGTTTATCACCTTTAATTCTATTAAGTAGAGCAGTCTTGTAAGTCTTAATTCTGCCATCTTGTTTCTCAGTCTGCATAGCATAAGGTTGGAAGTTCTTCTTGAAATCAGTATAGAACTGGGTTCTTACTAATGGATTCTCAAGCTCTTCCATGAATGGAGAAACCCACCCAGCAGTACTACTATACTCTCTAAGAGCATTCATCATTTCAGTTTCACTGCCAACACCTCTAAGTACATCAAGTAATTCTTGGTGCATTCTTACAAGGTCTTGCATTACAGGGAAACCTAAATCATCAAGTACTGGTTGACCATCCTTATATTGAGGTGTTCTTCCAATAACCTTTCTTACCTGCTTTCCAATTGAGCCAAATGATGACTCAAATTCAGCTTGTTCCATCCAACCTTCTCTCTTTGACTCTTCCATGATGAACTTCTCAGTCATGTCATTATCATTGAAGTTGTTAGGATTAGCATCATCAGCAAAGCTAATGTCTTGTCCTATCTTAAGGTCTTCTGCTTCTCTAATTCTAATCTTTGCAAAGGATAGTAAAGCTCCCCAGTTATCAAATATCTTTTGATACTTAGAAGCTGTTTCAGTGTCTCCCTCTTGTACAGCATCACTATATTGTGATTGGAGAGTATCATATATCTCATTAAAGATGCCAGCTATACCACCAACTTGCTGACCATCAATAGTGAAACCAGCTACAATATCTCTTCTACTTACACTAGGATTCTCCTCTTGAACAGCATCTACAATGTCTGAGAACATAGTAGAAATCATACTTATTCTATTGAACCTTTCTTCTGCACTAAAGTCATCCCTTAACTGTGTATAAGACACAGCAGGATTATTAACAGCATCAAGGATTCTCTTAGCATCTTCTTTACTAAGACTTCTTCTGAACTCTACAAGAGTTTCAGCAGTAGGAGTCTCAGCCTCAGGATTTCTTTCCTGATATAGACCTCTAAGATTAGCAACTAAGTATTTATTCCATCCTGTTACCTTACTAGCTATTACATCATCCAGTCCTTTAACTGGAGTATAACAAGTCTTACTCATATAACATTCAATTAATTAGTTAATTACTTTGCAAAAGTAGAATATATTTTTTAAATAAACAAGAGAATAAGTCTAAAAGTTCTGCACAAAAAGCAGAATCTTTACTAAAAAACAAAAGGGTAGCTAATGCTACCCTTACTATTATTGGAAATTACAATGATGGAGGCAAGTACTCCTATTACATCTATTCTTATACTCTTCAAGTGTGATAAGCTCTTCATTCCAAGAATAATCATAGTTCTTTCTATCCCAACCATCAGGGTCTAACACCTTAGGATAAGGGTATAAAGACTGCCATTGTGCTGATGTTTTCTTTATTCCAATATCAGTTTTATCATTACTCAACAACATACTTTGTACCTCCAATAATTAGCCATTTGATAGTATTAATATTAACTGGTCTTATATTGTTATTGTCCTCTATGTCCATATCGACACAGTTATATCTGCCATCTCTACTCTCAAACTGAATCTTGAAGCCCCTCAGTACTCTATCTTCACCTTCTTCATAAGGAAGAATAGGATGTGTGATTAACTCTTCTGCAAATCTCTTTGCAGCATCAGCAACACCTTTCTTGCTCTTTTGAATAGTGTCAATTTCATTAGAGAAATCACTAATCAGTGTAGCAATCTCAGCATTCAGTTTCTTCTGAGACTTAGGGGTATCTTGCTTCTTAAAGCACACAGTAAACACTTGAGTACCATGAATACTCTCAAAGATACTTCTAATACCTAAAGTACCATCTTTCTTATCTTCTTTAGTTACCTTTACTTCATTGATAACTTCATCAGCAGATTCAAGATACTTCTCAATGTACATCTTATTAATATGTACACTATCACCACTTTCTTGATGCTTTAGTACTGTATCATTACCATAGATACCAGTCACTACATAGTGAGAACTCTCACTTAATACATCACCTACTTTAAAATTCTTTACCATAATTAAATGAACTTTTCTAAATTGGACATAAAATCTCTTGCCTCTTTCTTAGTGGTAGCAATAGTATTAATATCTGCTTCAATAGAAGCAATCATTTCTTTCTTACTATCAATACTAGCTTGCATTTCTGTGTCTAATCTGAGGGCATCTTCATATGCTCTTTTAAACATAGATTTAACACCACCTAATCTCTCTTGGAATGTAGGTTTAGATACTTCTACACTCTTGTTTTTCTTTGTTCCAAATGTTCCTAATATAATTAACTACTTTAAAAGGTTTCTATTCTTGAATTCTTCATGCAATGGATGTGCCAGTTCTCTTGCTTGAGGATGAGCACTGCCTGCATCTCTCAACTTAAAGAAATGCTCCCAATCACTTATAAAACCAGTCATTACTAACTCTGTCTTAAGTGCATTAGGCAATACTGTTCTTGCCTGCTGGGGTGTCCAACCATGTTTAAGCAATCTAAAATATACTTCTTCTGCCTTACTTAAAGATTCATAAAAGCACCATCTATCATAAGTATCTTGATTATCTTCTATCCAACAAGGGTGAATAAAAGTAATCTCATTACCAAATTTGTCCTTAGAATAGTTACAGTATCTTGTACTCTCTTGAGCAAAACTAAATACTCTATGTCTTACAAATTCCATCTGTTATATTAAGGCTCTTTATCCTTAATTCTCCTCTTTTCAAAGGAGTATCGGACTATATCACCATCCTTTACAGGATGCCCAGCACTCGTGTCAGTATTATATTCTATGTGTAGTATAGGAGACTCGAACTCCTGTGATAGCTAATCCTCTTCCAACATAGTAGTAGGTCTACCTATTAATGTAGTTCGCATACAACTACCTCTTACCACATATAGTTTCAACTGTTAGTCTCTGAACCTTCCAACTTTGTTAAAGGTTGGCTCGGCTGCTGATTAGCATGATTTAGTATTTTATTACACATTTCAAATAGTTCCTCCGTTGACATATCCCCTTTCATCCAATTAACTCTCTTTGTTACCCATTGAAGATTTCCTCTAATATAACCTTTAGAAGAGTCTATTCTATCTAAAGATAAAGGTAAATCCTTCCTTACATGGTCTAAAGAACCATCTTCAGGAAGAAGATTATCTCCAGTTAAGGCACATTTGAAATCCTGTAATTCAAGTAAGTCATATAGATATTCAGGGGTTACATCTTCTGCAAATTCCTTATTTCTCAGAATTGCATTTCCTCTTAACCTATTTATAAAACTTTCTCTAAAGTTAGATACTATTTTTCCATTGGCGCATCTTCTACAACTTTGATATTTAGTTGAATCCATAATTTGTGATGCAGGCATCCATCTTTCATTCCCACATTGACATCTAACTCTATATCTAAGTTGATTATTTATGTACTCAGGTCCAGATATAACTTCCCATGTGCCAAATCTATATCCTAATGGGATATTTAACCTCCTATTTTTATTAGAGCATTCTTTACACATAGTAGTTCTGCCATTCTTAAGGGATGAGCATTGAACATAATACTCTTTCCCACACTCACATCTAACTTTATAGTAATAACTATTCTTAATTCTTGTCCTAGAATTTTCTATGACTGTTAATTTTCCAAATTTGTCTCCTATATTTACCATATTCATTAAATTTTCATATGCAAATATACAACAAATTTTTCAATTACCCAAATAATAAAATACTAAATTTTAGCTTTCCAGCAATTCACTGGGTTTTCTTAACACATTACTGTATTAAGCCACAAATTCTTTATGGGATACTCCTCTATCACATACAAAGTGAACAGTAATTCTCTTTGCATGGAACTCTGTAGGTTCACACAGGTATTGTAGGTCATCAATCCACTCATTTTCTATAATAACTCTATAATTACTGGTTATATACCAATAGTCATTCTCACTATTATTCATTACTACAGAGTAAGGATTGTCTATATACTTTATAACTATAGGTTCATTAGAGAACTCTCCTCTATCATCCATAGTTCCATAAGGAATTTTAAGATATACAGTACCATGCTCTAACATAGCTCCATGACCAGACTTAATCATTCTATCTACAAATCCTTTAGCAGAATCTTCTGTTATCTTGTCCTCAGACTTATAACATACTCTTCCTGCCCTTTCAATTTGTTTATAAACTCCTTCAAGACCTTCCTCTTGATTCCATATCTCAAAATCTGGTTTAATTATTTTCATATTTTCAAATGTTATGATTTACATAGTCAGCAGTCATATTATGCTCAAATCCAAGTACTTGAATAGGGGTAAGATTAGCTACCCACTCCTCAAAGTACTTATGATATTTCTTTATGTTAGACTTGAGCTATTGGTCCTTAAGCCATAAATATAACTCACTACTCATACTTCATGCACTGTTTAGCATCCATGAACCTCTCTTTAAGGTACTCTTGACCTCCCCAAGTAGTCCATTTATACCTAGCCTTAACTCTTACTCTGCCTAAGCTAACTATAACACCAAGGTTCATTGTTGTTGAACTAGTAGGTATGGCTACCTTATCTTCTAAGTGAAGCCTATTACCTCTGATGTCATACAACTCAGGCTCTCCTACTATTTTAACTTTATCTTCCATGTTTTTTTACAATTTTACAACAATACCACTTTGGTAGTCTTTGGACTCACTAAGGGCTTCTTCATAGGTATCAAATACCTTAGTTAAGCCAGTGTCTTCATCTACTACCAAGTTGATATTGCCATTAAAATCTTCAATTACAACATACCTTTCCATATCAGTCATCTAATACTACAACTTCATCAATATCAAACTCTTTAGGAAACTTGCCATCACTTACCTTCTGCCTAAAAGCATCTCTAATCTGCTCCTCAGTAGCATCTGGAGGCAACTCTACTTCATCATAGTAAGATATACTTGCACTAACAAACCTTTTATGTTTAACATCTAAAGGTTCATTATATGGTGCTTTTTCATCATGAGTAGCACCAGCAGGCAAGTAACAGCTTTCAAATAAACATCCCATAGTTAGTTGTTATTAAAGAATTCTACATTCTGTTCTGCCATTAAACCACAACAAGGTGGAATGACAATCTCTTCTGTCTTAGTTACAAGATACTCTGATTGAGTACCATTGTACATACCACTAGTCTTTAATATCTGCTCAGCATCATTTGCATTAGATGCCTTTACCATTGCAATACCTTTACCTACACCTCTCAAGTCATAGGTAATTACCCATAATCTTGGTGGAAAGAATGAATCTTTCTCAGCTTCCACCATTACATTTTCAACTGATACTTCTGCCATATTAATATTGTCTTACATTATAACAATTATCACATAAACCACCTTCATGTGTTGAAGGTTTACCACAATACCTACATCTTTCAACTGCATTGAACCCAAGTTCTCTACTTGATTGAGTAGAATTACTCACTACTTCTCTTATTAGTGAGAAAGCTTGTGTTAGCTTTTCCACTTCTACTGATGTTAGTATTCCAGTTCCAGAGTAATAGGGAATAGACATACCTTTCAACCTCCAAAGTATGTTATTTCTAGCTCTCCACTTCCTCTGTTTCTCAGTAGGTTGCCTATCTCTATTAGGACTAGCATTAACTGGTCCTGCATAAATCCCCTGTTGACTCATACATTTTCAATTATTGATTTATACCTTTCATAAGTCTTCCTTATTACTTCTTCACCAATAGGATTCTCTCTCTTAGAGTCCCTCTCAATACACACCTCAAGAGGTATAAAGAAATCTTTATACTCTAGTGAGTAACAATTCATATAACCAAGGGTACTATCAACTAAGTTTTCATAGTATTCTATCTCTTTTGGATTGAAATTCATGTTATCAACAACAATATCATATCCAAATTCCATAGCACTTACTATGAAGTCTTTCTTTATATCAGATACAAGATGTTCTCTACTTGGAACCCAGTATTTACCAAGCATGTTTCTGATGTCATCATTATTGAACCTTACTCTATGCTCTGGGTCTTCAAGTACCCATTGTTTAGCCCAAGTAGTTTTACCTGAGCCTTGTATTCCTCTACATAAGATTATCTTACTCATAGCCTGCATCTAATTGTCTGATTCTCTCTTTAGCTATATGAATTATCTTCTCATAGTCAAGTTTTCTACTATCAGTTTCCTTAGTTCTAAGTATCCTTTTAACAATATCTGCATCCCAAGGATTTAGATTATATTCTAACCATATATCCCAAGGTTGAATTTTATGTTTAGCATAATCAGATTGTCCTACATTATAGCTTCTAACATCTTCTTGAGTCTGAGACACTTGAAGAGTATTGGGTAATGAGAAGCTTTTGAAGAAATAATTATACTCCCATTCATGCTCTTCTTTAGTATCATCTACTAAATAAATACTGGTATTTTTTATTTTAGTTACAGTATAACACTTGCCTACATCAAAGTATAAACTCTTTTTTCCTTCATATATGACCTTATCACCTACTTTTAACATTCCCATTATTACTTTCCTCCCAATCTTCTAATGTTACAAACTTGTCAAGGAATTGCCTTTTATCCCTAACATAATACTGTTCATTCTTAAGACTAATATAAAGGACTGCATCTATCCATTCATTAGATAAGGTGTCCTTCATTTTAACTATACCTTTAACAAGATATTTGTTCTTAGTCTTAGGATAAACATAAATGTTCTTCTTTTAAAGCTCATTAGCCTTGTATAGTAGCCATACTAAACCAATAGAGGCTACTACTAAGACTAATATTATTATAAATTCACTCATAACTTTTAATATGTTTAATGTATCCAACAGGAACCTATTTCAGGAACTGCCTTAATAGTTACACTCTTACAAAATAGTGATGCAGCATACTCCATACATTCACTTAACTTAGCTGCTTCCTCCTCAGCTATTTCAGCAGGAGGTTCAATCAAATACTCATCATGTACATCATTTGGTATAAGAACTTTGAATATTCTCCCACTCTCTATCAGATGGTCAAAATACACACTACCAGCTATTTTAGTCATAGCTGCTGCTGTTCCTTGACTAGTATAATTACATGATTGATTCTCTGATGCACTCCTTCTTTTACTAAGGTGCTTGAAGACTTTGACTATTACAGTCTGCCAGTTAATATCAATGTATTTTGTTTCTACTTTACCAGCTACTTTAACCTTATATTCATACCTTATAGCTATAGCTTGAAGAGGTTCACCTTTAGCAAACTTTCTTGCAATCTCTTGCAGAACTGAGTTAGGAACATCCTCTATAACTAAGCCAGATTCCTTAGCACTTCTATATAAGTCCCAGAACTCTTGACCCATGCCATTCTTCCTTCTCTCAATACCTTTGAGGATAGGCCAGTCATAGATATATGCCCTCAATCCAGTTAATTCTGAGATTAAGATATATCCTCTTTCCCACATCTTTCTCTTAGATACTTTAAAGAACCTGTCAATACCTTTAAAAGCATTAAAGTAAGTAACAAAGCACTTCTCACAGAAGTCAAGTGGCTTACCAGTATTAGCTGCTAATGCACTAGCTGTACCATTATAATTAAAGGTAAATCTAGCAGGTTTAGCTGCATCTCTTAAGTCCTTTCTCTTCTTTTTTACTTCCTTTTCAGGTATATCTTTAAGCTCATCAGGGAATATCATTTTAGCTACAAAGGCATGACCATCTCTCTCAGCAGGGTCATTATAGAATTCAATCCATGCCTTATCTTGAGTTAATTCAGTAAACACATGACCTTCTTGGTCTCCATAATCACAGTCAACAAGCAGATTCCCTGTATTAGGTATAAAACATGCTCTAGTCTCCTCATCACTAGGTAACTGTTGCACATTTACACTCTTATCAACTGCAATAATTTCATCCGCACTTACATCAGTTTCATCCTCAGCTATATCATCATCTTTAGTCTTTCCTCCACCTTTCTTACCTCCTTTACCACAGCTCAATCTACCTGTATCCATCATTTGATTGAAGGTAGGATGTATTCTTCCAGTAACAGGATTAATAGCATCAAGGAAGTTTTGACCAAAGGAAGTTACTACTTTAAATGCTGCTGAATACTCAAGATACAAGGGAAGAATATCACTCTTACCCTTCTGCTTTCCTAGCACCTTTGAATCTACAGACTTCTTTAACTTGCCTGTCTTTTTGTCCTTAGTCCACAACTCAAAGCCTAATTCTTCAAATAATGGAATAACCTGCTTGTTACTATTCCAGTTAATTATACATCTAGGTTTAGACTCTTCAAACAAGTTTCTCTGTGGGTCTATAGCTACATATTTACCAGCACTAGCCTTAGCCCTCTTCTTCTTACCTCTTCTAGTGGTAGAATCATAAGCTATCTCAGCATTTTCACCTTTAGATAACACATAGTTAATCACCCATTCATTTAACTTGGTTTCAGCTTCTCTCAATCTAGCTTCATCCTTAACCATCTTAGCCTTCCACTTAACAGCATCAAGTCTAATACCACAGAATTCAATATATGCAAGTACTCTAACAAATCTATTCTCAACCTCTAAAGCATTGAGTTGACCTCTAGCTTTAATCTGTTCTAATTGAGCATTCATTACATCCTCAAGCCAAACAACATCATTGGCTGAATATATAATTACCTCATCTGTTAAACCTGCATGTATCTTACCTCTAACAGTCTTGTCAAGATGTATATTCAAGTATCTATCACAACAAGCTTGTAAAGATAAAGAGACTGTGCCTGGAGGGAAACCTAAGAATAGTATCTTTTCACCTAAGAAAGTATCATAGACATTTCTTACTACAATTCCTTCTTTATATAGCCATCTTAAATCAAATTTGGCATTGTGAATGATAAAGAGTCTGTCACTTTCAAGGAACTCTTTGTACCTTCTTACATCTATAGTCAAGCAATCAATCACTATTTGAAAGTGTTTATTACCTAATTGAAGAAGTAACAACTGTCCTTGCCAGATTTCAGTACCTTTAGTTTCACTATCCAAGCCTACTATTCTCAGGGTTTCCAGTAGCTCCAAAGACTGCTCAACTGAGATACATTTGAAAGGTCTATCCTCATCTTCAAACAAATAAGATTGCCCTGTGACAAAGTATATTTGCTCACCATAGTAGATGGTTTCCTGCTGTTCCTCTCTAAATTCCCAGTCTTCTGTCATATTATTCAAATGTTATTGTATATCCATAACCCATAGTATAGTCAATTGATTTGACTACTGCTTGAGCTTCTTCAAGAAGAGAACCAACCTTAATCATTGGACCACCAGAAGGGTCAATAAACTCGTATCCTGTAGCTAGCTTACTAACTCTTACAGTTGGTGTGCTAACTTTAAGTACATAAGTCTTTGACTCTTTGCCATCTGGTTTACTAAGTCTCTTGAGGTAATTGTTCTCCTCACCTCTTGAATTAAGTTTGATTATATTCTCCATTACATTGCTGAATATGCTACAAGTTTATCAAAGTCTATGACATATCTATATCTTTGGAAGAAAGAATTACCAAGAATTCCATGCAGGTTTACACCATGACTAACCTTTAGATTACCAAAGGCAGCATCTAAATCTTTAGCATAGAACTCCTCATCAAAGGTATTATCTTTATAACTAATACCTATAGAAACTATATCAACTTCCTCTCTATTACCATCAGACCCATATATAGTATCTTTCTTCCCAGTAGGATTAGAGACCATATCTGCAAGTGCAGACTTATTAATTACTGAATTAGTGGCACCAGTATCAAGCAGAAAGTTAAACTTCTTATCATTGTTCCTAAAGGTAACAATAGGAAGTTCAGTTAAATCCAATGTTTCTCTGAATGACATCTTATCTGCCAACATTCTTATATCTCCCTTTCTAGCCATATCAATCACCTTGGCAAAGAGAGCAGCCAGAAGTGCTAATCCTACCACAAATAATATATTTGTTATCATGTTCTCATTTTTTTTTAGAGTTATTACTTAACACCAGTACTACCTATTCCAGTTCTGTTGTTACCATTCAATTTCTGAACCTTTACAAGTTCAATGCCTGAGCTAAAGAGCCATTTAAGCTTCTGCCACATAGTAGCTTTCTGACTTAACTGAATTCTGAATTGGCAGATTCTATCACCTTTATGAATAGTAGTATCTCTGATAGCAATAGCAGGGAACTTCCATTCATCATCATTTCCTTGATATGAATTATCAATTACACCTTGGCTATTAGCACAGATTATACCTAGCTTACTAGGAGTGCTACTTCTTGCATCTACAATTGCTTCAAAGCCAGCAGGGAGTTGCATTGCCACTCCTAAGTTAAGTAAGTGACAATTAAAAGATACATCTCTATGACTTATCACTTCACCATCAATAGTTTCTCTCTTCCTTACACCAGCTTGAGGTGCTTTTAACACTACATCCTCTGCTGCCCTAAGGTCAATCCAGTCACCTTTCTCTATTATTTCAGGCATACAGCCTTCTGTTATTTCTCTTATCTTTATCTTCAATTTCATAATGATTCTAATAATTCCTTTTTAGTTTTGAATACCTCTTTTTCTTTAAACCTCTCCAGACCATTACCAGTTGATATGTTTGCAGAGTAATAGGTTATTTCACCTGCATATCTATCTAAAGAGTAATGTACTCCCATAATAAGTATGGGAACTGCCTTGTTATTGTGCATAACAAAGGCAGCATCTCTTATACTATATTTAGTTTCAATCTTTATTTTTATTATAATTAGCTACTTTAGTACATAGTTCTATAAATTCCTCATTACTTAGAGAACCTTTCATCATATTAATCCTTTTATCTACCCATTGAATATTACCTTCTTCATAGCCTATATCAGAGTTAATTCTGTCTATAGACATATTCTGCTGCTGCATAGTAAGATTCAAATCAGGTTCTAAAGATATTCCAGATAAAGCACAAACATGCTCCTGTTCCTCATACAATTTATTAAGATATTCCACGGATATATTAAAGGTTAATTCAGGCTTCCTACTCCTATGTCTTCTTGTAGGAAGCCCTTGTATAGTTTGATTATACTTTGATAGTATAATAGAATTAACCTTGACTATTCCAGTGTCATCTATATAAACTTTATTGCCACATCTTTTACACCTTGTAGAATTTCCAGATTGTATAACTGCTGAGTTCCTCCAAGCAAGCTCTCCACATTCACATTGAACTAACCAATATAGGTTTCTTGAATTAGAAGTAGGAGATATTTGATTCCCAGATTTAACCTCCTCAGAAACAACAGTCCATAGACCAAATTTTCTACCTATAGGTGCTTTTGGTCTTAAACTTTCTCTCCTCTTAGCAGGTCTTGTTTGCACACCTTTTATAATAAAATATTGATGGAGTTGATTCCAACTAATTTTAAAAGTTTTACAAATCTCTGTAGTTGACATACCTTCTTGATATTTCTTATCAATTTCTAATTCATCATACCTTCTAATTGTTTCTTCTTTTATCATATCTTTTAATATTAATTATATGCAAAGATATAAATAAAAGTTGAATGTAACAAGAGCTTAAGTAATTTACTTACACTAATGATACAACCTAACTGCATCTGCTCCACCCGCAGGAAGAACAATGCACACAGCCATTCTCTCTGATTAAAACTGAACCACAATCAGGACATACCTCACCCTTGATTTCTTCATTAGGGATATACTTAGCTAGTATTCTACACATAGCTGAACTAAATGAACTAATATTATCATTGACTTTTCTTGCAGTCTTGATAATATAGTTAATATCTACACCATGTCTCAACAACATTGAAGAGTATAGTGTAGCTGCATTCTCTTCAATATTAGTATTAGCTAACTCTAGGTTAGATATATTAATATGTTCAGAATCAAAGCTATAGTGCATCTTACTTACCTTAGTAATAGTACCTTTATGTGCTGGAATATTAACAGGATTGAGAGGTCTGAATGCAAACACTTCATAAGGTTTACCTTCAAGAAGCCCTACAAGAACTATAAACTGCTCTTTCTTGACTTTAACTTGATAGTAATCAGCTTCAAGAACTTTAGGTCTCTTAGGAGCTTGTCTTCCTTCAATAGTTTTAGGTTTCTCAACCTGAGTTAATACACCTTCCCTGCATCCATCTCTATAAATAGTGATACCTTTCAATCCTTGTTTCCATGCCTCAATATAGATGTCAGCAATCTCTTCTTCTGTAGTTTCTCTATCCAGATTAACTGTACTACTGATACTGTGAGTGATATACTTTTGAACTACTCCCTGTAATTTAACTCTCTGTCTCCAATCAATCTCTGGTGCTGTAGAACCATAATAAGGACTTTCTTTCCAGACTTCCTTCCATACTCCCAAGCTCCATTCATTGACTTCTGACTCAGAATAATTGAGAGTCTCTATTGCCCATTTCTTCAAGTTAGGATGAACTACTGTAAATAAAGTGTATTTCTCACCTACTTTATCTACATAATCTACCCTATCACTTTCAGACATACATTTCCTCTTTCTTTGATAGAAAGGCATGAATACAGGCTCAATACCACTACTTGTACCAGCCATGATACTTACAGTTCCAGTAGGAGCCACAGTGGACCAACTGATGTTTCTTCTACCAGACTGAGCCATCTTAAGCCAAGTTTTAAGATAGTTACTTCTTATAAACTTTAGCCAATCTGAATTAGATTCTGCTTCTACAACAGAATCCCAAGCAGGGAATGAACCTCTCTCAATAGCCATATCAATATTACTATCAAGCTGACCTTTGAACATAACTTTCATTAGTTGTTCAACTTGACTAATCCCTTCATCAGAGTCATACTTCAAACCTAACATAGCTATTGCATCAGCTAAGCCAGTGAAACCTAAACCAGCTCTTCTTCCTTGAATTGCAGTCTCCTTGATTTTACTCCATAACTTGAACTCAGTATCATCAGTATCATTCTTCACTGTATCAATAATCTTATCAACAGCTTCAATCTCCAAATCAACCAAATCATCAGCCAATCTCATAGCCTCATAAGAGTGCATATAGAGTAACTCTTCATCAATGTGAGCCTTATCTGTAAATGGGTCTACAATATAACTACTCAAGTTAATATGAATCAACCTACAGCTATCAAAGGGACCCATAAAAATTTCCCCGCAGGGGTTGCTAGACACTCCTTTAAAGTTCTCATATACCCCATCTGGTGCATAATTGTGCATGGTATTCTCAAACATTATTCCCAAATATATTCACATAAATTCGTTAGATTTATGCAGTTCTCTAATGAACTTCTCATACTTTCATATGAGTTTAGACTATATCATAGTCCCTAAAAGGGACTCCACTTGTTTCCACCCACTTGGGTGTACTCTACTCCTTTCCACTATAATAAATAGTGTAGTTTCGATAGTCGTTGAAAATTATTTATAACTAATGATACTACAACCCTTATACATACCTCTTTTTATTTCTCCAGATTTTATGTAATTATACATAGAACTTTTCTTGAAATCAGTTTTGCTAAGTAACTCAGTATAACCAATAGCTCTACATAACTCATTACCTTCACTGTCTATAATAACATAGGTATGACTTTGTTTCTTAGGGTCAAATAGACCATTTCTTATAGCATGAATGTTATTTTCAGAACCAGACACCCATTCAAGGTTAGTATAATGATTATTACTTTTGTTCCCATCCTTATGATTAACCATTAACTTGTTATCAGGATTAGGTATATAAGTCTCAGCCACTAATCTATGAACTCTTTTATAGTAAACATTTCCTTCTACATTCAACTCAATATAGACATACCCATTTTCCTTAAGAGATGTCTTTAAGAACTTTTGACCTCTTTTAGAAAATATCCTGCCATCTTCTGTTATACTATAATATTCTTCAAATCCTTTTAAATCTTTCATACTATTTTGTTTTAAATAATTCTGCTGATTGCCCAATCCTTTAGATTATTACACTTTGGTACTAAAGGCTCTAAGGGGTTTCCAGCAATTAAAGTGGTTTATACATAGCATTACTACTATGCAGCCCAGTTTTGTTTAGGCTCTGCAGTATTCCAAGCACAGTGCATGAGAGTATCCCATAACTCCCTTGCTCTTACTTTCTTGAAGAAAGAGTTTGGATGGTCATCATCTGAGAAGAACCATAATTCATTATATGGCATCTCTTCAATCATAAGACCTTGAGGTACACTTTCATCTACGGGAAATCTAAGGATATAATCCTTATCATTCTCAACAGCTTGCATAAATTCATCAGTAACTTTAACTGATATATTAGCTCCAGTTACCTTAGTTAAGTCCTGCTTCTTAGTAATGAACTCTTCAATGTCAGGATGATTAATACTCATACTTAACATTAATGCCCCCTATTTGGACTATATCTTAACTCATTAATTGAGTCTTGGGTACTACTCTGGTTATTAAGAGTTCCATTTAACTCTCCAGTAGTCTCTGCACTTTCCACAGAAAGGTCTGTGGCACAGCTCAGTATTGTACAATTTGTATTTTCACTGAGTTCTCCCAATTCAAGACGCAGGGCATTATAATTATCAAATTTTCTTTTTAAAGGTATAAAAGAGTCATCAGCATATAAGTAATTATAAAATTTAAGTATATCCTTCTTATTAGCAAACTCTAATACATAACAATCTTCATTTGCTTTAGGTCTTACTATAGTAGATATCCCTATTTTATATAATACTTTTTGTACACTTGTTAAGATACCTAAGGATGAAGTAAAACTAACTTTATGCCATATCCTATTTCTATCCTTTCTATATCCCCAAGTTATACAACCATCAGCATCAAATATCCCTCTAATCAAATAGACTTCTAAGTCTTTTTGAATAATAGGTACATTTCTATCTTTCTTTTTATTTCCCCCTATAAATTTATTTATTCCAACTATTTTTCTGACTAATCTTATTTTTGGAAATCTTCTTTTTTCTTTTACTAAAGTTAAATCTTCAAAAGATTTTATACCAAGTAATGGTGAAAATAAATCCATAAGTTCTGAGTCATTAATAGCTACACTAATTTCAACAATTTCATTGTTAATACTTGAATCAGCTATTATAAAACCTAACATGTATGCCAATTCCTTACTATCTATTTTAGTAAGATGATATGGTAAGTATTTAGGTTTACTATATAGATTATTCAGATTATAATTTCTGATATATCTACTTATAGTAGTATTAGCTACTCCTAATATTAATCCAATTTCTCTTGTTGTTTTACCTTCTTTAAGAAAATTCTCTAATAGTTCTTTTGAAATATTACATACTCTATTCATTTTCTGTAGATATTTAATTAATTATTAATTTAAGAACATTTTACGTCTTCCATTCTGAGCCACTTCATTGGTTATATCTGAACATACATCCATGAAAGATGCTGCACCAGTTGAAGATTTAGCAGCATTATTAACTCTGGCTCCTCTTGGTCTAAGTTGAGATAAGTCATAACCAACTCCACCTCTTCTCTTCATAAGTTGAGCTTGTTGACTTCTTGTCTTCATTATCTCTGCATAACTATCTTTAGGACTACCTATTACAAAACAATTACTAAGACTTACCAATGCTCCAGTTCCACAACCAGACATAACTGAACCTCCAGGTATAATATACTTGAAGTCCTTGAATAACTGATAGATAGCCTCTTCATCAAGTTGTGGTCTAACATAGCCATAGTTTGATAAATTACTAAAAGCCCTATCTATATTACTCTTCCAGTTATAATTACTCTCTACTCTTGCAAATTCCTTAGCTAACCTTTTGTGTGTATCATCAGGAGTTTGTTCTCCTTCTGCTGCATACTTATTCCTCCAAGTTGAGGCTGCAAGTTCATCACCTTTAAAATATTCTAACTCTGTCATGCTGGCTGTAAATTATTTATTTTCATAATACCATTCCTTTCTCTAGCTTCTTTAGTGTATTTAATATCTGGTGACTGTAAGTAATAATGAAGTTCTACAAGAAGTTTCCTCCAATTTCTATATATATTACCTTTATCATCCTTCATATCAACTTCACTAAAGTTACCATAATACCTCCATACAAGTGGAGCTAATGTAAACCTATTAATTACTATAAAACTATAGTGTGCAATCTTAAAGTCCTTGAAGTATTCATCTTTACTAATTACTTGTTGAAGTATATATGTATAAAGCTGTGCTTGTATCATATATCTCCATGTAACAAATGATTGTTCAAAGTCTTCCTCTGCATGACCAGAAGTCTTTAAGTCAATAGGATAAATTATCTTCTCTTGATGGTCAACTACTAACTCATCAAACATACATCTGACAGATATTCCATTAAACTCAGCTTTGAATTTTAATTGGAATTCCTTTTCAAATCTAGTATCAAATGGGTTAATCTTGAAGAATCCTTTAGTATAAGGATTAGTCTTAAGTTCATTAACACAGGCAACAGTATCATCATAGTCTTTCTGAGACAAGATTTCTTTATCTGTTGATAGTGCAAGTAACTTATAATAATCTCCACATTTGCTTCTAATATGCTTGAGTTTAGCCTCATCCCCCCAATTAGATTGATAGGAAGGAGAGTGTGCTAATATTATCTCATCAGGTACTAAATCAAGACTTCTATAGTCATTACCATAACCATTGAATAGTTCTTTAGTTAATGATATTAGTACCTCTGATAATGATGGAAATTCACACACCATAAATCTCTGTGTAAAAGCTGCTTCACCATCAGTTAGCATAGTGTCAACTGCACTGCCAAATCTTAATGCTGGTGATTCAATCTTATCAAAGAGACTTCCAATCTTTCTCCAACCTTCTCTATCAAACCTACTTAATGTAGAATAACTGATAGCTGGGTCTGCTCTATAAACAGATTCTGTAACTTGCCAACTTATGGACTTAATACTCTTCTGCATAATCTTCAAACTCTTCTACATCATCCTGATAAGGTATTTGTAACTGTTCTACATAAACATCTACCTCTTCTTTCAGTTTGACTAATTCATCCATATCTAAACTAAGATACTCTTCCTTAGGATTATCACTATTTAAACTCTTCCTTGCCTTGATAATAGCTGAATCAACAAGTTCTTGCAATGACTCAAAATCTCTTGAATCAATAAATCTCTGTGCTAATACAATGTCACTCTTTGGTAGGCACTTGGTTAAGTTCATCATTCTCTCTACTGGTTCCATAACCTTTAATTATTTCTATAGCTTCCAACAATTGTTTCTTTGTGAATATCTCAAAGATTAAATACTTATCTTTATCTGGCTGTTGTTCAAGCAAATGTCTGAACATCTTAAACTTGTAAGGCCAGACATCATTCTCAAAGCCTTTAGCTTCAATGATAATCTTTAATCCTTTGTACTCTATGTAGAAGTCTGGGGTGTATGTTACATCCACTAGTTTCCTAAGGTTGAGTATCTGTTGTTTAGTTTTCTCATTCCTTGTATAGAAAGGTATAGTAGGTCTAAATCCACTCCAGATTACATAAGTAATAGGTTCATATTGAGGTTCAAATCCATGTTGAACTAGGGTATTATATACCATAACTTCAATCTTGGACTTGAACTCAATACCATTACTTACTGTTGGAGTAGCATTTTTGACCTTCTTATTTTCCACCTCTCTTAAACAATTCTTTCATAAAATCTTTCAGAATATGCTTAGCACATACAGCATCTTCAATTGTTCTGAATGCAGCAAAGTTTCTAAAATTCTTTACCTTATGTAACTCTTTTATCTTATGAATTTCACCATCAGCCATACCAATGACATAAATCTCCTTGCTTCTTTCAATATGGTCTGGATATTTCTTATCCATCACAATTGCAACTTCTCTCAACAGAATTGAGAACACAGCAGCTTCATTGATACTAGCTAAGTTTTCCAAATATTTAGGCAAGTTTTCAGGTTTCCAGTTAATTCTTGCAGCAAGATGTTCAATGTAATAGTTAATATTCACATGAGTGCATTTAGGTTCTTCTTCCTGTACTGAGATTACACCTTCCTTAATAAACTTAGGTAGTGTTTTCTCTGTAATCTCTACTTCTTCAACTGTGATAGGACCCATAAATGTGTTAGCAACTCTAGCCAATTTTTGACCTAACTCTACAGCTTCACCTGTCTTTACAAATACATACTTTTTCATGATTTGAAATTATTATTTATTAATACTCTTGGAACCATTTAATAGGTTCACCATACTTCTCTTTTGTTAGTTTGCTTACTTCTTCAAAGACTGTTGAAGGCATCCTCTTTTCCATTCTAGCATAGTAGGCTGGATGCTTTTCCTCAAGAATGATATTAGACTTGCTATTAATATAAGGTATAAATGTTCTAGCTTGTTCTCCAAATAGAACATAGATTATACCTGTATTCCACTCTGATAAGTTCTTTAATAACTTAGTGATGAAAGGTCTCCATAACATTGTATGACTTCCCACTTTATTCATCTCTACAGTTAATGCTGAGTTTATCATCAATATACCTTGATTAGCCCAACTTTCTAAAGTCTGGTCAAAGATAATACTATTATGTGGAACCTCAAAATTAATAGATGCCTCTTTAACAATCTTTAGTGAAGGAGATAAGTTATCTTCGCTTACCTCACTCCTGTTACCAAATAGAACACCTGTGGCTATATCTTTCTGTGGATATGGGTCTTGCCCTATCATAACTACCTTCAAGTCTTCATAGGGACACAGAGTGAATGACCTGAATACATCAGGAATACTAGGACATATAGGCTTTCTTATATTGCCTATAATCCCAGTAACCTTATTCAACTCATTAACATCTATAACTCTAATCCAATTACCAAAATATTCATTTAGTGTCATAACTTAAACTGTCTTACAACTTCATCTGCATGAGCTGCTAACATTTCATTCATCTCTTCATTAGTAAAGTCAGCTCTCATAGGTGTAGGAGTTCTAAAGAACCTACTAGCATCTTCAATAATAACCTTGACTTTAATATTCTCACTTATTTTTATCCAATTTATCCTAGAATAAGGAAGAACATCTCTGCTACTTAACAAATAAGGAAGAACTTTCTTCATTATATCTTTACCTATTAAGTCACTACCGTCAATGATTATATTAGGATGTAAATACACTCTACATTCAGTCCAAGTCCAACCTCTCACTCTATTGCTGACATCTTCAACATCATAATGACCTATCAGAGTAGCAAAGAATATAGGGTTAAAATTAGCATCAAAGATATAGCCTCTTCCTCCATGATACTCAATATCTTTGTTTGTCTTTATATTCACCATGCCATATTGAATGGTAGATTCAAAGAGTTGTTTGAGTATAGAATCAGCAGTTCTTTTGTTATTAATATAACTCTGCTGAATTATAGGAACCACTAACTCTTTTTCTCCTATACTTGAAAAGGTTTTCCCAATAGTAGTTCTTAGTTCTCTCTCAGCATAACCTCTTATAGCAACTGGAACCTCAAACTCTGGACCACTTAAATCACATTTAGTGAACCTATTAAGCACATTATTATTAGACCAACTTACACCTGCTTGAGATAACTGAGAATACTCACCACTTCCTTCATTTCTGAATAAGCCAGCAATTGTACTAGCAAATCTATAGTTAATTGTTACTGCCATACTACATTTCTACTTTATAATACATAGTAGTTGCATCATAGGTAGTAAGGAAGGGCACATCTCTTGGGAATACTGGGTCACATTCATTAGCTACAAAGTTAACAAATATATTGACCATAACTGAGCCAATCATATTAGCCATAAATGTAGTTTGTTTATAGCTACAGAGAGTTTCTTCTGCCTCTGCATCACTAAATAACCACTCTTCTTCATAGAGTTTCATTGCCCTTTCATCATCACCTTGAATTGCAATTACTTGAAATTCTTCTGCTGCCAATCTACCATCAATGAATAGACATTTAGATGGATCATCAGTTGTGTTTCTCCAGTTCTTCCAACTTTGATAGAATACCTTTCTTGCTTCCATGTTATCAAAGCCACAAATCATTATAGGACCTCCTAAGGATTGGTCAGTAAATCTTTGAGTATTCACATTACCATTATAGAAGTTACCATAATTCTTCATCATTTGATAAATGGCATTACCTTTATAGTTTCCTACATCTGTTACACTATACAACTGACCTGACATATTAACAGCTTCTACTCTATCATCATCATACATAGTGATTCTAGCTGGTTGCATTCTAGCTAATAGAAATGCAACATAACTACCAATACCACCTAATCCAGCTAATATAATAGATTTCTGTCGAATAGCTTCATACCAGACAGCACCACTAAATCTACTTGTAGATTCCTGCAACTGTAAAGTAGCTGAATTCACAGGTATCTCACTGTCTTGAGTAGCAATTGCTTGGTCAAGTACAGCTTGTTCTTCTGGTGTCAATTCTACTGATGGTTCCTCAGATACTTGAAGAGTATCATCTATAAGGGTTGATTCTTCAACCTCTCTACTAGCTAAAAATCTATCAGCTTCTTCTATTAGTGCAGCTAAATCAGGAGATAATGGCTCCTCTACAACAGGTATTGGAGTCTCATCAAATGTAGCAGTCTGCATAGCCTCTTCATAATCAGTAGGCACTGCTTCTATTACTCTTTCTTCTTCATTCATAATTAAATGATATATCTATTTAATATTTCAATGAACTGATTAATATACTTACCTTTAGTAGTGAGTGCACTAAGCACCTCTGCTAAGTCATGTGCAATTAATGCAGCAAGTACTTCATCATCAAACATCTCAAGCTTAGGGTCTTCTGTATAGTACACAAGGAACTCTACATATTGTTCTGCCCAAGCATGGAATAGCTTTTCATCTTCAAACCTTTGTTCAAACATTTCTTCACCAGCCCTAGCTAATTCATCAAGAGTTGTATCAGTAGGCTTAAAGTAATTGATGTCACCAGTAACTAACTGAGCAGCTAAATCATTAATAGTCTCAGGGTCAACTTTAACATGACCATAAGGAGGTGGCACATCAACATCAGGTTCTTCAAAAGGTAACTCATTCTGTACAGGTGGTACATAGTTAGGATTTGTAGGTACTGCTAGATTACCTCTTCCTACATTAGTCTGGTAACTGATGCCATTTGTAGGTACTGCTGGTTTATCCTCTTTCTTACCCCAGTTTCCATATTGACCATAGTTATTATAGCCACCACCATAGTTACCATAAGGAGTTGTTGCAGCTTTTTCTTTAGCAGCTTTAGCTTTCTGTTCTTTAACTTCTTCAATCCTAGCAGCCATTTCTGAAAAGGGATTTTCAATGGCAGGTCTTTCTACATCAAGCATAAAGTACTCAAGCTTCTTTCTATTGAAGCTGTAAGTAACAGGGCTTCCAGTTACCTCTTGACCATTGAATGTAGGATATTTAATGAAGCCAGTAGCCTGCATCTCCTCAACAACCACTCTTGTAATAGCTGCTTGATAAGTACCTTTAGTATCAATAATCAAGGATACAAAGTGAATTCTATCAGTGCCCTCTTCTCTAAGAGTAGCTAAGTCTGTACCACTAAAGAATGCACCTAATATATGATGTGAGTGCATTAATCCTTGATATACCTTTTCATCAAGTAACTCTGGATGCTCTACCATATAACCTATTACATCAGGAGACTGGTTAAACTCAGTATAGCCACTAGTTCCTATATCTTGCAATAGGAAATCAAAGGCATTAATTACCAAGTCTTTAGTTTCAAAACTTCCAGATACTGTATAGAATAAAGTACCTGAGTATTCATCTCTTGGAAATCTATCCAAGTAATATCTTATTTTCTGTTCCAATTCTGGGCTTACAATTAACTTATACGTAGATGACTGTTTTACTAGGTCCAGCAGTTTGGGTTTCTGTACTGTTGTTTCCATATTCATAATTTACTACTTTCAAAATACATTTATATATGTATTCTGCAAGTCTGTTGTTAATAAAATTAGATAAGTTATTATCATTGGCTCTGCTTTCCAAATCCCTTACCACTAGTCTTACTTCTTCACCTTTAAAGATACATACTTTCTTTCCTACATATCTTGAATAGTAAGTTCCTCTACCACTGTTATCATAATAGAACCTGTTGTTATTGATGATTCCTTTTACAAGTACACCTTCTGCAAGCAAGTCTAAATATGTAGCAGTTGCATTACCCTCAGCATATTGAATATTGTACCATTCAATGAATTCATTGCTCAAGAATATTCTCCAAGTGATATATGACATACTGATACCATAGCTACCATTAGCAAAATCGAACTTGAGTTTCTTTCTCTCAAGAAGCCATTTGACAAATTGTCTAACTCTTTCATTATTAAATGAATTAAAATGAGGCAAATTTTCATCACTAAACATAGGCCAATTACTCTCACCATGACTCATACTATTCTTACCAAGATTTTCCATTCTCTTATAAGGACCACCAGCAAGTGACTCTACTTGAACATATTTACTAAGCTCAAGACAGAATAATTGCCATCTTAGTTCATCAAAGCCTGCTGCTAGTAACGCAAGAGTATCTCTAATAGGACCACTACCTAAACAAGGAGATTGAAATGATGTGAAGTTACTTGTAGGTATAGAATGAATATGGCTGTGCATATAGTTATTCTGTAACTGGAATACATCATATTCAGCTCTATTTAGCAGGAAGTCTCCTCTTGATTTACCTCTCCAATTAAAAGTTACTTTAGCATACAACTCCCAGATGTCTATATATCTATCATTTTCATTAGTTACCCTAACTTCTGGAAATCTAACTAATATAAATATCTCATTGAACCTGTCAGAACCATAAAGATTATTCCCTGGTTCAAGAATACTTTCCTCTGAGAAGTTCCTTCTAATAAGAGATATATACCCTTCTAGTGATAGGTAGTTCTGCATATCTACAAACTCTTCACCATAGAAATCCTTAAATATATCATAAATAATATTAGGCTTTTCCATGATAGAGTTATACATGCCTGTTATCTTTTCTATTATTCTTTCTTCCATATATCACCAAAAAAAAGAGGCTGATGAATACTCACCAACCTCTTAATGTTATTTACTGTGCCCAACCACCAAACAGAGAATTAATCTCTGATTGAGAAAGGTTATCATCTTCTTTCTTAGGAGCAGGCTGTTCAGCTTTTGCCTCTACAGCTTGAGTTTCACCACATTCACCTTGTAGGTCATCAAGCAATTCTGAATAGTTGCCATATAAATCCTCTTCATCAATAAGAAGATTCAATAATTGACCTAAGATTCTTCTTGCCTTTACATCTATTACTTGTACAGGTGCAACAGATGCAGGAGCACCACCTTGACCTTCAATAGATGCCATAGCACCTGCACCAATCAAGTCACTTACAAACTTAGCAGCAACTTCCTTAGTCAATCCTTGGATTCTTGAAGGAACGCCCTCAACGATGTCTTTAGCTTCTTTCGAGCTCACATTGACAGTTTCCATTACTACTTTCACAACTTTAAGCTTATCACTACCTGCATTGCTGATAATAACAGCAGTATTACCTATGGTAGGGGCAGCTTTAACAGCAGGAGCTTCTACTTTAGGTTCAACTTTAGGGGATGCACCTGCAATTAGTACCTCCAAATCAGAAGTACTGCACTGGGTAAAGTTCTTACCATACTTAGCCTTACAAGCATCCTGCAATCCAAGCTGCTTAATCTTAGCATAAGCAGCAGGTCTATCACCAGCGCCACTTCTAATCTTCTTGTTAGCTGTGGTCAACATGAACACCAAGTCATTGGTAGTAGTGGCAGGGGTTGTGCCCTTAGCTGCAACAGGAACATTAGTAGGCAGAACTGAGGCATCATCCTTCAATTCTGTTCTTGTTCTACCTTCATAGAATGTCATGTTGTCATAGTTGATACCTGCTCTTCTCATGTCTGCTTTTAAAGCACCAAGAGTTTCAGCTTCTGACATAATACTTTTCTGACTTGAACTGTTGTTCATCACGAATAAAATCTTTCTTGCTTCCATAATGTTATTTAATTTAAAATGGGATATTGATGTTTACTTGTTCTCCATTTATAAGGCTGAGAATCACCTGTTTGAACTCATTCACATTGTTAAGGAGCTTGAATAAGTCACTACAATCTTTAGCTCCATAATCAGGTAATACTAAATTAGTGAACCCAGTGGACTCTGACAGTTTCCTTGCATCTTCCAAGCCAGCTTCATCATTATCCAGTAGTATATAAATCTCTTTATATCTCCTTTTAAGTTCACTAATTGCAGTATCACTTATACTATAACCTTCACCTTGAATTGCAATACATGGCACACCTGTATTAGACCAAACACATAGAGCATCTTTCATTGAAGAGCAGACTATTAACTTCTCTCCTTGCTCAGGTATTTTAGTCCAAAGACTTATTACTGACCTATCATGTTTGTTTGACCATTTATAGCCATTAGTATTGAATGGTTGATATATCTTAAGAGTAACTTTACCCTCTTTTCTCTCAACATAAGCATAAGCATACTTATCAGCAGCAAATATGAATTTGTTGTTACCCTTAATCACTATCTTATGTGATATAGGATAAATGTCTGCATATTTTAGCCAATCGAGAGATATACCAAAGGATTGCCAATATTCAATATCATGCTTCCTCCATTCTCTTACTCTGCATTGTAAGTCAGTACTTTCACTATAACTGCTAATTGACTGGGGTTTGCCCATCTTGTTTGATTTAGCATAAGTAGTGGATATATTAGGTAAGTCATCCCAGACTTTCTTTAAGACTTCTCTGTAACTCACCCCCCAATATTCACCTAGCATATCCCAAAGACCTCCTGAGGTATTCTTGGATAAGTCTTTCCAGTATATTTTACTTCCATCTAAGGTATAAATACCAAAAGAAGGGTCTTTATCTACCCTAAGAGGGCTAGATATTACACATGGAATATTACTCACGTTGAAATAATGATAGAGTATATCAGCTTCACTGACTTTGCTCAGAATATCATTAAGAGTTATGCTAGTTGTACCACTACCAAATGCCATATATCAATTCAAGTTAAAGGTTATTTTTAATTACTGTACCCAGCCCCAAGGACCTGCCTGTGCAGCAGGAGCTGCATTACCATTTGTAGGATTTGCAGGAGGGAAAGGCATAGCACCTGCTGAGAAGTCAGTTGACTCTACAGAATATTCATGCAAAGGTTCAATACTGAACTCAGTTGTAGGATAGGAGCCAGCAGCTTTTCTTCCTTGAATATCTGCATCAAGTTTGCTGTAATCAGTAATAATGTTCTTCAAGAACTTCTGAGTATAAACAGCTTGATATTGTTTGTTTTCATCAGTTGTTCTTACACCAAAACATGCCTTCACAACATTCTTAGGTTGCAGTTTCAAGATAGAGTCAAGCTCCTTGAAGTCACCCTTGAAATAGTTGTCAATGCTATCCAGTCTAGCCAGAGCATCATCCAGATTAGGCAAAGTCTTGGTAACAAGTTCACCAGTGTTCTTGTCTTTGTAGCTGAATGATGGGTTAGGGATATTCAAATAGGCTTTGATAAAGCCTGTCAATTCTTCCTCACCAATATATGCAGGTCTGTAATCTTTGTCAAGGTTTGCAGGACCATTTTCATACTGAGGAATTGCATGTGCTTTGGCTTCCTCAATAGTAGGCCAAGCAGTCTGACCATACTTGTCAATCACCTGAACTTTGGTGTTATCTCTGTTGTATCTGAATGCTTTCTTAACAAAGAAAGTAATCTTGGTTCTCATCTCAATGCCATTAGTCTTAGCAGCATCAGAAACAACCAAGAAATCAATTCTTACTTGAGGAACTTTGGTTTTATTACCATCAGGACCTACCTCAGATTCACCAAGATATACAGGCTCTTCATCAATGTCACTCTCATAAAACTTACTCAGCATTTCCTTGTTAGGGTTAACTGCTGTTACAAATACAGGAGCAATACCCATATAGAGTTTTCTATTGCTCTCTTTAGATTCAGAGCCTGCGGCAAAAGCCATAAATACTTTAGCACCTTTTTTCAAATTATTCATATCTCAAATTGTTTAAAATGTTATTACTTATGCTTCAAAAGGCAATGGATTTACATCTGTGCCTACTTCTTCTGTAGGCATGAAGGGATTTGCAGGAGCATCTACAGGAGTCTCTGTAGCAACACTTGCAGTCTCAGTTGCCACTTCTTCAACAGGCTGTTCAGCAACCTTCAACTGTTGCAAAGCTGCATCCATTTCACCATTCAATACTTGTTCTGAGGTATAACCACCAGTTACCTCAATGATGGGTTGCTCAAACAAATCAATACTTTTGTTCACAGACTCAAGTTCTGCATCAATCTTAGCCTTTTGTGCTTCCAACTTAGCTTTCTTAGCTCTGAATGTTTTCACATTAGCAGCAGTTCTCTTAACTGTTGCAAGTTCTGTTCTACTTAATTCTTTCATCTTCTCTTTAATTTTAATACATGTATAAAACTTGGTTATCTCTTAACCTTATAACTTCACATATAGCAAATTTCTTCTTATAGTACTCTATAACTTCTTCTATATAAGGTTGTAACTGACCTGTTGTAATAAGCAATTGAATAAATGTATTAGTCATATTAACATCCTTATTATGCTCTGTTACACAATACTCTACTAAAAGTCTAGTAGCTATATTCAAAGATAACTTACCAGACTTTATATAAGAAAGAAATTCATCTCTATCCATAGTACTCTTTAGCCTTTTCTACCACCATACCTAAATCATTAGGCATATACAATGGGAACATTCCAACAGGACTTTTTGCTGGATATACACCATCATCATTGGTTACAAACTCTCTGATAGATTTCTTTTCTTTCTCATCATAAGTGGCTTTACCATAGAGAACTATCTCAAATTTACCCTCTGGTGTGATGTAAGAGTCCACCATACTTCCAGTACTCTTATACTTATAAGAGATAGAATCACCATTCTTATCTTTATACTCTTCAAAGTGAGCTAATGCTATAAAGTTCTTATTCTCAGGAACTTTATTGATTGCATCAAAGATAAGTCCCATACCATAGCCAATTTGCTTTGGTGTATCCCAACCACCCTTCATTGCATTCTTCATATAGTAGTCCTGACTAATGTAATTCATATCATCAAGAACTATATTAATGAATGGAGATTGTGAACTAGCTAATATTTCAATGATTTGAGCCACCTCTTTTGCATCATTGGTAATAATTCTATTACCACTAGCAATGTTTTGAAATGTTGTAATCTTGAATTTACTGCTAGCACCCCTAAAAGGTAAGGGTTTGTTAACACAACTAATTAAATAAGTTATTTTAGGGTCTAGCCCTTTTAGCCCTAATTCTGGTATTTCTCCAATAGATGTAGATTTACCAAAACCTGATTTAGCAAGTACTAATGCTTTCATTTACTTCTACTTTTTTTTTTTTTATTTAATAAACCATGCAAAGATAGATAATCTTTTCCATCTATGCAAATATCTACTCATTTTATTTCTCTTCTCAGCTATGTGTATAAATAGACTTGCCTTGCCCTCTTTCATTCTGATGTACTTGAGATATTCATACACTCTAGCTATACCATTCCTATCACTTGGTAAAGGTAGTTCATTGAAATCACATACAGCACCATCAAAGAATAGTGGACATAAGCCTCCCATTTCACCATCTCTATTAACAAGAACTTCAAGGAATCTTATGTTATCTCTAAACTTAGTGATATCATACTCCTTATAAGTTTCAAGTTCAAACTTGAATGGACTAAATAAACCAAGAAGTATATTACAATCTCTTGCAATGTACTTACTATCACCTAGACCTTGAGCTGATGGTCTGATTCTGCCACTAACAAAGTTGTCATTACTTTCATTCTCAAAGGATTGTTGCTGAATGATAACAGGACTAAATCCATAGTTATTTCTAAGATACTTTGCCAGATACTCTGACAATTTATCCATAGATTGCTTTAGATTCATTCCTCTCTCAGTATCAATCAAACCTATATGGTCTATGAATGCAATCTTGTACTCTTTAGGGTCATCTGGAACATAGTAATCAAAAGTATCAGTTTCCTTTAACTCTCCTAATTCCCCCCTGTACACTGACTTTTTCTTATGAGTAGTACCATGTTCTTCTGCATATCTCTGACATTCTTTGAAGATGCCAGTAGGATTGGCAGTAGTGCTAAATATGATACTATCCTCGAAGAATTTAAGTATTTCTGCATACTCTGAACTCCTCAAGATTTCAAGTACCTCTTCTGGTAATGGCTTGTCATTCTTTGAACTTCTAAGGTCTTTTGGAGATATTCTAATCTTGCCTTTTGAAAGATGATACAAGATATAACTCATAAACCTCTGCATGACTCTCTCTTGTGTCTCTTCAAGTACAAAATAGAATATCTTCACTCTAACCTTATCTCTATTATAGAAAGCAAAAAGAATAGGATTGTAGATAAAAGCATAGGAAGCAAATTGAGATTTACCACCTTTAGTGACAGAAGTGACACAATAATAGGTAGATTGTTCTACACCTATAAAGTCATCACTGAACCTTCTGAAAGATGATGGAATACTATTAATACCACCATCAATCAAGTTCTTTCTTCTATCCTCAAGTATCTTTAATGTTCTTTCATATAAGCCCATAGTTTACTTCAAGCTAGATGTCCAATCAGTATCTACTGATACTCCACTTTCATTCTCAATATAGGATGCCAAGTCTGATACTTCACTAATATAACCAATTCCCTCAGAATCTAACTTCTTTTCATCTTTCCAAATGAAGTACTTAAGCACTCTCATATAGCTATAGTTGCCATTGAATGCTTTAACATACTTATCAGTAGCTTCAAGAATTTGTTTATCAGTGAATCTATTTCCATAGAGCTTAAAGAACTTCTTCAACCTAAGAGTAATATCTTTTCTATTACCTCTATAATATTGAGAAGTTCCTTGCTTCTTGCCACTAGGAAACAGTTCCATCATCTTGGCTGCAAGACTCTCAATCCTATCTTGTGGTTGTCTGTCTTTATCAGAGTCTAACAACACACTAGCTACTTTTTCATCATAGCCAAGAGTAACAAGATACTTATTGAACATATCTTTCACCAGTGCTTTCTTGTCTTCAAGACTAGCAAATAATACTGGCACATCTACACCAGTTTTCACTAGTGTAAGTGCAAGTACTTCTGGCATAGTCAATCCCCAATTCTTGCATACTTCTTCATCAATTGTTATTGTCATACTTTAATCTGATTTAAACTTTCAACAGTCTCAACCAACTCTGGGTTGTAGTCCTCAAGCATAGTCTCAAGTATCTCTTCTTCCCTTGTGTTCTTGTAGTAAGGTATAATAAGCACAGGGTTAGAATGTCTAAGAATTCTTCCCAGCTTCTGCTTAATCATAACTTCACTACTATTCAAAGAAGCATATATTCCTACCTGACAATCTACAAGGTTCATACCTTCATTCAACATATTACATGATGTAATCTGATTGACTTCTCTCTTGTTGAACTGCTCAAGTACTTTATCTGAGTCCTTGTTATTGCTATTAATGCAGTTCTTACCTAATGTCTCTGTCTGTTCAATAGAGTTACAGAAGGTCAGGCATCTTTGCTTTCTAAGATGCACTTGAAGGTTAGACACAATAGAGGTCTTGAAGTTACTTAGCATCTTTAGCCTTAAACCAGCTAGGTATAGCCATTTGTTTTTGAATACTTCATTTCTACCTCTCATGTATATTCTCTTCCAGTAGTCTATCTTAGCACTCAATTCATTGATGTATTCCTGCTGAGTGCAGTTAACAATAACAGTAGTATAGGACTTGTCTTTGAGATACTTCCACTTATCTGAATAGTCACAAGTAATACTCTTACCTTTAGCTGACTTCCTTAATTCAAAAGGATATTTTCTGTCAGTATTATCTAAAGTATAAGGTATAAGATACACTTTTGGCTCTGCTAATACTTCCTCTTGAGCTTGCTTCATAGTGATTTTGTAACAATACAAATCCTTGAAACTAGCTCTTAATGCAGCTTTCTTTGAGTCTATAACAGTCCCTGATAAGAGAGTACTATACTTGAATGTCATAGTACTAATTACATCAAGTGATTTATCAGTGAAATGATGACATTCATCTGCTATCAACATATCAAAAGATTCTCCTTCATGCTTCTTAATACCTACATAAGTACTAAATGTAACTCTCTTCAAGTACTTGTCCATCTTCCATTTAACAAATTCATCCTTCCAATTCTGTATTAATACTAGTCTTGGTACTAAGATAAGTATGTTCTTAGGGTTCCTTTTGACCATAATGTCAAGTGCTTGTTTAGTCTTGCCAAATGATGTAACTAACTCAAGGAGTATGTTCTTAGACTTTATTGCCTGTATTTCTTTACTTGCTTCTTCTCTATTCATATTGCCACTTAAATCCTCCTGCTGTTTTTAACTTACCTAAACAACAACTACTTATATTACCTTGGGGTATATTTAGAGACTTAGCTGCATCTAATCCAGTTTCCCGAATATGAAGCAACTTTCCACTTAAATCATATTGCAAAACACATTTACCAGTAACTGCTCTAGCAGCATTAATTCTCTTTGCCTTGCTATAGTTATGATTATAATCTCTATTACACCATTCAAGATTATCGTAGGAATTGTTAAAAATATTTTCATCAATATGATTCACTTCTGGAAGGTTATCTGGATTAGGAATAAATGCTTGAGCTACAAGTCTATGAATTAAATAGGCGTATTCTTTATGATTCTTCCACAACCTAACCATTAAATAATCACTAGTAGAACTCTTAATAGGTTTTATTTCTCTTCCTTGAAACTTTCTAATTCTTCCATCAGAAAATGTGATAATTCTCTCTAAACTTCTAACCCTTCCAAAGTTACTTACTTGATAGCTTCCCTCCCAGTTTTTAATATCTTTCCATACTTCTTCCATAACTACGGAGGCATTAATTTAACTAAATTTCTCAGCTTATCCACATATAACTTATCCTCTGCATACTTAATCCTAAGTAGGAAATGATAGTAATCTTCACCATCCTTTTGTTTATATTCTATCATGTTCTTATATGCTAGAATACAATTAGTCCAATGGTCAAAGTTATAATACTGTCCAGCTTTACTATTATACAATCCAAAGATATTATTCTTCTCCTTACATAACCTTGATTTATAATTAGCACTCTCAAGCTTAGCTTGTGCTAATACAATCAAAGGTTCATTGATTTCATAATAGATAAGTGCCTTAAGTAAAGTACTATCACTAAGTTCTTCATTCAAGAACTCTGGTTGCTCAAGTTTTACATATGGTTGAGGCTTGTGTTCATTGGTATCATGGTCTATGTACACATAGATACCCAGACCAATCAACATAATGAACAGTAGAATATTGATTATTCGCTGTTTCATAACTCTTTATTTAGTAAATTACTTAGCTTGGTAATCACTGACTTTGTGAACTTACCAAACTTCAATCTCCAGATAACACAGGTAGTTTCTCTATCTTCTGGGTAACTTGCTCTTTTAATCCACCATCCTATAAAGAATAAGAAGTAGAGTATATTAACTACAGAAATTATGTTAGCTACTATAAGAACTAACAGTCTTCCAACAGTTAATGTGAGCTTCTCCTCACTGCCTTCTATGATGCCATAGATTTTTCTATAGTTATTGCTATCTCTTTTAATAAGACCATACTCTGATTCATAGGTGTGAGAAATTACATACAATTCTATTAAGAAAAATATGATTCCAGTAATAATCCATTCCATAATTACTTACCTGCTACATCTTTAAATAATTGAGGCACAGTACCATAAGTAGGCAACTTGCCATCCCATCTATCAACAAAGTTCTGTTGTACAATTAGAGGAGATAATGAAGCGCTAATCTTTCTGTTATACTCTGCCTCTGCATCACCTTTAATCTTCAAAGCTTCTGCTGCCTTAGTAGCTGCTGCAACCTGTTTCTTACCTTCTGCCTCTACTGACTTAATCTCATTCTCAATCTTCAAAGCATCTTGCACAGCTTTATTCTTGGCAGTAATTGAAGCTTCAAGAGATTCTGGGTATTTAAGACCAGAAGTCATTTCACCAAGAGCAAAGTTTTCTCTAGCTAACACTTCCCTTAAATAGTCTTCTGTAACCTTCTCAAACTCTTCTCTCTTACTCACCAAATCATCAGTAGTATAAGCATTGAGTTTCAATCTGTAGGCATTCCTAATATGGGTAACAAGAACATTCTGAATTACATCCTCAAGAGGTTTTCTATACTTCCTAAAGATTTCAGGAGCCTTTCCTGCAATGGGGTTGATGTTAATTGTAGGGTCAATTACAAACTTACTACCATCCTTAGCATTGATTTCAAATGCAGGATAATCTACAGTCTGAACATACATTGGGTATTCATATACCTCAGTAGTAAAGGGATTATACCACACTCTACCAGATACCAAAGCCACATCACCAACACCCTTGTCATCACCATAAAGGTTTACTTTGATGCCTTCACAGCCTGCATCAATTCTCTCACATGATGAGAACACAATTACACTTGCCATCACCATAAAGGCTGTCAACAGCCTCTTTACAAACTTACTTTTCATGTTTTCTTGTAAATTTAATTGTTGTAAAACATCTGGTCTTGTAGGAAACCAGTACTATTGCCACTAATAAGAAGAACCCTACAACATTCTCCACTGTATTAGCTTGTGAAATCATATTGAAAGATTGATTAATCCCCCATATAATTAACACCAGCCATACAGCAATTTTAATCACTTTATTCATATCTACACCACTTTAATAACACTTACATTGCTAGGCAGCTCAAGGTTTTCCCAGTTGAAATATGAGTTAGTGAAGTAAACTTCATCATAGTTCTCACTAAGAGTTGTAATACCCTTACGATTAACCATGTGAGTTACAAAGATAGCCAATCTTCTGTTGGGATTTATCTCTCTGATTTTACTAGCAACACCTGCAAAGGTTCCACCAGCATCACACAAATCATCAATCACAACTAAAGGCATACCAATGAGTTCTTCATCTTCAAGTAATTCTGGATTCTCAATAGAAAATCCTTCTAACTTGCCTGTCTCTGGATTACGAGTTTTACTGCATATAAGTTTATGTTCACCCATATATTCATGTCTTTCAACTGCACCTGCATCTGGAAATACTGGAATATATCCAGTGAAGTTAGGCATTTGCATGAACATATCTCCCCAGTATTTGTCAATCAAGTCCTGAACTTTACCTGAATGAGGTTCAAGAACATGAACTGACTCTGCTCCCATACTGTTGATTAGATTAGCAACCACTTTCAAACTGAATGATTCATTGAAAGATATTACTCTGTCCATTCTCATAGACATAAGATAATAGATTTGTAGTGTAAATATCACTTCATGTCTGCTGAGAATATCAGCCACTTGAAGTAGTATGTACATATCATTAGGATTTGCTATTCTACATACAACTGTTACACTATCCTTTCTATTAATGTCACCAAGGACTATGTGAGGTTCACCGTCAGGGAATGTAGTAACATTATAGGTAATATTACTCTTCTCTGGTCTAATTAAATTTAATACTTGCATCTTTTTTTTTTAGTTATATATTTAGTTCTATATCCAATCTAACTTTATAGCCCTCCAAGCCTCTCTCATAGCTTGATGAGTTCCGTCAAACTCCTTTAGAGCTAAATTACACCTTGGGAACTTATAGTCTCTAACTGGATTTCTTGACTTCCTTCTTTGACCATTATTCCACTTTTTCTTAGTACCTTTATTCATAAACTAAATAGTTTTATGTAAGTTCTTTTACAATCACCTGTCCAATCATACTTATTATACCAGAAGAGTAATATATACTTTCTACCTGACTCAACTAAATCAAGTTTAGGGTTGTATCTAAATAATCCTCTGATTAACAGTATGATTGTGGTGATACTAAATAACAATTTAATGAACATCATACTATGGCTTGTTACATATCATTGTATCAAATCTGTTTATCACTTCATAGAACATTATTCTACCATTCTCTTTTCTTCCTATCAAAACAGACTCATCTAAGAAGTTAGCTGTACAAAGAAAAGGATAGGTGTTCCACTTGATAAAAGCGCCTAAGTCTTTAAGAATCTCACCAATAGTATCACCACTTGAAATGAAGTCATCAATAACCACTGGTACTGCACCTTTGAGTATCTTATAATACCCATCCATATTGCCTCCATGAGTGTTCTTACTTTTCCTTGATATGACTATAGTTACTTTTCTACCTTTCTTCTTTAATATATAACCAACTGCACCAGCTATAATACAGCCAGATGTACCTCTACAGACTAAAGCAATATCTTCATCTTTATCAACGACAGTATGTAATGTTCTAGCTGCTTCTCTTACATAATTGAAGTTATCATAGAACTCCCCACCTATTGGATAGGTAACATCTGCTACCTTCTCAAAATATATAAAGTTCATCTCACCTTCCCCCCTATTAACTAATTCTGACTATCTTCTACCTTTGTAGCATATACTACAAGCTCATCTTCTTCCTTAAAAATAATTGTCTTAATAGGATACATCTTAGTAGAGTTGATTCCATTTCTCAACTCACCAGTCTGTGCATTGTAGAACTTATAATCAGCATCAATTACATCAGTTACCTGCATGGATTTGCTGTAGTCTTTTGATTCAATCAAATCACCTACTTCTACATCTTCTGATGTCCTGAAAGCATACTTAGTTAGCTTGTTATCAGCTATTTCCTTATTGGTAAGCTTTACATTCGTATATACAACTAATATAGTTTTCATATGTTACTCCTTTCTTTATTAGATTATTAATGATATAATTGTGAAAAATAAAGGGACTACTCATCACGAGCAATCCCTTTCAGTTAACAATTTAAAAATCAATTAAAACGCCAGTTTCTCAATCTTCAAACACTTGATAAGTGTATGATGTTCCACCAAGACCTTCACATATTATTCTCAAGTGAGCTTCAAGTCTCATCTTTGCATTCATACCCTTCCAAGCACCTTCTTTAGACCAATAAGGAACATTCTCCTTATCAGTCATAGCATCATAACCTTCCTTACTGATATTAAGTGATTGACTTGCAGGTGCAGACTTTCTGGTCTTAACATGAATTACTTCTCTGTTCTGACCTTTTGCATCTGACACCTCCATATTAAACTCATCATACCCTGCTAAACCTTGTTCCTCAAGAGCTTTAGCTGCCTCTTGGCTTAACATAGTTCTTCCTTGAAGTACTACACTAAGACTTACTTTGATTTCATTATTCATAATTATTATTACTTTGAGGTAAACTAAAGTCTACCTCAATTGGTTCTAGTACTATAGGTGCAATGGTTAAATCTTCTTGTGAAATAACCATTGCACTGTCATCCCATAGGTCAATACCAGAGTTCTGGGGTATAATCTCTTCCATATTCAAATGTTGTTATCATACTGTTGTATCTAAGTCTGGATGTTTATTAATTAGCCATCTACATGACATTGCTACTACTAAATGTTGTACTCCACTAGCTGCAATTACACCAATCACTATATATTGCCAACTAGGTAGTGATTCCCATGCTGATAAGTAAATAGCACATAAGAAGAATGTTATCCATGTAGTACTACAGTAAATACAATAGCCTAATGGTTTAGCTACCCAAGCTTTAACTTTATCCCAAGCTTTAGGAGTAAATCCAGCCTCTATTATATCCTCAGTACACTCTGCCCAAGGTTTCAACCATCCATAATAGATGAAGTTGAAAATCATACCACTTGGTTTCAAACAGTTTCTGTAGAACAGACCTAGTAAACCACCTACTAATCCTACAAGTATAAATTCAAATACTAACTCAATCATCTTTTTTTTTTAAGTGAATAACTTGTTATTTATACATTTTGAGATTCTTCCCATTGCATTCTGCAATAAGAAAGAATAACTTACTTCCTTTTCTTCTCACTGGTTTCATGACAGTAATATTAATGAATTTTGGATGTTTGTTATCTGTTGTCTTATAATGGGCATAAGGTACTCTGCATCCATGTAGTTATTTTGCTCAAGACTACATAGTGAGTCATTTAGTGCATCTGCATTCTCTTTTGCTCTATTAAGCTGTGCTTCTTTTGCCTTCTCTTCCTTGGTACTTGGTATAGGAATATCAAACAGAAAGAAAAAGGCTGCTATTAACACTAGAAGTGGAAATAACAATAGAGATAGTGGTAGCATAACAGCTATTGCTAACACTCTCTTAAGAAATTTTAGTAGCTTTTTCATAACTCTCCTCATATATTAGTGAATCTTCTTTTAAATAATTACTTCTATTGCACTCAAGCCACTGTTTGGCTTCATCAAGAGTGGGTTTACTGGTTAATCTTCTGTCATTAAGCCTAATGTCATACATTCCTTCACTTAAAACTATCTGGAATGTGTCCTTCTTTGTAACATCTAACTTGTCATGCTCATCACCATAATATTCAATGAGCGCAAATATTATACCTGATATACCAAGTGATATTCCAAGTACAAAGAGTAAGGGAATCATCCTACACTCCTTTCTGGATTAGGTATTATCTCCCATCCTTCTTTAAAGTATGGTTTATCTGCCCACAACAGGAATTCTTCTTCTGTGAAGTTAATTCCATCTTCAAAGTAGTAAAGACCATTGGTACACTTAGTTACCCACTCTTCTTTGTCAAAATATCTATGCCTTACTCTATGAGTTTGCATAGCCTTTAATGCTTCTTGTAATGTCATACTATTCCTCTTTTAAAGTACAATCTATGTATTTTAATTATATACAATGAAAATACCAGATGTTTGATTACCTGTAATCAGCAGGAACATCTGGTATTAATAGTAGTCTATCAGCCAACACAACCGTTCTTATTGAGTCTACTAAAGTAACTTTACTAATGTAAGAGGTTACAATCCATCATGGGTGAAAGTTAGTGTATACAAACCATCGTACTCCTTATAAGACTCGAACCTATGACCCACAGATTAGAAATATGTCAACTATTATGTGCTAATTGTCATAGAATAGTTCACTCTGAAATGGAATAACTTCTGTTGCTCTATCCAACTGAGCTAAAGGAGCATTTGTATAGTCTATATTCACATACTGACTATACTAAGTTAACTGAAAATTACCAAAACAGTTAACATACAAAACCATTATTCATCTATAAAACCTAATCCTTATCTATAGTTATGAGTATGTTTGTCTTATCTTTATATAGTATTACAAATTCATACTCATCACATATCTCTTTCCATTCTTGGCTATATGGCTCTACATCTTGTATTGCATCTAATGCCTCAAGCAGTAGAGTGAATGTTTCTTCATCCATTGAGATTACTGCATTATCAAATTCAGCATCTAAGTCTGTATAGACTGCCCAATATACTTCATCACCATCAGCAGTTGTAGACATCTTTGTATCTATAACATTATTGATATAGAATCCACAATAGTCCCAGCCTTCATAGCCTTCATCAGGAACTAATGTACCATCAAGGTCTTTCTCCTTATATACATTATCTACACAAGAAGAACACATTGTTACTACTGTTGCTATTAATAAGCAACTGATAAGGGCTGACATTAAGTACAGCCCAAATGATTTGATACTAATCTTTTCCATGTTTCACAAGTTTACCAATTGGACCATATTTATTTAGCTCTTTCTTAAGAACAGCATACTTTCTTCTGCTCTCTTCATTTTTGAAATCTTGCATTGTTTTCATAATGAATCAAATACCTCTTTAGGTAAATACTGTCTATACTCTTTGCCAGTTCTAGCACTTATCCTTAGTATGAAACAAGACTTTGAAGTCTTGTATATAGGATACTTCTTGCCTTTAGTCTCAAAGAAATAGGTTGTTTTAACAGGCTCCTCCTTTACCTTTTTCTTTGATACATAACTGAATGTATTATCAGTTTTAACTACTTTAATGCTATCATTAGCATAGATAGCCACACTACCTAGTAACATGGCTATCATTATAATAAGATGTTTCATACTGCTCTATTTAGTCTAAACTCTTCAAGTTTCTTAATCAAACCTTCCTCAAATCTCTCAAGAGGTGAGAGAGTTTTAGGTGTGGAAGTAGTGCTAATCATAAGGAATAATGCACTATTGTTTACATGATTCTCTTCAAGCATAGCTCTATGAGCTTTCTTTGATTGAGTATAATTGCTTGATGAAGCAATACATGCTCTATTAATTCTCTTTCTCATGTTATTCAAATATTATATTAAGGATTCTTCTCCACTTAGATTGTCTTATTTCTATAGGAGATTGTTTAGTAGCTCTACTTCCTAGCCTAGTTACCTTTCTATTGGTATTCTGATTTTTACTACCAAACAAGCTAAATAGTGCTTTATCTTTAGTATTACAATTTGCTTTAGCTAATACTTGATAGTAATGTGTAGATACACTCCCTACACTTCTATTTAACTCTTGAGCACACTCTCTAAAAGCTTGAGATAAATTGCTAGGATTAGCACTTACTTTACTAAGGATTATTAAATTTTCTTCCTTAGTGTACCTGTTTCTACTTTCCATTTTGATTGTTATTTGTTAATTGTTATACTCTAAAGAATAAATGAGTAGCTCTATAGCATTGACAGGCTTTTATTTAACTATAGAATCTTATGTTTCCCAGCTTCAAGGGTACTACTCATTTATAAAAAGGGAACCAGTTATCAGAGTCCACTGAGGGGTTGCCCAGACACTTGCCTTTCCCAACACATGTGTGAAGCATATACTGGATTTGAACCAGTGACCTTTCTTTATTAGTACAATTACAGGAGTACTACCCAATTTACCATAGTCAATAAAGAATGCTCTAACCACTGAGCTAATATGCTTATACTTCTTCTAAACTAATGTAGCTGTAAGGTATCCATTACACATTTAATTCCTTGAACTAACCTAGGAAACTACTTAATAACTAAACAGTTTTACTTGCTTTTATTTTCTTTTTACCAGCACTGTAACAGATATCTGGACTTGTTATCCCTTTACTTTCATTTGGATACAACAGTACGTAATTTACCGTAACTAAGATATAAGACATCACTACTATGTAGATTATAGTCTGCACACAGTCCTTGGACCATACCCTAAGGCTCTCTAGATTTCATGCGGGTTAGATAATACTTTCAAACTGTATACTTTGCTGGCTTAATACACTAATGTATGTCACAGCTATACACCTTCTCTAGTGAAGCTTATAGTTATTATATTAGTCTAGCTTTCTATTATTTATATGTATCTTCTTATAAGTTTCATAGGTTTAGCCCCCTATGCAATGTCATTAGTTACTATTCCTTCAACTAATAAACCAGGCATGATTGTGCATTGGTTCAATTAATTCTGATTTGTATCTCCAATATGTGTTATTTAATGCAATAAGGAGAGGTTTTATTGCTTATTTTAGTCTCTTTTGCTCTCTTTTGATGATATAATACAGCCAATTGTTATAGCAAATACAGCTATTATTGTCCATACTATGTCACTTGTTAATGATGGTTCTAATAAGTTCATACAGTAAATATAGTTATGTATTTGCTAATCTTTGCTTATGACAAGTAGTAAAAAGGAGTGTAAGGGTGGTAGGGTTTTTTCTCTGTAACCTACCACTCTACACTCACACTTGTATTAAGCTTTCACTCTTACAATATCACTCTCTCCATCCTTCTCAAGAGTAAGTAACTGAGCTTTACTTAAGTCTACTGAATCACCTACTGCTAATGCAGAATCATTACTCAATGGAATATAAGTCTGCCCTCCTGCTTTCATGAAGAAGCACACACTGTTACCATACTGTGAAGCAACTACCTCAGCCTTATTAACTGCTGCAATTTCTTCTGCTTCAAAACTTCTTGATGCTTTCAAGTTCCACTTTCCAGCATACACTTGTAACTTACTAAAAATGTTCATAATGTAAATTGTTAAATGTTAATGATATGTTATAACACCAACTCGTGTTGAGTGTCAGGAGCTAAGGAGGAGTAATGAGCCATGCTCTTAAGATTCAGTATTATACTAACACTAGAAGAGTATTAGTAATAGGCTAATTATCACTATTCACTATCTAATTATAACACATTGCTCCTATCTCTTTACTCTAGCCTACTAATTTTAGATTGTTTGGCGAAGCCAAACCTTCCACTTCAAGTACTGAATAACTCACTATTGATAGTTATTGCTTATACCAATTGCATAAGTTTACTCTCTTGATTAGCACTATTACTACTCAAACTTACTACAAACTTCAATAACTAGACTAATATAAACTCACAACTCAGAGTAACCACAAGTACCAAGGAGGAGTAATGAGCTTTAATTGTTATTTATTGTTAATGAAATTTGGATATCTCAATTATTTTACTTATCTTTGCATTTCAGAGACATAGCAAGTATTTAGATTACTTAATAAGTCTCTTAGACATAGGAGCATACATTAGGTGGTAATTTGTTGCAGCCAACATAGGAGAATAAAGGGTACTATTAGTAGGGCACAGGTAATGCAACCTAGAGATAACTGAGAGAGAATACTAATAATATATAAACGGGGTTATCAACTAGTGGTATGTAGTTTGCTAGAAGGTTAGAGAAAGCACTTCTGGTCTCTCCTATACCTAAGGGATTCTGATTAAGAGATAATCTAGAGAATAACTCAAATTATACCCAAATGGCAAATCAAATTAAAAGAAAACTAGCATTAGCAGGAATTCCAGTTAAGAGTTACTCTGTATATGATATGGAATTACTTGAACAATACAAGCAAACTAATGAGTATAAAAAGAAAGAAAAATATAAGAAGGAGTTGATAGCTAAAGCTAAAAAGAAAGGCAAGGTTAACTATGATGAAATATATGATAAAGTATATCCAAAGACTAAATATAATGTAAGAGCTAAGTATTAAATTTAGCTCTTTTTTTATTGCTTCTACCTTATGGGTAAAAAAGAAAAGTGAGGGATTAACCCTCACTCATTATACTAAATACTCACTCTAACAATGTCTGATTCACCATCCTTAGACAAAGTAACTAACTGTGCCTTAGCTAAGTCAATAGACTCACCAACAGCAACAGTGGCATCATTAGATAATGGTATGTAGGTCTGACCACCAGCAACCATAGTAAACATCACTGAGTTACCATACTGTGATGGCACAACAACTGCTGACTTAACAGCATTGATTTCCTCAGCATCAAATGCTCTTGTAGATTTAACACTCCACTTACCTGCATAAACTTGTAAACTTGCAAAGATATTCATAATATAAGTATGGTTAACCTAAGCACCAAAAGGTTCAAAATGTTAGTTAATTCAAATACAATGGAAGAGTAATGAGTTTAATAGTTATACCACTCACTATAAGCATCACCTCCTGATACAGTATCCACATAATCAGGGTAGCATGATTCAAGGTCATTAATGTAGTTAATAGCTGCATCATACCTGTTAGTTAGGAATTGTACTAAGGTTAATGATAGTACTAAGAACAGTGCTAAGACTGCAATGATAAGATTCTTCTTCATGATTATAATGTTTTAAGTTCAAATACTATGGATAAGTAATAAGCATTCTATGCTAAACTAGGAGGGGGAGGAACCCCAAATTCAAAGTCTATGGGGGTGTAATGAGTAATTGATACTCACATAGATAAATATTCTAAAAAAAAAAATTAGAAGTTAGGTCTAACACTCCCCCTACCTTAACTCACTTAGTTAAACTTTTATAATTACTTGCACATGTTATTTATTATACTTACCTTTGCAAAGCAATGAAATATTAGACACTAAACTATATAACTATGAAGAAAGTTTGGAAGTTTATAGAAGATTGGATATGGCAACTACCACAGAATCTATGTGGTATAATCTATAAGAATGCTATTAAGAATGATATAATATCAAATATAAATGCAGACTCTGGGTATAGTATATACCTAAAAAGAAGTAATGGTGGAGTTACTCTTGGTAAATACATATTTGTATATCAAAGATACAGTGATTTATCAAAGACAATTCAGCATGAAACAGGTCATGTTAAGCAGAGTAAAATACTAGGTCCATTATACCCTATTGTAGTAGGTATTCCATCAATAATACATGCTGCATTACATAAGAATAAGTGTAAAGATGCTAACTATTATCACTTCTATACAGAAGCTTGGGCTAATAAGTTAGCAGGACTTAAGGTATGATGTCATGTATTTAAGTGGACAAGCCACTTGTTAATACTCTTCTAGTGCTACAGACTAACTTGATTATCAGTGGCTTGACATTTGTTAACTAAAATATATTGCATTTTATTTGCATATATCAATGATTTTACTTACCTTTGCAGAGTCATTTGATAAGAGATACTGCCCCATAGTATAAAGGGTTATTACATATGATTTTGGCTCATATAATGTAGGTTCAATTCCTGCTGGGGTAACTGTTGATTAATAGATATGATAGAAAATAATAAAGAAACTTTAGAGAGATTAATATTAGAAGAGGAAAAATCCTATGAAGAAATAGGAAGGATGTTTAATGTGTCAGGCAATGCTATAAAGAAAAGAGCACTGAAATTTGGAATGGAATTGCCTAAAAGGAGAGTTATAAATAACTCAGAGAATTTTAATAAAGGTCTAGTTAAAGTTAATATGAATACCTGTAAGACTTGTGGGAGGGAGTACAAGTTAAGGAAGTCTAATTCTAACCATTACTGCTCTCACAAATGTCAGCAATTAGCTAGACATAAAGAGGCATACAACAAGATAAAAGTAGGAGATAGCTCAATAATGAGAGCTAATTATTCTCCCTCTTTATTCAGAGAGGATATATTAAAGGAGCAGGGAAATAAATGTGATATATGTGGTATATCTCCTATATGGAATGAAAAGAAATTGGTATTTATAGTAGACCATATAGATGGAAATGCTTCAAACAATAGAAGAGATAACCTTAGATGTATATGTCCTAATTGTGACTCTCAATTAGATACTTATAAGTCTAAAAATAAAAATGGAGCAAGATATTATTATAGATATAAGCAGGGATAGAACGTAATGGAAGCGTAATAGTCTTCTAAACTATTGTCTTTATGACCTTGTGAGTTCGAGTCTCACTCCCTGTACTTGGATTTTCTATTTCATAATGTAAATGAACTACAATGGGATAAATTGGATTTCATGTTTTTAGACCACTCTGGTCTGTGAAGATAGGAGTGGTTATTTTTTAAATGTTGGGTTGGACAAATTGGTTAAGTCACCACCCTTTCAAGGTGGTCAATATGGGTTCAGGTCCTATATCCTCCGCATAATATAGGTGTAATTCAGTTGGTAGAATGCTGCATTTGGGATGCAGTTGTCACAGGTTCGAGTCCTGTCATCTATACAAATGGGTCATGTAGTGTAATTGGCTAACACATCACATTTGCACTGTGAAGTTGGGGTTCAAGTCCCACATGTATCCACTTGTTTTCATGTTTTCATAATGTTAGAGTTTTTAGTTCACAGGTCTAGGGTACACCTTAAGTACCCTGCACTGCTCCTTAGTTCAGTGGTTTAGAATAGCACTTTTACACAGTGAAGGTCATTAGTTCGATTCTAATAGGAGCAACATTTAATTGGGAGTATAGCTCGAAGGTCGAGCACTTGACTGTTAATCAATAGGTGAAAGTTCGATTCTTTCTATTCCCGCATGGAAGAAATAAGATATTGTAATAAACATGGAAACACTTTATTTGCAGTAGATTCAGAAGGCAGATGGAGGTGTAGAAAATGTAGAGTTGAAGCTGTACAGAAAAGAAGAGAAAGAACCAAAGAAATGGCTGTAGAATACAAAGGTGGAAAATGTTGTATTTGTGGCTATGATAGGTATCTTGGAGCTTTGGAGTTTCATCATTTAGACCCAGATGAAAAAGACTTTGTTATGTACATTAGAGTTTGAAACAAGTGAGAAAGATATAGTGAACTATGAATCTTATGCACTATTCAAGGGTATGGGTAATGATACATTAGGTCATTATAATACATAATATGTATCCTTAGTTTAATGATAGAATGTTGCTCTCCAAAAGCAAAGGTAGTAGTTCGATTCTATTAGGATATGCTATATTGAGTTGTATCTCCTCTGTCTGATAAGCAGTAGAAAGAGTAATTGGTCACATGTGGGTTCAATTCCCACCTTCTCAACTTATATTCTGATATACTTCAACAGGTAGGAGGCTGCTCTCATAAGGCAGTAGTTATAGGTTCAAGTCCTATTATCAGAACTGTGTGGATAGCTTATCTGGTAAAAGTGCTTCACTGTGAATGAAGAGATAGGGTTCGAGTCCCTGCCACACCCTTTTAACTTATAATGCTGAGGTAGCACAAGTGGTAAATGCAGATGGCTTATATCCATAAGATAGTGGGTTCAAATCCTACCCTCAGTACAATTAAATGCCTCTATAGCTGAATGGTTAAAGCTGCTCCCTCTTAAGGAGAAGATTCTAAGTTCGATTCTTAGTGGAGGTACATAGTTTATAGGATACTTGATTTGGGACAGAAGGCTTACACAACTGCTCCACCAGAGGACAACCATTAAGATAACCAGTCAAGATATAGATGATAATGTCATGGAAGCTAACTATAAAACTCCCCTATAGCAGACAGGTTGTGGGCACTAATCTTTTAAATTAGGAGGTCTGGTTCAATTCCAGATGGGGGAACAAAATATAATGGGTACATAACATCAGCAGACTGTAAATCTGCCCTCCTTTATCAAATTGATGTAATGGACTTTGGAGTAGGGGAGTTCGAGTCTCTCTGTGCCCACTTCAACAGAAATCTTTGTCCTTGACTTATGGAAGGTGATGTAGGTAGAGATACAAATAAGTCATTATGGGTGCTGGGCAGGTATGGTTACATTGCGCAGGTCTGAAAAACCTGAGAATAAAGTTCGATTCTTTAAACACCCACTAATGCCCTTTTGGTGGAATTTGGTAGACACTCTGGATTTAGGCTCCAGTACGAAATAATAGTAGTGTAAGAGTTCGAGTCTCTTAGAGGGCACATGAATAGTAAAAGAAAATATATAGAGGATAATATTGATTTCATTCTAAAATGTAATGAGGAAAGATTACCATTAGTAGAAGTTTCAAGGAGATTAAAAGTTAAGTATTTAACTTTAAGAAAATACATTAAACTACTAAATATTCCTTATACAAACAATCCTAATAGAAAGGGTCTTCCACATACAGATGGAAGGAAATCAATAGAGGAAATATTGCATGGAAATAGTTCTAATACTTTTAAGAGAATAGTTCTTATAAGAGAGGGAATTAAAGAAGAAGTGTGTGAATGTTGTAAGTTATCAGAATGGATGGGTAAGCCAATTCCATTAGAATTACATCATATAGATTTTAATCATTATAATAATGATTTATCTAACATTCAAATATTATGTGCTAACTGTCACATGCAAGCTCATAACTATAGTAATACAAGGGAAGCTGGTGCAACTGGTTGAGACACAATGGATTTAGGCTCCATAAGTAGAAATACTTCTAAGGGTTCGACTCCCTTGCTTCCTACTACAACATTTTTTAACAATAAAAAGTATGTGATTTACTTGTATAGTTCAATTAAAATACATACCTTTGTAACATCAAAACAAAGAGATATATGGAATATGGTTTACTAACTCCAATTGAGGATAATGAGGTAAATGAAACATCATTTAATGGTGCAGAATTCTTTATTAACTTCATAAATAAACTAGAAGGTTACAAGACAAAGTGTAAGAATCTTCACTGGGCAGCACCTAAGAAGAATATTCATGTTTACTTAGATGACTTTCTAGAGAAAGTCGAAGACTTTCAAGATATTCTAGCAGAAGGTTATATGGGAATTTTAGGTAAGATGCAGCCTAATGTTATTAAAGGAGTCCCTAGTGATGCACTAAATGCAATGGACTTCATTGAAGAAGTTAGGAGTAATACACTAGCTTTCTATGATAAGATTCCCCAAGAAACAATCTATGTTGGTATCAAGTCTGAGTGTGAGACTTTCATTCAAGAGGTTAATCAATACAAGTATTTATTTAGCTTGTGTGATATTAGACCTTACTAATAGCTTAGTGGTGCAACTTGGTAGACACAACAGACTTAAACCCTGTACAAGTGAGGGTTCAACTCCCTCCTAAGCTACTAAGTTAATGCTTCTTTCATATAAAGGTTATTATGCCTCTCTTGTAAAGAGGTCATGTGGGTTCAATTCCTACAAGAAGCTCAAGAAGTTACTAAAAGCTGTGTTCCATTCAGTGACAGAGTAACATTCCTTGGCTCAATGGAAACTAGGTTTTTATCATTTTTCCCTAGTGAGATGTGAAGGAAGGTGCTGGCTAAGGTCATCCCAGCAAGAGAAGTACCAGTTGCCAAATCTTCTCAATAAGCAGGTGTGGTGTAGTGCTTTACATGTCTGCCTTCCAAGCAGAAGACCAAGGGTTGGAATCCCTTTACCTGCACAAACTTAGATAAAGTTGAAAGACAATATTATGAAAGAAAGTAGGAAAAAGAAAGATGAACAATTAGGAATGCCACTAGGAACTGCTAGTGCCAAACTTAGAAAGTCAATACTATTCTCTTTATTAAGAGAATCTCATAAGAATGTATGCTATCAATGTGGTAGAATAATAGATGAAGAAGATGAGTTATCTATAGAACATAAGATACCTTGGCTGGATTCTGATAATCCAAAAGAGCTATTCTTTAATTTAGAGAATATAGCATTCTCACATCTGTCCTGCAATATAAGTGCTGCTAGGCAGAATAGAGAGGGCAAAAGAGAATCTCAAAGAAAATTAGTAGTAGAGGGAAGAACTAAAAGAACTAATCTCACTATAGAAACAGTGAGAAATATAAAAACTGATTTAGCTACTATGAGTAGAAAAGACATATGTAATAAATATGGTATTACTAAAATCTACTTTGGCTAACATTTGCTAGAGGAGAAACATTTCAGTATATAGATTAAGGGATAATGCAGGTTGGTGTAAAGGCTAGCATTTGAGGCTCATAACCTCAAGATAGGGTTCGAGTCCCTGCCTGCCACTATTAGAAACTAAAAGCAATATAGCTATGGGAGAGAAAGAAGAAGTTAAAGCTACATATATGACAGCATTTGCTGAGAACAGCATTAGAGCTATTGTAGAAAGAGCTAATGAATTAGAGATTAAAAGAGAGAATATAGTGTCTCTTCTTAGTGAGAGAGGTCAGTATGTTCTAGTATATTACAAGTAAACTTAGAAAACATGGAAAGAGAAATGGGAGAAGTGTTAGTTGCAGGACCTGAAATTCTAAAGAATTTGATTATCTTTGAAGCTGTAACTAAGTATAAGTCAGTTGCAAGAGCAATGAGAAGAGGTGATGTAACTAAGTTTGGTACTCTTGTACCTAAGAGACCTTTTAATAACAGAGCTAATACCTCTACTAGAAAAGGTACTCACAGTAGAGTAATGAATGAGACTAAGAAGAATATTTATGGAAGACTTACAGGACAAGCAATCTGATTATAACAATGAACCTGTAGAATACTGCACACATTGTTTATCTCTTGCAATAAGAGATGTAAATGGTCAACCATACTGTGATAAGTGTGGCTGCACTAAAACAGCCAAAACAGATATACATACATGGGAGAAGAAGTATGGAACTGTATATGGTGGTAGTTATGTAACTAAGAAATAAGAGTAGAATGGAAAAAGAATTAAAGATTGAAGGTACTTGCACTACTGGTGGTTGCAAGCAAGATGCTCCTCAAGAGTTAACTAGAGAGCAGTTAGTTGGTATGTTGCACCAAATGTCTGAACAAGACAGAAAGTTGTTTGAAGAGAATAAGCAATTGAGAGGTGTTATTGAGGAAATGAATATGACTAATCTATTCAAGAGATTAGATTATCTATTCAAAGTAATCACAGAAGATAACAAGTATCTTACTACTGAGTTCAAGAGTAAATGTGCTCAAGAGATTGAGTTCTTAATGACTCAACCAGAACAAGAAACACCAGAAGAATAAGGAGTATAACTATGGAAGTGGCTGTTAATAATGTAATTAGGATACCCACTTCACTAAAGAAGTTCTTTAGATACTGGTTTGAATTCTTAAAGCCTTTTCACAAGTTAACTGATAGAGAGATTGATGTAATCACTGCCTTTACTTATGAAAGATACCTACTCAGTAAAGTAATATCAGACTCTGATATACTTGATAAAGTAGTAATGTCAGAAGATACAAAGAAGAAAGTAAGAGAAGAGAGTAACATAACTCTTGCTCACTTTCAAGTGATTATGGGAAAGCTGAGAAGGAACAAAGTCATCATAGATAATAGGATAAATCCAAGGTTCATACCTAATATCACTGATGAAAATGGTTCATTTAAACTAATGCTTTTATTTGATATTCAATGAGTTATCAAGAGATATTAAAGAGAGTATCTGAGGAGCTGAACCTTCCTTTGGAAGTAGTGAAGGAGGCTTATGAGTCCTATTGGTTATTTATAAGGCAGTCTATTACAGACTTACCTTTGAGAGAAGACTTGAGTGAAGAGGACTTTAACAAGTTAAGAAGTAACTTTAACATACCTTCCCTAGGCAAACTTACTTGCACTTATGAAAGGATGAAAGGAGTTAAAGAAAGATTTAAGTACATAAATAGAATAAGAAATGGAAGATTGGAAAGTTAGATTAGTAGAGGAGTATAAACAACTTCTTGAGAGAATGGAGAAGCTAAGTATAGCTTTGAGTAAAGAAGAGTTCTATGAGAAAGTTGGCAGAGTTCAGCATTTCTATATGGTATCTCAGTACACTGGAATGAGAATTTATAAGGAGGCTCTTGAAGATAGACTGAAAGATTTAGGAATAAAAGTGGAATAAGAAATGAAAGTAATAAAGAAAGTTAGACCTCAGTTCACTGGTTTGATTACAACCATGAACATGTTTGAGGAAAAGGATATGTATATCAAAGGAACTAGCTTAATTGATGGAAGAAAGATTAAGAAATCAATTGATGAGTTCCAGACAGTAGTAGCTGTAGGGCCACATGTGAATGGTATTCAAGTAGGTGATTTAGTACATATTGACCCTACAAGATTTATGAAACCTGTACAAGTTAAGAAGCCTAATCAGCCAGACTCATTAAAGACTGGTATGGAGGAATACTCATCAGAGATGAGGTATCAATTTGATGTCATTGAACTTGATGGTAAGCCTTACTTGAAGTTACAAGACAGAGATGTCGATTATGTAGTTGAGGAATATGAAGAAGTTGAAGACTTTGACCCAAATCCTACAATTGTTACTGAGGAACACCTTAAGGGTAAACCCAGACTTGAATTAAACTAATAACAAGCCTAGCCTAATGAATAGGCTGGGCTTTTTTAATTTATATACCTATGAGATTAATGAAATTTGAAGGCTATACTCTTACTATAGAGCCAGAGGCTCTTGTTATAAAGAGTATTAGAACTTTATGGAATAGAGATAAGACCCAAAGCAAGGAAAGAGCACTAGCTGAGTTAGGCTATATCTACTTTATGGTTGACCCTAGAAGTACTTATTCTTACTTGACTGACTTAGCTGATAGGTCAGAGAAGATAGTACTTGAGGAAGGTTTACCTAAGAATTGGAAACCTGATAAGATAGTACAAGAAGCGATGAAGTCTTATGGAGACTCAGTAATTACTACATCATCTCTTCTATTAGAAGACACTAGAGTAGCAGTTGATAAGTTAAGGAAATATTTAAGAGATATAGACCTTACTGCTGAGGATGATAAGAATAAGCCTAAATACCCCCTTAACACTGTAACTTCCTCTATTAAGTTAGTTCCCTCATTAGCTGAGGACTTAATGAAAGCTGAAAGAATAGTAGCTCAAGAGATAGTAGAAAGTAACAAGATGAGAGGTCAGAAAGAAAAGACTATATTGGAGGATGGGCTTTAGTAACTAACTGTAAATTAAGCAATTATGGAATTAAAATTTATAGTATATGAGCATGTTAATCTTTTTAATAATAAGAGATACATAGGAATTACCTCTCAAATACCTGAGGTTAGATGGCAGAGAGGTAGTGGTTATAGAGAGAATACTATATTCTTTAGGGCTATTAAGAAATATGGGTGGGATAATTTTGAGCATAACATATTATATGAAGGTTTGTCAAATAGAGAAGCTCTAGAGATAGAAAGTACCCTGATTAAGAAGTATAAAAGCCTAGGAGTCAGTTATAATATATCTGATGGGTATGAAGAATTAGGTATTTCTAAAAGAATACCTATAATAGTATATGACACAGGTGGAAATTATGTAGGAGCATATATTTCAATTCATAAAGCAAGTATAGAATTAGGTATACCCGAAACTAATATAACTATGGCTTTAAGTAATAAGTATAATATAACTCAAGCAAAAGGATATGTATTTCTTAAAGAAGGTGATAATATATTAGATAAATTAGATAAAGTAAATAAAAGACATTCTTCTGCTAGAAGGCCAGTGATTCAATTAACTAAAAATGGACAGATATTAGCTGAGTTTAATAGTGTATCTGATGCAGCTAACAGTCTAGGTTGTGGTACAGGCTCAATATCAAATTGCCTAAAAGGTAGATATAAAACAGCAGCGGGATATAAATGGAGATATAAGGTATGAGAATAGAAGATGTAGTAGAATCACTAAATCAGTATATAGAGGATATTAGAAAATCTAAGCTCCTAGAAGCTAAATCCTTTCTAGTACTGAAAAGACACATAGAACCTTCTGAGCATTTTAAAGCTTATAAGGTTGCAATAGTAGAGATATTTGTAGTCAATGGACCAACAAACTATATATTAACTACTCATAGTTATCAAGGTAGATTAGTATCTTCTCAAGAAGAAGAGGTACTTTTAGACCTTGAAAGACAAGTAGTTAAAACACTGTTTGGAATAGTAAACACTGATATATTTGATAAAATAGTAAAGGGAGAATACAATGAAGATACTATTGGAAACTAATGAATTCCAAACACCAATCACTGATGAGTTACTTGAAAGATACCCTAAAGAAGTTCAAGAGCAATTCTTTGATTATGTGAATAATGTGGAGTTTATTAAAAGACTAATATCTCCTAAGAGGAAAAGAGCTAAAGATATGCCTAAGGATGCTGATGGTAAAATAATTGTAGATTTACTTAACCCCCATATCCTTGAGGATATGGACTACTTTAGAGAGACAGCTTTACATAAGAAAAAGACTGGTAAATATACTGACCTTAGACCTAATGGTAATCCTAATTCAGACTATATGAAGTGGTTGAGAAGAGAAACTCAAAGGTGTTGGTATGGTATGGTTAGACCTTCTGATGGTGAATGGATTACAGGTGATATGTATTTCTATTTGAATTACATGCCTATTGAACTTACTGAGAAGATTGAAGGTCAGAAGAAAGCTGTAAACAGAGTAACATCTACTCCTAAAGCATGGGAGGGTGCATATCTGTGGTTCCATTATGTACATCAAGCAAGATATGGTGGATTATATGATTGGGATGGGGGTAAAGATGCTATTCAGATAGCTACTAGAGGTGCTTCAAAGTCATTCTCTTGTGCTTCTATGTTAGGTAAAGATTTCATAGTTGGTGAGAATGAAAACTATAATAAGAAGGTAAATGCTTTCATATTGGCTGCTGAGAAAGGTACTCTTAGTGATAAGGATGGTACTCTAAAGAAGTTTGAAGCATGTGCTGACTTGAATGCAGAGTTAATGCAGTGGCCAGCTAGAAGACTATACTCTTCACTTGATAAGATGACTTGGGAAATGGGTTATCTTGATGCTGAAACTGGGCTTAAGAAAGGAACTAGAAATAGTGTATTCGGAGTAACAACTAATGATAACCCAGAGAAGGCTAGAGGTAGTAGAGCAGCTAGAATTATATATGAAGAGATAGGTAAGTTCCCTAAGTTTCAAGTGGCTTGGACTACTAATGAACCTTCTGTTAGAGAAGGTAAAGAGACATGGGGTCAGCAAATAGGTATTGGTACTGGAGGTTCAGAAGGTTCTAACTTCTATGGTATTCTACAGATGCTTTATAATCCAAGAGGTTACAACATCTATGCACTGCCTAATATCTATGACAAGAATGCTAATGGCAAAGGTGAGACTGTATTCTTCTTTGGAGCTTACTTAAATAGAGGTGGTTTCTATAATGAAAATGGAGTATCAGATGTAGTAGCTACTATACTTGATATTCTGATGAAGAGATATACAGTTAAGTATAACTCTACTGACCCTGCCAGACTAACTCAGGTAGTAGCTGAGAGACCTTTGACTATTCAAGAAGCTATTATGAGAAAGGAATCTTCTCTCTTCCCTGCTGCACAGTTAAGTGACAGGAAGAATGAGCTTGATGCTAATCCTAATATCTATGATGATGTTTATACAGGTAGAATGGTAATTAAGAATGGTAAGCCAGACTTTGTACCATCAGATGTGAATGTTATTAGAGAATTCCCACATAAGGATAATAAGCTTGAAGGAGGTATAGAGATATTCCAGCTACCTAAGAAAGACAGTAGTGGCAATGTTCCTTATAATAGGTATATTGCAGGTACTGACCCTGTAGATGATGATGATGCTAAAGAATCTCTATCACTTCAATCTACTTTCATATTAGACCTATGGACTGATGAAATAGTAGCTGAGTACACTGGTAGACCTACATTTGCTGATGATTATTATGAGCAATTGAGATTACTTCTAATGTTCTATAATGCAAGAGATAACTATGAAAACAACAAGAAAGGTTTGTTTGCATACTTCAATAGAATGAACTCTTTGTATTTACTTAGTGACAGATTGGAGTACTTGAAGGATAAAGAGATAACAAAGGTGCCTGGAGTTGGTAATAACAGTAAGGGTTACACAGCTAATAAGTTTATCAATAGTTATGGTAGGTTGTTATATAGAAACTGGTTACTTACACCTGTTCCTATTATACAAATAGTAGATGGCGAACAGACTGAAATGATGGTTCCAAGACTATATACCATGAAGAGTAGAGCACTCATTCAAGAGTCTATTCAATGGGAATCTTTAGGTAACTATGATAGAGTTTCAGCTATGACTGCCCTAATGTTATACAGAGAATTCATGGTTATACAATATCAAGGAGACTTTAGCCAAGAGAGAGTTGAGGCTAATGATAAGACCTATCTTGGTAATGATAAGTTCTTTTCAGATAACTATGATAATAGAGTGTATAGAGGTTCACAGTGGGCTGTGAGGGGGCAGTAAATTTAGTAAAGAATGTAGGTAAGTCTAAATAATCCACTTATACTATTGCATGAGTGGATTATTTTACTTACTTTTGCAAGTGTTTAATGAAAGGTAATTATGGAAGAAGAGAAGTATATAGTATATCTCCATGTTAATAAGATTAATGGAAAGATATATGTAGGAATAACACACTATACTAATCCTGAATTAAGGTGGAGGTGTGGCTATAAGAACAATCCACATTTTACTGCTGCTATAAGTAAGTATAGTTGGAGTAACTTTGAACATATAATTCTATTCAAGGATTTACCTAAAGAGGTAGCTTGTAGAGAAGAACAGCTACTTATTAAAAGATATAGGAAGAAAGGGAAATGCTATAATATATCTGATGGTGGAGAGGCTACTACTCAAACTAAAAGTATTAGAGATAAGATTTCTAAAGCACTCAAAGGTAAACCTAAGTCAGAAGAACATAAAAGAAAGTGTAGTATAGCAGCACTGGGAAAACATTGGAGCAAGAATAAAGAAGCAGTATTACAGTCTGTAAGTACTAGAAAAGCAAAAGGAGGCTATAAAACTCCTACTTGGTTAGGGAAATATGATAAGTCTGGAAGTAATAATCCATTCTATGGTAAAAAACACTCAGAGGACTCTTTAGCTAAGAAGTACAAAGCTGTCCTGCAATTAGATATACATAATAAATACATACAAGAATATAAATCAATCAAAGAGGCTGCTGATACAGTTGGTATATCAAAAACTCATCTAGTGGCTGCTCTAAAGGGCAGGTCTAAAACAGCAGCAGGATTTATATGGAAATATAAGGAGGACAATATATGAACATCGAATTTGCCAATTTCCCTCGACAAATGTTGCCATACTCTCAGAAAACTAAAAAGTGGCGCAAAGACTGCGTGTTGTGGGGGAATAATAAGACATTTTTTAATTACTCATTAGTTAGGAAGTCAGTCATACATAAGCAAATAAACTATAACTTGCTTCGTGGGAAATTAAATATGCAAGATATGCAACTAATATTGAATCCTGATGATTTGAAAGCTGGGTTTATTCCTGATAGGATACAACATTATCCAATTATGCAGTCCAAATTAAACCTTCTTAGAGGTGAAGAAAGTAAGAGAGTGTTTGACTTTAGAGTAGTTGTAACTAATCCTTTAGCTATCTCAGAAATAGAGAACAATAAGAAGAATGAGTTATTACAGAGACTTCAAGAAGAGATAAGTGATACTTCACAAAGTGAAGATGAATTCAATGAAAAGCTTGAGAAGATTAATGACTACTATACCTATGAATGGCAAGACCTTAAGGAGATAAGAGCTAATGCACTTCTTAATCATTATATCAAGGAATATGATATTCCTCTTATGTTTAATGAAGGGTTTATGGATGCTATGGCAGTAGGTGAAGAGATATATCAATGTGATATAGTAGGAGGTGAGCCTGTACTTGAGAGATTAAACCCTCTTAAAGTAAGAATCTTCAAATCTGGTTATAGCAATAGAATAGAAGATGCTGATATTATTATTCTTGAAGATTACTGGAGTCCAGGGAGAGTTATTGATACTTATTATGATGTCCTTACAGCTAAGGACATTAAGTATATTGAAACTCTACCAGACCATATAGGTCAGAATACAGTAGATAGCATGGATAATATTGATGAGAGATATGGCTTTGTTAATGCTAATATGATTGGTGATGAAGTCACTGCATCAGATGGCTTTTACTTTGACCCTGCTAACTTATTCCCTGAAAGTGTAGGTACTTCTTTACTTCCTTATGATTTAGCTGGTAACTTAAGAGTACTTAGAGTATATTGGAAGAGTAAGAGAAAGATTAAGAAAGTTAAGTCATATAATCCACAAACAGGTGAAGAAGAGTTTAACTTCTATCCAGAAGATTATGTGATTAACAAGGCCAGAGGTGAAGAAGAATACTCAATGTGGATTAATGAAGCATGGGAAGGAACTATGATTGGTAATGAGATATTTGTTAATATGAGACCAAGATTAGTTCAATATAACAGACTCTCTAATCCATCAAGATGCCACTTTGGTATTGTAGGTTCAATCTATAACTTAAATCAAGGAAGACCTTTCAGTTTAGTAGATATGATGAAACCTTATAACTATCTGTATGATGCAATTCATGATAGATTGAACAAGGCTATAGCTAATAACTGGGGTGCTTTAGTGAGGATGGATTTAGCTAAGGTTCCTAAAGGTTGGGAAGTAGATAAATGGATGTATTATGCTAAAGTAAACCACATACTTGTAGAAGACTCTTTTAAAGAAGGTAACTATGGTGCTGCTGCTGGTAAGCTAGCAGGGGCTATGAACAATGCTTCAACAGGTGGTATTAACTTAGACCAAGGTAATTACATTCAGCAATTAGTCAATCTTCTTGAGTTTATCAAGATGGAAATGGCAGAAGTTGCAGGTATTACTAAGCAAAGAGAAGGTCAGATTAGCAATAGAGAAACAGTAGGTGGAGTTGAAAGAGGTAATCTACAGTCATCACATATTACTGAATGGTTATTCATTCAACATGATGATGTCAAGAAGAGAACTCTTGAGTGTCTCCTTGAAACAGCTAAGATAGCTCTTAAAGGCAGGTCAACCAAGTTCCAATACATACTATCAGATACATCAACTAGAATAATGGAGATTGATGGTGATGAGTTTGCAGAAGCAGACTATGGTTTGGTAGTAGATAATAGTAATGGAACTCAAGAGTTAAATGCTAAGCTTGATACTTTAGCTCAAGCTGCCTTACAGACACAGACTTTATCCTTCTCCACTATCACTAAGCTCTACACTTCAAGTAGCTTAGCTGAAAAGCAGAGATTGATAGAGAGAGATGAACAGCAAATTAGAGAAAGACAACAACAAGCTCAACAAGAACAGTTACAGGCTCAACAGAACATAGCTCAAGCTCAGATGCAACAGAAACAAGCTGAAATGCAATTGAAAGATACTATGAATGTTAGAGATAATGAAACTGCAATTCTAATAGCTCAAATGGGTAAATATGCTAATGAGGAGACTAGTGAAGATGTTGAGTTCAGTGAGGAAGCTAAAGCTAATTTATTGCAAAAGATGGAAGAGTTTGATGCTAAACTAGCTTTAGATAAAGCTAAACTTGCTTTTGAAAAGCAAAAGCATAGAGAGGATAATCAGCTAAAGGATAAAATTAGTTTGAGGCAATCTAGAAAGAAATCAAATGAATAATTATTGTGTATATAAACATACTTCTCCATCAGGAAAAGTATATGTAGGTATTACTAAATTAAAACCTAAATATAGGTGGAATAATGGTAAAGGATATACAAGAACTGATGAACAGATATTATTTAAGAGAGCTATTATTAAATATGGTTGGGACAACTTTACTCATACAATAATACTAGATAATGTATCAGAACTAGAAGCTAAATATACTGAAAGGTACTTAATTAGATGGTATAAAATACATAACTTATCTTATAACATAACTGATGGAGGTGATGGAGCTTTAGGAGCTGGGCATACTCATACTGGATGGCATCATTCTACTGAATCTAAAAGAAAGATGTCTGAAAGTAGAAAAGGTATTCTTTCAGGAATAAATAACCCAATGTTTGGTAGACATGAAACTAATCCTACTTTTGGGAAGTTTGGGAAAAACCATCCTGCCAGTAAAATGGTTAAGCAATATACTAAAGAAGATATCTTTGTAAGATATTGGGATTGTATTTCAGACGTAGAAAGAGAATTGAATATAAAAGTAACACATATAACTGCTTGCTGTAATGGTAGGCAAAAGACAGCAGGAGGTTATATTTGGAAGAGAGAAACAAATAAATAAGAAACCAAATAATACTAAGTAATATGAAAAGAATTAATAGTATAATTGAGTCAGAATTTGCCCCAGCATCAAAGAATGATATGTGGTTATTCAAAGGCTCATTAAAGTACTTTGGACCTAGTGGTTGGGCTGACATTCAAGCAGCTATTGAAGGCTCAGTAGATTGGGATGGTATAACTAATAAACCAAACTTTGCTACAGTAGCTACAAGTGGAAGTTATAATGACTTATCAGACAAACCTACTATACCTCCAGCTTACACTCTTCCTGCTGCAACTATAAGTACAATAGGAGGTGTAAAGAAGGCTACTAATGTGGATAATTTAGCTACTGGAGCTGAGTTAGCAACAGTAGTTACTAAGGTGAATGCAATTCTGTCTGCATTAAAGGTGGCAGATATAATGGTTGAAGATGCAAACTAATATACTATGTTTTTTACACAAGAAGATTATAGAAAAATAGAGAAGTGGCTATTAGCAAATAGTGTTAAAGATACTGAGTTTGCTGGAGCTTCTCTACCTCTTAAAGGTAATGAGACAGTAGCATTTGTACAAGATGGTAAGAATGTTAATGTACTCTTGAAGGATTTGATAGAACAAATCTTTCTATTAGGAGTATCAGACTTTCTTAATGTTACAGATAAGTATGGTGAATCAAGAATTAGCCTTACTCAAGCTATTCAACTAATACCTTATAAGAGTAGAAAGATTGGTCAAGTTATTACCTTTCTTGATGAAGATGGAGAATGGAAACTATTCCAATTTCAAGGAGAAAGGGTGAATCAATGGAATAATGCAACTTTATGGGTTGATTTAATTAAGAGAATACAAGGTATATCTATTATAGATAGTGAAGATATAACAGCTACTGTAGATAACTTGGATCAAACTTCCTTAACATTTGCAGATAAGAACTATAATACTATTGACTATTCAGGTTTAGGTAGAGTGTATCTTAGAAAGAATATACAAAGGGTTCAGAATCCAAATACAGGTATATTCTATAATACTAATTTGCTTACTCAGCAAATGATAAGTAAAGAGAATACTATTTATATTATACAGTATGACTATAACTTAAACAAACAAACCATTATTATTCCTAATAACTCAGTTTTAGTGTTTGAAGGAGGTTCTATATCAAATGGTACTATAACAGGGACTAACACTGATATAGTGTCAATAGATAATAATAAAATAATCTTTGGAGAGGATACTGTTATTACTGGTATATGGAGTGTATTAGAAATTTATGATTCGTGGTTCTATAGTGGAGAAGATGATACATTAGGCATAAAATCTTTATTTGCTTTATGTAATGATACTGTAATAAATAATGTATTTATAAATCTTAATCACAAAGTATCAGTAACTACTAATAATGGTGATGTAATTAATGTACCAAGTAATACCACAATTTTTATTGAGGGTACTATAGAATTATTACCTAATAATTTCCCAAGATACAATATTATTAAAATTCAAGATAAAAATAATATTGTAATAAGTGGAAATGGGAAAATAGTAGGGGATGTAAGAAATCATATTGGTGTAGATGGAGAATGGGGGATGGGGATTAACATTTTAAATTCCACTGATATTAGAATTAGTAAAATAAAAATAGATGAGTGCTGGGGAGATGGAATTTATATAGGACAACATAATACAGAAAGTGTATTACCCAAGTATATTTATATAGATGATATAGTAATGTCTAATAATAGAAGGCAGGGAATAAGTGTTATCTCAGCAGCCTACTTATTTATAAGTAATTCCCATTTATATAGAACTGGTCAAATTAGCACTACCTCTCCTTCTGCTGGTATAGACATAGAACCTAATGACATTTCTTTTCAAAGAGTTAAAGAAATTTATATAGATAGTTGTGTGTTTGAGGAAAATATAGGAGGTGGAATTCTATTTCATAACCTTCCAGAGAATGCTACAGTATATGTAAATAACTGCGAGTTTATTAAAAATAATATAAGATTTGGTAATTGTAATGGGGTATCTATAAATTCATGTAATGTAGACACTATTAACTTAGTTAATAATACATCCCAGCAGAACATAATAATGAACTCCTGTGTATTTAACACATTAAAGGAAACTGATTCTAATAAATATAAACCTTCCTTTATATTTAATAGGTGCTTATTTAACTTCCCTTTAAGCTATCATAGTTCAAGAAACATCTCAATTCCAGATAATTCTTGCATGAAAGTAACTTTACCTGAAAATGCTGCTGCTCTATTAGAAGTGGTTTTTGTGGGTAATTATAATGCCAAGAATATGAATGTTATAAATAGGACTCTTTTTAATATAAATGAAAATTCTTCTTATATTGAGGCAAGAAGGGTAAGGACAAGTTTATTTAGGACAGATTCTACCACTTACTCTTACCAAAGAGTAGACCAGACTATACTATTTAGTAACCCAATCATAGACTCAAGCAAAAGGCAAGTACATTTTTATATAAAAAATGCCTCAAGTGCTAACTATAGATTTTCTGGAACCTTGTCAATAAAAGCTATTATTAAATATAACAGTAGTTATGATTTAAACTGGAATAACATCAAGTTGGAAACTGTGCCAGTAGAGCAGGTAACAGATAATCCTGTATATGACCTTATTACAGATGGGACAATTGCAGGAAGTACTGAGGATTTCAGTAAATTTGCTTTCTCCAGAGGAGAACTTATGTTTGATACTACTATAGAAAGAAACATATATTCTAATGGAGTAACTCTAATTAATGAAGATGGCACACTATTAGATAAGGTAACAATAATCTAAATTAAATAAAGTAGTATTTGACATATAAGTCAAGTACTACTTTTACTTGCATATATGAGAACTTTTACTTATATTTGCAAGCAATAAAACAATAAAACAATATAAAAATATGGCTTTAAATATAACAATAAATAAGGTAAGTGTAGCAGCATCTTTTGCTGCTGGAGCTACAGTAGCAACTGCTGTTGCATCTGGGGGAACTGCTCCTTATGTATATAGTTTAGCTACAGGTGGAGATAAGTTTGCTATTAATAGTTCTACAGGAGTAGTTACTACTATTGCAGCTATGGATATAAACAATATTGCCTCCTTTAGTGTAACTGCTACAGATAGTACTACTGGAACTGCTCTTACTGGAACCTCAAGTGTAACTTATCCTCCTATTCAATCTGCAATTCAGAATAGGTTTAATAAACCTAATACAATATATAAAGTTACAAAAGATATTACTTTAAGTGGAGGTACTCTTACTATACCAGAAGGATGTACACTTGATTTTCAAGGAGGCTCATTTACTAATGGGACTATAGTTGGTAATAATACAAAGATTAAAGCTGGCTTAGAAAAGATATTTAATACTAACATTATCCTATCTGAGAGTTGGGATGTAGAAGGATTATATCCAGAATGGTTTGGAGCTAAAGGAGATGGTGTTAATGATGATCATTCCTATATACAGAAGTGTATTGATATAGGTATAAGTATTAGAATAGACACAATACTTAATAAAATATATTCTATAAGTAAGTCCTTATATTTTAATCAAGATTCAAACAATCATGATTGGTATAATATAATAGGAAAGAATGGTGCTATCATAAAAAGTGTCGGTAACATTGTAGTTTTTGATTCTTCACTACCTTATGGGGGCAGTCACCCCTGTTCCCAATATTTGAGAATTAAAGGGTTACATTTTACTGGTACTGTGCCTTATTCAACTGTTCTTGATTGCAAAATCATGAGAGTAGAAATAATTGAATGTATATTCAATGTAAGGTTAAGTACTTGCCCTAAATACTTTCAATCTTGGTATATTACCAATTGTAAAATAAATAATTATGGAGATACAACCCACACTGATGGATGGCTATACACTCAAGATGGTTTAAATGATTTTAAAATATCACAATGCCAATTTGAGTATTCTTTTGGTCCTGCTCTAAGACTTATGGGAGGGGCTAATTATGGAGTTACTGGAGCTTCTATTTCTCAGTGTTTATTTGAAGCTATAAGAAATGGTGCTGCTATAGAATACTCAAGAAGTTATAACCTTACAGTAATGGGCTGTTATTTTGAAGATAACAAGGGTGGACATGTAGTAGCTAAAGATGCTGGTACTCATACTGTAGCTCTTCTAGGAAATTTATTTGCTCCTATAGCAGCAAGTGAATCCATAGATAATACGGGAGGCAGTGGAACTTATAAAGTAGTATGGTGGGGAATGAGAGGATGTGTTTCTTTAGGAAACAATGGAATGGGAACTATGGATAAGGGGCATTTCTTTAAAAGTGCTTCTGAATATACAATATCTATATATGATAATGATTTTGTATTTAACACTCATGCTAAAAATGGATATTTACCTACAGGCTCTTTTGGTCAAGGGTTACTTAGAGGTAATACAAATTATAACACTGCTACTAATAAAATGACTCTTTGGACTGGGAAGGCTTGGGTAAACTTAGATGGTACTTCCTTAAAGGATAAAGGTACTACTGCTGAAAGACCTACAGATTATAGAGCAATTGGTTTTATATATATGGACACTACTTTAAACAAACTTATAGTTTGGGATGGTACAGTTTGGAGGGATTTTAGTGGTACAGCCGTTTAATATAATATTATATGAAAGATATACAACAACTAATTAAAAAGAATAGTCAAGAGGGAAGATATGAAGATATTTTCCCTAAGACTTTTATTGATGCAGTAGAAGATAGAGAATCTGGTAATACTTTAACTGAGATATTATCAGGATTTAACATGTACTTTCTATCTTATAATAGAAGTAGAGAACTAACTAGATTACAAGTTCCTTTATCTCTCAGAAAGACTGGATTATGGATTACTTATGTTTTATATGATAAAACTGTAATGACTGAATGGTATGCAGGAGAGGCTATTGATGATACTTCATGGACCAATGGTGCTAATTGGAGAGAAGGTCTTACTTCTGATATTTGGAAAAATTATAGAGGATATACTAATGAGAGACCTATATTAAAAGTAACAGATGATGGGTATCCTTTTTATGATAGAAATTTATCCAAGTATATAGTATGGGATGGGTTTAATTGGTTAAATATGGATGGAACCCCACTAACTTAATAATATAAATCATTTATACTCTTGTATAGGTGATTTATTTTATATAGATTTGTATTAAAATAGAGAAGATATGGAATTAATTAAATTAATAAAGATGTTATTTACACCTATAAAAGATGTAAATGAATTAAATCTTATAGGAATGAAGCATTTCCCATTCAAAGGGTATAAATATATGATGTGGTGTGGTAACATTATATATAGAGGAAATGAAACTCCTATTATAAGTGAAGAAAGCTTGACCCATGAAACCATTCACCTCATGCAGGCTAAAGTTAAAGGGAGCTGGATTAAATATTATTGGTCATACTTTATTCAATGGATGAAAGGTAATCCTATCATTCATCCTGCTTCCTCAGCTTATTACACTATTCCTTATGAGATGGAAGCATATGCCAACCAACATAATAAGGAGTATATTGATAATTATCATGGGCAATTTTTACACTGCTATGTTATTAAAGATAGAAAGAAGACTTACAAGTTAAAAGGAGGTACTCCAAGAACTTGGAAAGTATATCTTAAAACTATTAAGTTAGAACTATGAAAAGGATAATAACATTAATAATATTAGCACTTATAGCAGGTATCTCTTATTTATATACAGAGAATCTAAGATTAAATCATGAATATAAAATAGCTGCTGAGAATATTAAAGCCTATGATGCACAATTGAGTGGACTTGAAGGTGATAATAGAGTATTAAAACTAACAGTTGAACAGCTTAATTACTTCAATGATTCAATCATTAAGAAGATAAAGGAAGCACAGAAAGAGTTAAATATAAAAGACTCTAAGTTAAAACAAGCTCAGTATGAGTTATCTTTTGCAAGTAGAAAAGATACTATTCTTTTGAAGGATACTATATTTAGCTCTACCTTTACTTCACTTGATACTATAATGGGAGATAAATGGTTTAGCAATAGAATACAATTATCCTATCCTAACCTTATCTCTTCTAGTGTTAGTTTCAAAAGTGAGAAGTTTTGCTTTGTACAATTAAGAAAAGAAACTATCAAACCTCCTAAGAAATTCTTTTTAGCTAGATGGTTTCAGAAGAAGCATTATGTATCTATAGTAACAATAAAAGAGAACAATCCTTATATAGAAATAAAAAACAGTAGATTTATACAGATAATAGAATAGATATGGAAATGGATACTATACAGATTATTAGTTTAGTACTTGGGTCCAACTTGGTTAATACTATAGTTACAGCATGGATTTCTAGAAGAAAGAATACTGCTGAGGTTAATAAAACCAATGCAGAAGTTGATGGAACTCAACTAGATAATCTTGTGAAGCAACTAGAGTTCTACAAGAAGTTGGTTACTGACTATAAACACCAATTAGAAGAGTACATTCAAATAAGTGAGGAAAACAGGTTAGAGCTTATTAGGCTAAGGAAAGTAGTTGGTAAGATAGTCAATGATGTTTGCTTAGCCAAGGGGTGCAACAAAAGGGTGTACATTGATGATAAGGCAGTTGAAGATTTGATTGGTGGAGTTAAAGAGGATATTAAAATTAAAGTAGATAACAATGAGACGATTAATTAGTTATAATGTATTTGAAGGAGACCCTAACTTAATTGCAGAAGGTCAAATTCTAGTGATTAGAGATGCTAGTGTTGAAGGTAAGATTATAGATATTCAGCAAAGAGTTAATAGTAAACTAGTATCTATAATAACAGATAAGTTTACCTTTGCAATTAACCCTACTCCTGCTGATGCCACAGTAGTTATCAATGGTTCAACTACTAAGAGTATTAGGGCAGCTAAAGGACATACAGTTACTTGGTCTGTATCAAAGACAGGGTTTGTAACTCAGTCTGGTAGTGAGGTAATCTCAGGTGATGTATTAAAGAATATAACATTAGTAGAATCTGGCAGTTAATGAAACTATTATTAAGAAGAATATTTAAAGGACCTAGATATACTATTGGAAAACTCTTCATAAATGGTGTTTATGAGTGTGACACTTTGGAAGACCAGGATAGAGGATTAACAAGTCAAATGTCACTTGAAGAGATTAAAGCTAAGAAGGTGTATGGGGTAACAGCAATTCCTACAGGTACATATAGTATTAATATGACTACTGTAAGTCCTAAGTTCAAGGATAGAGCATGGGCTAAGCCTTATAAAGGCATACTTCCTAGACTAGAGAATGTAAAAGGGTATGAAGGAGTACTAATACATGTAGGTAATAAAGCTGAGGATACATTAGGTTGTATCCTAGTTGGAGAGAACAAAGTTAAAGGTCAAGTCATTAATAGTACAGCAACATTCTATGAGTTAATGACTGTATTATTGAAGGCTCAAAGTGCAGGAGAAGTAATAGAACTGACTATAGAATAATGAGAGTAAAGGGTGTGGTTAATATTAACTCAACACCCTACTCTTTTACTATTACTATAAGTGTTTTACTTATAATCAAATTACAATCAGACTTAAGGTATTGCACAGTTCAAATCTTTGACTTACCTTTGCATAGTTTAATTAAAGGAGAAGAGTTATATGGAAGGATTAGACATGGACAATATCCTATCACCAGATGAGGTTGAAAGCCTATTCACTAGTGATGGGAGTGAAGAAACACAGGTTACTCCACCTGAACAACAGGAGGAAGAAAATAAAGAAAAACCAACTACTGAGGTACCAGAAGTAAACCCAGATGAACTGTTTACTGAGGAACCAGAGAGCGTAGGTAGTGAGAAAGTAGATACACAAGGTAAAGAGGATACCACTTCTAAGGAAGAAACTGGTACTTCTCCCAAAACTAACTTCTACTCTTCCATTGCCAGTGCTTTGAAAGAAGAAGGTATTCTCTCAGCCCTTGATGAAGAAACATTAAGTAAGATTCAAACTCCAGAAGACTTTGCAGAAGCTATGGAGAATGAGCTTAAAGCTAAATTAGATGAAAGACAGAAGAGAATTGATGAAGCATTGCAAGTAGGTGTAGAACCTGATGAAGTAAGAAAGTATGAAGGTACTATTAACTACCTTAATACTATTACAGAAGATGCTATCTCTGATGAGTCAGCTAATGGAGAAAAGCTGAGAAAACAACTAATCTTTCAAGACTTCCTTAATAGAGGATTTAGCAAAGAAAGAGCACAAAGAGAGACTCAAAAGTCATTTAACTCTGGCTCTGATGTTGAAGATGCAAAGGAAGCACTAGCAAGCAATAAAGAATACTTTCAACAAGAGTATGAAGATTTGGTTGCAGAAGCAAGAGCAGAGGAAGAAGCTGAAAAGGCAAGAACAAAGAAGGAAGCAGAGGAGTTAAAGAAGTCTATTCTTGATGAGAAGGAAATCTTTAAAGGGTTAGAGTTAGATAAGACTACTAGAGAAAAGGTCTATAACTCAATCAGCAAACCTGTTTACAAAGACCCAGAAACTGGGCAGTATCTAACAGCTATTCAGAAGTATGAAAGAGATAATAGACAAGACTTCTTAAAGAAAATTGGTCTCTTATTTACTATGACTGATGGCTTTACAAACTTAGATAAGCTAGTTAAACCAACTGCTACTAAACAAGTGAAAAAGAGCCTAAGAGAGCTGGAACACACTATCAACACTACTAGAAGAAATACAGATGGAAGTCTTAGTTTCATATCAGGTGTTAGTGATGACCCAGAGTCAAAGGTTAGCTATGAACTTGATGTATAAATAAGATTTTAAGATAAACTGTTAAACAATTAAATTATGGCTGGAAAATTAAGTAAATTCCAAATGATTGGTTTTCAACACTGGAAAGGGTTGACAACTGAGAATCACTTAGGTGCCATCTTCCAAAAAGCACCTCAAAAGGCAACTAACCTAATGGTGCAATTGTTAGCTTTCCACAGAGGAAAGACACTTGATACATTCCTTAGTTCATTCCCTACTAAAGTGTTTGAGGATGATGCTGAATATTACTGGGATGTTATTGGTTCTTCAAGAAGAAATATTCCTCTGATTGAAGCTAGAGATGAGAATGGCGTAGTTATTACATCAACATCAGGTAATGTTGGTGTAGGTGGTGCACCTTTCTATCTTGTATTCCCAGAAGACTGGTTTGCAGATGGTGAAGTTATTGTAGGTAACTTAAATCAAGTTTACCCTCAAAGAATTCTTGCAGATGGCAGACCAGAAGGTACAAACTGTGTATATAAGGTTGAACTAATGGGTGCTAACAGCAAGGGTATTCCTGCTGAAAGACTACTTGCTGGTGAAAGATACTCTGTTGAATTTGCACCTGTTGAAAGAGAACTTTCAAGAAAGGTTGGTGATGTTAGATTCACTAGTCCTGTTTCTATGAGAAATGAATGGACTACTATTAGAATTCAACATAAGACTCCTGGTTCTAATCTTGATAAGAAGTTAGCTGTTGGTATTCCTATGGTTCATAGAGATGCTAGTGGCAGACAGGTTAAGGATGTTGCAAACAAGTGGATGCACTATGTAGAATGGGAAGTTGAACTTCAATTTGACGAGTACAAGAACAATGCAATGGCCTTTGGTACTTCTAACAGAAATATCAATGGTGAATACATGAACTTTGGTAAGTCTGGTAATGTAATCAAGACTGGTGCTGGTATCTTTGAGCAAACAGAAGTGGCTAACACTATGTATTACAATGATACTAATGGTCTGATGAAACTGTTGCTAGATGCTCTGTATGAACTATCTGCTTCTAAGTTAGGATTTGGTGATAGAAAGTTCATCATCAAGACTGGTGAAAGAGGTGCTCTGTTATTCAACAGAGAAGCTAAGAAGACTACTTCTGGATGGATGCCAATCATCTCAACTCAGAACCCACCAATCTATACTAAGGTTGCAAGTAACTTTGCTCAGAATGCTATTGCAGTAACTGATTATCAGGTAACTGAATGGAGAGCACCTAATGGTGTTATAGTGTCACTTGATGTTGACCCATTCTATGATGACCCTGTAAGAAATAAGATTCTTCACCCAGAAGGTGGACCTGCTTTCTCTTATAGATTTGATATTTGGTATATTGGTACTATGGACCAACCTAATATTCAAAAGTGTAAGATTAAGGGTCAAGAAGAATTCAGAGGTTATCAATGGGGATTCAGAAATCCTTTCACTGGACAGATGGGTAATCCTAATATGTCTTATGATGAGGACTCTGCTGTTATCCACAGAATGGCAACTTTAGGTACATTAGTACTAGACCCAACTAGAACAATGTCACTTATTCCTTCAATTCTGCAAGGATAATGATACAAGGGGAGGTTAACTCCTCCCCTTTTCTTTTTAACTAATTAATGGAGAAGTAAATATGGCAAGTAAGAGAGTAGAAGAAGAACTTGACTTAGAGAGCATTAACAGTGAAACATCTATTGTACCTCAGATGCCTGAGGAAGAAGAACCACAATTGCCTGTAAGAAAAGGTAGAAAGAAAGAAGTAGCAACACTGGGAGAACCAGTAAGTTGTTTAAGAAATGAAAGAATTATAGTAAGATATGTACCCAAAGAGAGTGGTATAGTAACTAATCCAAAGCACATTCTATATGGTGGTATGGCTGAAAATGCAGTAAAGTATTTCACAGTTCCACAATTAGAATCTGGTAGATTGGTTAATGTTCTTACTGATGAAGAAAAGGAATTCCTTGAGTATATTATGGGTTTAGAGTATAATGCTCTATCTATATATAAGAAGGAAAATAACTATTGGTCAAATAGACAAGTTAGATTGCTTAAACAAGATAACATCTTAGACCTATCAGACCCAGAACAATACATTAAGTATAAGATATTGCTAGCTAATAAGGATGATATAGCTCCTTCACTGCAAGCTCTTCAAGACACTCCAAAGGCAACATATAAGTTTGTTCTTATCAAGGAAGGTGAAGAAACTTCTAATGCTAGACAAGAGATGTCAGCTACAATGCAAGCATACATGGAATATGGTAAATATGAAAATGATGCTGATACATTGAGAACTATTATTGAGACTATTGATGGTAGACCATTAGCTGTAAATACTAAGGTAGAGTTCTTACAAACAAGAATAAACAAGCTAATTCAAGCTGATGCTAAGCTATTCTTAAAGGTTATTACAGACCCTCTATTACCTACTAAGGTAACTATTAAGAGAGCAGTTGAAGCAGGTCTTGTATCTAATAGAGGTGGCTTCTTCTATCTAAGAGAAGATGGTTCTCCTTTATGTGGTAACAACGAAGACCCAACCTTTAATATAGCAGCTAAGTTCTTAGCATCACCTAAGAACCAGCCTATTAAGTTCAGTCTTGAAGCTAAACTAAAAGAGTAATAATATGGACCACATAGAGTTCAGTAATGAATTTGATGTACTCTATAACAACATAATGAGCAATGCTGCTCCTGGGTTAAATGAATATGAGAAATCAGTGTTCTTGACTAAAGGCCAAGAGGAAATAGTCAAGAACTACTTTAACCCTAAAGGTAACAAGTATGGAGAAGGAATGGATGACTCACCTAAGAGACAGATAGATTTCTCAGAGCTTATTAAGGTTGCACAAGGTACACCTAGCACAACTTCTCCTCTTACTTTTGATAAGAGGGCTAAGGTATTTGACTTGCCTTCTGACTTATTTATAGTCATTAATGAAGCAGTCTCTACCAACACAGGAACCAAACAAGTGATTCCTATTAGTTATGCTGAGTACACTAGATTAATGTCTAAGCCATACAAGGAACCTCTTAAGTACCAAGCATGGAGAATCATAAGCACTTCAAGTGAGAAAATCTCTACTGAGCTTATAGTCAACAGTAATGAAACAATTGCTGAGTATCTATTGAGGTACATTAGAAGACCTGCACCTATCATAACAGCAGACCTTTCTTCTGAATATGGTAACTTAACTATCAACGGTATTGGCACTATTTCTGAATGTGAATTGAATCCAATTATACATCAAGAGATACTTCAAAGAGCTGTTGAACTAGCTAAAGCTGCTTATGAAAGTGATGTTAAAGCTACTATTGAACTAGGTCAAAGAAGTGAGTAATTATGAATATAGAACAATTTAGTGCTGAGTTTGATGTTCTGCTTAACTCTTACTCTATTATACCAGTTGATGGAACAACAGACCCTCTTGCATTCTCTGAGTATGAGAAGTCAGTCTTTCTGACTAAAGCTCAAGATAGCTTGGTTATAGACTTGTATAGTGGTAGAAACTCATTAGGACTCTCCTTTGAGTCTACTGAGGAAGCTAGAAGATACTTAGCTGAATTGGTTCAAGAGTTCACACAAGAAATTACTGTTCCTTCTACTACTGCATCAATTGTAATGCCACAAGGTTTATGGTTTATTACCTATGAAGAGTGCAAGTTAAGTGATGAAACATTAGGTTGTTTAAATGGTACATACTCCTTAGTAACACCAGTTAGAGAAGATGAACTTTATAAGATAAAAAGGAACCCATTTAAAGGTCCATCAGAAAAGAGAGTCTTAAGAGTTGATGTTAATAATGCCATTAAACTTATATCAAAGTTTAAGATAGGTGAGTATCATTGTAACTATATCACTAAGCCTACACCTATTATATTAACTAACTTAGGTGACTTAAACATATCAGGTTATTCACAACCAATGGAATGTGCATTGAATAGTAATATTCATAACTTGATAGTTGAAGTAGCAGTTAGACTTGCCTTGATGAGTAAGGCTCAGTATGCAAACAAAGAGAATAATCAATAGCTTATTAATAAGCAATACGTTTAATTAAACAACAATTTATTTATGGCAACTTATTCCGTAAATCAAGTAAGACATTTATATGTCGCAAAAGCTCTAAAGACAGCAGTTACTCAACTAGCTGCTGCTGGTGACATTCTGCCTAAGGCAGATACAGCTAAATCTACAATGTACTTCCAGTACTTTAGCCCTGCTGGTGTTATTGAATCTAGTGATAAGATTGACATCAAGAATATCACTTATGCAAAATCTACATCTTCTCAGGCTTTAGTTAAGAAGTTAGATAGATACCAAGTAGTTCTAGACTCTACTATCAATAGTGGAGCACCAGTAGCTGGACAGGATTATCTGTTGAGACTTGCTTTCAGACAGTATGTAGGTTTATCACCAGAAGACCAATACTGGAAATTTGGTATGGTACATGCAGTTAGTGGTATGACAGCATCAGACTTTTACAAAGCTATGGCACTTTCTTTAGCTAGAAACATAGCAAGAGAAGCTACTCCACTAGTAACAATCTATCTAGTAGCGAGTGGTCCTGCATATACAACAGTAACCATTGACACTGACCCTGCTACTCTGACTGGTACTTATACTGGTATTCAAATTGAACAGGTAGCACAGGATTGGATTTTAGGTGTTATGCCTCAAGGTTACATTCCTTTTGCAGTACAACCAACTAATATTACCTTTGAAGGTGATGAAAGAATCTGGGGTACAGTTACTACAGTAACTCCTATTAATTCTGTACAGAATGGTCATGATATTGCAGACCTTGAATACTTCACAATGGGTGCTAGAGGTGACTTCTACAGAAACATGGGATGGCCTAATGTTATTCATACTACTTACTTGGTAGACCCAACTCAGAAGTATGATACTCTGGACATCAGTTATTACTGGGCAGGTGGTGCAGAAGATGTACAAAAGTCTCCTAGAACAATCACTCTGGTAACTGTAGATGATGGTAGTCACACTGCAATGAAGGCTCTGATTGCAGCAATCAACACTGCATCTGGTTTAACAATTGCAGACCCAGTTGACCCAGTTTAAATGAGCTAATTATAAAGAGCATAGTTGATTCTATGCTCTTTTTTTTTTTATAATTAAAACTAAATAACCATGTTACATTTCAACGAATTAAGGATAACCCAAGATGATAAGTATCTAATTATAGATGCCTCTGTTGATAATCAAGACTTCTATGATGATATAATCTTAGATAGTGTGGTTATAGATACACAAGATACATATGTACCTAATGGTCCTAGCTCTAATCCTGTATATGAACTTAAAGTAGCTGATGCCTATGATTTAACTTACTCTCTTCCTGAGGAATGCAGTTGTAATCCAGTGCTTGAAGAGGAAGATAAATCATACTGTTTCACTTATGGTACTCATCAAATGAGGAATATAAGACTTAGATTACAAGCAAGTGATTTTAATATAAATACTCTTAATGATACTATGTTCTTTGTGTATGTGATAGCTACTGGAACTCCCTCAGCAGATGCTCCTTGTGGTACAACTAATCCCATGATTATGGGAGCTGTAACTAATCTATATCCTCTTTATCAAAGCATGATGAAGTATGTTAAACAGATAGAGAATAACTGTGAAATACCTAAAGAATTCATTGACTTATCCTTAAGAATAAAAGCACTTGAGTTATGTATAAGAACTGGTAATTATCCTCAAGCTATTAAGTATTGGAATAAATACTTTAAGAATAAGATAGGTACAATAACTAGAGTAACAAATTGTAGCTGCTATGGATGAAATGACTAATATTTCTTATGATGCTGTAGTTAGATACTTCACTTCATTAGCTCAATTTGGCTATAGAAGTTATGGTGATGTAAACAAGCTATTAGCATTACTTGCACTAGATGATGTACTAAATGTATTCAGTGAATATATAGATGAAAAGGACCTTAGGTCTATAGTTAATGCTATCTATTGTTTAAGTGGGACTACCTGTCTAATTGACTTTCCAAGTTATGTTAATGATGATACACTATTCCATAAGACTAAGATTAACTACATTACTAGAATCACTGAGGATAATATTCTCAGAGTTGATGAAACAAATGTGATAAGAATAGAAGCATAATACTTATAGCCAGTAAATAAAACCTATTAAACTCTTGTGAATATCAGTAGAAATACTTATATTTGCAGGAGTTTAATTTTATAATAGTATTAGTATGAATACATGGAGAGAAATAGTATATATGTGTATAGATGAGTTAAAGCTTCTAAGTGATGATTCATACTATACTGAGGACCATTTGATATTTCTTATCAGTAAATTTAGAACATTTATTCTAAAGCAGAGATACTCTGATATAAAGAAGTTCATACCTGAGAGTAACTTTAGTACTATATGTCTAGACCTGATAGAAGTACCTGCAATCTCAGGTGAGGTCTGTGAAGGTGGGGTATATCTAAGGTCTAAGAATAAAATCCCATATATGATGGGAATTAAACAACCAAGAGTATATCCAGTGGACTATTACCAAGGTGAGATAACTTATGTAAGTAGAGATAGAATGAAGTATGTAGGGTATAACAAGTATTTGAATAATATAATCTATTGCTCTCTAGCACCAGATAACTATCTATACTTCAAGTCTAGCAACCCTCAATACCTCTACCTTGAAAAGGTAAGAATAACAGCTTTATTTGAGAATGCTGAGGAAACCTTTGGATTACAATGTGATGAAAATGGTAGAATATGTGAGTTACTTGATGCTGAGTTTCCTTTAGAAGCTTCTCTAATTCCTCCTCTTATTGAGCTTGTAGTTAAGGAATTAAGAAGTTCAGAGTTTATGCCAGAAGATAAGGAGAACAATGCTGATGATGATATGTCTGACCTAAATCCTAAGAAGTAATGACACTAGAAGAGTTTAGACATAGCATACTAAAGGTAGATAAGCCAAGAACTCACAAAATCAGAGGGTCATTGGGTATCTATGATGGTTACAAGCATTATAGAAAGAATGGCTATGGTAGTACTGGGTATAGATTAACTGAATCTCAGTACTTCTCTATTACTAGAAGAGTTAATGAATTACTAGCTGATAACTTAGTAAATGGTGAAGAAGTAACTTTGCCTTATAGAATGGGAAGACTTGAGATAAGAAAGACAGCAGGGGAAATTAGGTTAGATGCTAAAGGTAACTTAGTAACTAACCTGCCTATTGACTGGGATAGAACTCTTAAATTATGGTATGAAGATGAAGAATCTTTCAACGCTAAGACTCTTATTAAAGTAGAAGAGAAAGAGATATTTAAAGTCTATTATAACAGAGGTAAAGCTAACTATATCAATAAGTCATTCTATGAGTTTAGTGTTAATAGAGAGCTAAAGAAAAGGCTTAAGCAGAACATTAAAGATAGAAAGATTGAAGCAATGTACCTAGATAAAAATAAAAGATATGACTAAAATTTGGACTGTGTACAGGCATATATCCCCATCAGGGAAGGTGTATATAGGCATTACATCTAAACCTATAGAGAAGAGATGGAATAAAGGTAAGGGTTATATTAACTGCAAATCTTTCTATAATGCTATTGTAAAGTATGGTTGGGATAATATAAAACATGAAGTATTATTTACTAACCTACTTGAGGTGAAGGCTAAAAGCTTAGAAGTAGACTTAATAAGACATTATAAGAACTTAGGAATATCTTACAATATAACTGATGGTGGAGATGGTATGACTGGGTATAAGCACTCAGAAATAACATTAATGAAGTTAAGGAAATCTCTTAAAGGTAGAGTATCCCCAAATAAAGGGATACCTATGAGAGAATCGACAAAAGAGAAACTTAGTAAACTGAATAAAGGGAAATCTTTATCAATAGAAACTAGAATGAAAATCAGTCAGTCTAATTCTGGAATTAATCATCCTTTCTATGATAAGAGTCTTAGTAAAGAGCATAGATATAAGATAAGTTTAGCTCATATAGGCACTAAACTTGGAGATAATCTAGGATTTGAAAGAAGGTCTAAATCAAGAGATAACTATTGTAAAGCTGTAGAACAACTTGATGATAACCTTAATATAATTAAAACTTTTAGGTCTGCTATAGATGCTGCAAAGTTCTACAGTAAAAGCAAAAGTGCAGCTTCTAAGATAACAGAATGCTGTAGAGGTACTAGAAACAAAACATTAAATAGTAAATGGAGATACAAATATGGTAAATGAGATAAATTATATAAATCTTCGCATTATCGCAGATAGATTAACTAGACATCCTTTAATGGTTGACTTAACCCTTGAAGCTATTATACAATACACAGTGGACTTCATAGGTATTGTAGGTCTCCCTACTATCTATTATGATAAGGTTGATACTGTAGATATTAGTAACTATAGAGCAGCTCTACCATGTGATTTAATAGCTATAAGACAAGTGAAAGATGTAAAGAACAACATCTCACTTAGAGCTACTACTGATACTTTTCACCTAATACATGATGAAAAGAAACCTATAATGAGACAAGAAGGAACCTTTAAGACACAAGGTAATATCATATATACTTCCTTTAAGGAAGGTAAGATAGCTATAGCATATAGAGCTATTCCAGTAGATGAAGAAGGATTACCTATGATACCTGATAACTCTATATTCCTTAAAGCACTAGAGTTATATATAAAGAAAGAATGGTTCACTATTCAGTTTGATATGGGTAAAATAGCACCAGCAGTATTGCAGAATGTACAGCAAGAATATGCGTGGAAAGTTGGACAACTTAACACTGAATTCATTCTGCCTTCTGTTAGTGAAATGGAAGCTATTAGTAATATGATGAATCAACTATTACCTAGAACCAATGAGTTTAGAAAAGGGTTTAAGTCTCTTGGTAACAGAGAGTATTGGAAAGACCAAAGATAATTAAGAGGAGAATATAATATGGTAATGAAAAGTTCACAACATATAATTAAAGGTATGACTAGAGACTTAACAGTCTCAAAGTTCAATCCAGAGTTTGCATATGAATGTAAGAACATTAGAATAACTGCAAGAGATAACTCAACTCTACTAACAGTTACTAATGAAAGAGGTAATTCTGAGTTATCCATCCTCACTTCTAATGGTAATCCTCTTCAAGTGCTAGGTACTCTCATAGGATATAATGTCTTGAATAACTATGTTACTTTGTTTACTACTGGTGATAAGGATAGGATATATAGGTTGGAGAATAAGCAGACTTACTTTGAAGGCAAGCTTCTTTATGAAGGTAACTTGAACTTTAATGTCAATAATCCTATTGAGAATATCAGTGTATATGAGAATGATAACATACAGAAAGTATATTGGATAGATGGGTTAAATCAGTCTAGAGTTATAAACATTGTAGCTGATAGCACTGTTAGTGGAAGTTGGAATGATAGTTCATTTGACTTTGTACAGGACCTTGAATTAAAAGAGACTGTAACTGTAGTAAGAGATGACTTAGCTAGTGGTTCTTTCTCCTCTGGAGTTATACAATATGCTTTTACATACTATAATAAGTATGGTCAAGAGAGTAACATATTCTATACTTCCCCTATACAGTATATTTCTTTTGCAAGTAGAGGAGCTTCACCAGAAGAGAAAGTTAGTAACAGCTTCACTATTACTATAGCTAATCCTGATACAAGATTTGATTATATAAGAGTGTATTCAATACATAGAGCAAGTATAGATGCTACTCCTAATGTATTAAATGTAGTTGATTTGCCTATTAATGCAGCTAATGTAAGAGCAGGTGAGACACTTACTTATACTGATAATGGCACTATTGGAACCAATGTTGACCCTACTGAACTTCTATATGTAGGAGGTGAAGAAGTAGTATTTGGTACTATGACTCAAAAGGATAATACACTATTTTTAGGTAATGCTGATATAAAGAGAAAGTTAGTTGGACCTGATATTATTAACTCTATTAAAGGTGGTAATATTAGCTTTAATCAAAGATATGTAGGTAACTATGTAAGAACAGCAGGATATTATCCTTATAAGAATAGCCTATACCTAGGCTCTAAGATTAAATCCTTCAAGTATCTTGAGTGGTACAGATTTGGTGTACAATTTCAGTATAAGAATGGTAAGTGGTCAGAACCAATATGGATTAATGATGCTTATAATGGACCAGCCTCAGGAGGCATGGGATATGGAATATCACCATCTTATAATGGTGCTTTAACAACTGTTCAAGCTAGTTATTCATTAAACTCTGATATAATCAATAAGGTAGTTGCACAAGGTTTCATAAGAGCTAGAGGTGTAGTAGTATATCCTACTCTTATAGATAGAGAAGTAGTTGCACAAGGTATTCTATGTCCTACTGTTTACAATATAGGAGATAGATTTGGCAATTCACCTTTTGCACAATCTTCATGGTTTGCAAGACCTAATCTAGCATTTGATATTGAAAGAAATAAAAGTAACTGGAATGGTATTGGTACTTTATTTGGAGACTATGATAAGTCTAAGGCAGCAGTAATCAGTAATAAGAATGTGAATCTTACTATAGACCCAGGAACTCCATCAGCAAAGACTACTCTTATTGATATAGTTAACAAAGGGGCATGGGCTGAGTTCAGACATAATAAACCAGTTCCTAACAACTGGGAAAGAAATGCTGAGATACAATGTATAGCTAATACACCTGCTGGTCCATATACTGCTAGTAAAGGTTCTGAGTTGAATAGTTATACAGCAAATCATGCTGAATACTTCTTTGTAGACCAGAATATACTTACACTTCATTCACCAGATATTGAATTTGATGAAGGAGTTCAGAACTTAGATTCATCAGGTCTTAAGCTAAGAATAGTAGGTGTAGTACCTATTACAGCTAATGCTTCTGAAATAGATATACAGACCTCAACTCCTGCTAATGATACAAGCAAGATGGGATTCTATAAGGAGACTATAGGTTCTGAGAATAATTCATATCATGGATTGAAGAATCTTATCTCTGGTGCATTCTGGTTTGATAAGATGACTAATATGAAGAATGTAGATGATGACCACGGATATACAGAATCATTCTTTGTATATGCTTGGCATAGAAATGGTTCTCTAAATAATCAAGGTCCTGTTACTGAGGGTTCTAGAACTGCAATGCTTGATAAGAAGAAGATTTCTAACTTGAAATTCTCCTCATTCTCAAAATATTTTAATGAGCCTTGGCTGGCATATAAGGCTAATGATGCAACTCACACTGGCATTACTGGTGTTAGTATATTCAACTCAAATGAGCAATCTTTAGTAAGAATACCAGCCCCTGCTAACTCAAATCTTGGAGATTTGAACTATTATGGTAATGTAGATAAAGTAATTGCAGCAACTAGAGTTGATGATGCTTATTCACTTACATTTGATTTCTCTGATGGCCCAAAAACTGAGGAATTCAATAGAAAGAATGGTTATCCTATAGTTGTGACTGGTGTTAATACTGCTGAATCTCTTGCTCATCAACTGTTTACTGGAGGTACATTCCCTATACAGTTTGTAAAGAGAAGTGATGGTGCTACTCTTACAGAAGTACCTAATGGTACTGATGCTGTAAGAATGAAGTATAAATCAACTCCTCATGCTGTATTTGCATTAAACTATGCTACTGATGGCAGACAGATAGTAATGCCTACTAATAGAGAGACTGACTATACAGACTATTGGAATGTTAATGATGCTAATGTAACTAAAGGAGGTGTTAATCACTTCTTCTGGAATCCTACAGCTAAATCTATTAGTGAAAGTAAGACTCAGATAAATGATGGTGTATTTCAAGATGTAATCTCTGAATATACAAGTAACCTAACGGATAATAACTATAGTTACTTATATCTTGCAGAGTTATATAATGATAATATTACTAATAGATTTGGTGGTCAGACAGAAGAAGCATTTGAGAATAATATATGGCTTCCTGGTGGAGAGCCTATTAATCTTCTTAATGCAGATGGAACTCCTGTAAGTTATGCTAGCCTTACATATACAGAAGGTGATACTTTTCTTGAAAGATATGACTGCCTTAAGACATACTCTTATACCCTTGAGGACCAGAATAGTGTTACTGAGATTGTATCATTCATGTGTGAGACAAGAGTAAACATTGAAGGTAGATATGATAGAAATAGAGGTCAGCTCAATAACTTGACAATGACTCCTGAAAACTTCAACAAAGTAAACAAGGTGTATAGTCAGAAGAATAACTTCTTTAACTATAGAGGTATCAATCATAGTAAGTTTAACCTAAACTACTTCCCTAATACAGTTACTTGGACTAAGGAGAAGCAATTAGGTAGCATTATTGATACTTGGACTAATATTACTATGGCATCTACTCTAGACCTTGATGGAGATAAGGGTGAAGTAATATCATTGAATACTTATAACAATGAGATATTCTGCTTCCAAAGAAAAGGATTCAGTAACATCTTATTTAACTCAAGAGTACAGATACCTGCATCTGATGGTATGCCTATTGAAATCACTAATGGTATGAAAGTTAGTGGTAAGAGATATGTTAGCAATACTATAGGATGTAGTAATAAGTGGTCTATAGTTGAGTCTCCTTCTGGTCTTTACTTCATTGATAATGAAACTAATTCAATGTATCTGTTTAATGGAGAAGTGAAGTCAATCTCAGATAGTCTTGGTATGAGACAATGGGTTAATGAAAATAATACTCATATAAACTGGAACCCTGTTACTTATGAGAACTTTAGAGGATTCTATGATAAGAATAACAATGATGTGTACTTTGTTAATAACAACTGGTGTCTATGTTACTCAGAGTTAATAGGTCAGTTTACTTCTTTCATGAGTTATGAAAGGGTTCCAGCTATGTTTAATGTAGGCAGTGAATTCTATGCTTTCAATAACAACAAACTATGGCAACAGTTTAATGGTGATTACAACATGTTCTTTGGTCAGTATAAACCTTATAGTATTACTGTAGTAGCTAATGCTGATGAGCCTGCTGATAAGATATTCAATACTGTTGAATTTAGAGCTGATGCTTATGATGGTGATAACCTTGCTCCTACTAAAACTTATGATACACTTGATGTATATAATGAGTATCAACATGGTAGAGTAACATTAACTGACTTAAATGGAAGACCTTCTCCTTTAAAGAGAAAGTTCAGGATATGGAGAGCTAATATACCAAGAGCTAATACACCTATTAATGGTATTCCAGCTAATAATAGAGATAGAATTAGAAATACTTGGGCATATGTTAAACTATCAACTGAAACACCTAATACATATAGAACAGTGTTCCATGATATGACAATACATTACTTTGTATAATAATAGTTAGGGTAGATAAACTAATTTAGTTGTCTACCCTTTCTTTTTTATTTAAAGGCTTTGTAATCTCAATAACTTTACTTATATTTGCAACAAATTAAAGATATGCTATGGCTAACAAGAGAATTATAAGAAGAAAGAATAGACCATTAAATATATTTGCAGATGGAGGGCCAGTTGGCAGTCTTGCATCCCTAGCTAATACAACTGACTTATCTAAGATTACTACATTAGGTCAAGGAGGTGCATCAGGTTCTGTAAGAATGCAATCAGTTGGTACTTCTGCCAGTGGAGGTGGTGGATTTAATATGGGTAGTATTGGGGGTATAGGTTCCTCTGTTGGAACTATAGTAAATGCAGGTCTATCTAATGCTCAGATAGCTGATACTAGTGCTCAAGAAGAAGGTATTAAAGCTCAAAAGAATATGGTAGTAGGTGCATCATCAAACGATGAACTCATGAGTGAATGGGGTTCTTGGAACAAATCTAAAGATGACTATACATGGAAGGATGTTAGAGGTGGAAGTACTGGTCAGCGAATTACTAATACTATTGGAGCTGCTGGTCAAGGGGCTGCTGCTGGAGCATCTGTTGGTGGTCCAATTGGTGCTATTGTAGGAGGTGTAGTAGGCTTAGGTTCCTCACTTGCAGGTTGGTTTACTGGTAACAGAAAAGCTAAGAAGAAAGCTAAGAAACTTAATCAACAAGCTAAAGAAGCTAATGAAAGAGCAATGAGTTCATTTGAACTTAGAGCTGATAATATAGATAAACAGAATGACTTCAATCTATTAGCTAACTACTCAGCATTTGGTGGTGTGCTTGGGGGAGGTGCTATTGACTATGAATTGGCTACTAAAGCTTTAAACAATAAACAATTAGATGCTATGAGTAAATTCAGAATGCCATCTATGCCCAACTCATTTGAAGTATCAGAGTTTGGTGTAGATTACTTTGCAAAGGGTGGCAACTTATCCAGAGATAAGGACTATGGTTCCAAGAAGAAACCATATCCAATGGTTCCTGCTGATGACTTTGCAGGTCCACATAGAAGCTATCCTATACCAACTAAGGCTAATGCCAGAGATGCACTTAGATTAGCAGGACTTCATGGTGATAGTAGTGTTAGAGCTAAGGTATTAGCTAAGTACCCTTCACTTAGAAAGAAGGCTTTTGGTGGAGAGTTATTTAATACTAATTCTATAATTGGTGGTAGCTTAGGTTCTAATATTCAAAATGCTATTGCACCTGCTCAAGAACAAACTTTAACTGTTTCACCTATGAATACATTCAAAGATGGAGGTGGTATTCATATTAAGAAAGCTAATAGAGGTAAGTTTACTAAATACTGTGGTGGAAAGGTTACTTCTGCTTGCATAGCTAAAGGTAAAAGAAGTAGTTCACCTGCTGTAAGAAAGAGAGCTACATTTGCAGCTAATGCAAGAAAGTGGCACGCAGATGGTGGTTACATGGGGTATAGTTATGATGAAAACTATGCACCTATAGGTACTTTATATACAGGAGCTTATGACTCTTTAACTACTCACCCAGATGCTCTAACTAATGGTGGAGTATTTAGTGATGGAGTTACAGTAGTAGGCGAGGGTGGAAGCCATGAAGAGAATCCTTTAACTGGTGTGCCAATGGGTGTAGCACCTGATGGTCAACCTAATTTAGTTGAAGAAGGTGAAGTAATCTTCAATGATTATGTGTTTAGTAATAGATTACATCCTAGTGAAGAGCTACTTAAATCAGTTAATCTTCCATCTAAATACAAGGATAATACCTTTGCTTCTATAGCTGAAAAGATTAATAAAGAGCCTAAAGAAAGACCTTATGACCCTATTGCTAGGAGAGGTTTACTTGCAAATATGTCTAAGTTAATGCAGGCTCAAGAAGAAGTTAAAGCTATAAAGGAAGCTAAGACAGAAGGAAGACAGTTTGCTTATGGTGGTGATACTGATTGGGACCCAACTTTATTAGATGACTCACCTTTTACATGGGAAGACTATGTGGCATCTCAAGGAGATGCAGATACTAAGCCTAATGATACTCAACCTTCTAGTACTAGAAAAGGTATAGGATTAGATGCTCTTAGATATGCACCTGCTTTAGGTGCTGGTGTTGGAGTAATATCAGACCTATTTGGATGGACTAATAAACCAGATTACAGTAATGCTGATATGATTGTAGATGCAGTAAGCGGATTACCTACTATTGAAGCTGAACCTATTGGTAACTATCTATCTTATAATCCATTTGATAGAGACTTTTACATTAATAAGCTCAATCAACAATCATCAGCTACTAGAAGAGCTTTACAAAATACATCAGGTGGTAACAGGCTTAATGCTCAGGCTGGAATACTTGCTGCTGATTATAACTATGGTCAAAGCATAGGTGATTTAGCAAGACAAGCTGAGGAATATAACTTAGCTCAAAGAGAAAGAGTTGAGTCCTTTAATAGAGGTACTAATCAATATAATAGCGAGTCTGCACTTAGAGCTGCTGGTATGAACCAACGGAACAGAGAAATGAAGCTTAGAGCTATAATGCAAGCTGCTGGTATGAGAGAAGAAGCAGGTGCTAGAAGTAGTGCAGCTAAGAGTGCCAACTTAACAAACTTCTTTGATAGTTTAGGTGATATTGGTAGAGAGGAGTTCAGTAGAAATATGATTGAATCCAATCCTGCACTTGGCTATACTATTGATAGAAGTGGTAAGGTTAGATACAAGAAACCTAAGAGTGGTACTAAAAGTAAAAAGAAAAGTAAGGGAGGATATTTGACTTATGGCAAGTAGATATATAGTAAACAATAGTAAGTTTAAGCCTTTCTCTTATACAGAAATGCTTGCTCCAGTACAGATGGCTGATACTGAACACAAGCTTATTGAAGAAGGTTTAGGAGAGATGTCTGCAAAGGCAGGTATGTGGGATAAGTTAGCTGACCAGCAAACTAGTCCTGTAGCTTATGCACAATATAAAGCCTATGCAGATGACTTGACTAAACAAGCAGACCTCTTAGCCAGACAAGGTTTAACACCAGAAAGTAGAAGAGGTTTGTTAAATATGAAGAGAAGATATGCTAGTGAAATAACTCCTATTGAATTAGCTGCAAGTAAGAGAGAAGAGTTAACTAAGGCTCAAAGAGAAGCTATCCAAAGAGACCCTTCTTTAATGTTTGATGTTAATTATGGTACTGCATCTATTGATGATTTATTGAATAATCCTAATGCTACTTATAATACTATCAGTGGTTCAGAATTAACTAAGAGAGCTAGTACAATGGCTCAGAACTTGGCTAAGACTATTCAAGATAATCCTCAGTATTCATCTATACTTGGTGGGCAGTACTTTCAACAAATGCAGCAGCTTGGTTATAGTCCTCAACAGGTTATGCAGACTATAATGAATGACCCTAATGCTCCTAAAGAATTGAAGCAAGTAGCTGATACTATATGGCAGGAATCTGGTCTTGATACATGGGACCAAGCTACTCAATCAAGAGCTAGAGACTATATTAATGCTGGTTTATATGATGCTATTGGTACTCAAAGATATGATACTCAAGCTAATAGAGGTTATATGAGTCCTGCTGAGTCTGCTAGATTAGAGATGGAGAAAGAAAGATTTAACTTAGCTAAAGAACAAGCAGCTAAAGATAAGAGTACTATTCCTCTTCAAGATGGTTCTGTAATCAGAGTAATTGGTGGTGGAAAGGCACTTAGAATATATCCAGATGGCAGAGTTGAAAACTATGCTGGTAATAGTGGAATAGCAGGTGCAGGAGTTAAAGATGCAGCTAAGAGAGGTGATAAGCCTATTATCATTGCTAATACCAATGGTAAATGGAGAACAGGTGAAAAGGGAGAAGATGTAAAAGGTACTTGGTTTGGTATGACTAGAAGTAATGCTGCATCTACATGGGGTAACTATACTCTTGATAATGTGAATGTCAATGATATAGTAACTAACTACAATGAAATACCTAAGGGTGCTCTTGATGAAATGTTGAAAGTAGCTAAAGAACAAAATATAGACTTAGATTTATATGATGTAGTTAGAGTGAAAGCTTCTACTGGTAGAGCAGCAGGTGACTATGATTATGTATTAATGCCTAAGCAAAACATACCTCAAGCACCTATAGCAGCTCCAGCTACTCCACAAGTAGTTGATAGTATCAATTTTGATGTAAATACAGGATTATAATATGGAAGGATTAGAAGGACTAAAGGGTTTAACAGCTCAAGATAGACAGAACTGGGAGAAGGAGTATTCCACTAAGATAAAGGGGCTTACTCCTGACCAGACTGAAAGAATGTATAGAAATGTCAAGTTCAAGGAGAAGTTTGGTAATAGGCCAGACTATAATATAATTAAGAATTATACTCCTGAACAAAGAGATAGTCTATACAATGAAGACTTGTTTAAGATGCAGCCTCTAGAAGCAGAACATACTGATGAGGAACAAGTTAAAGCTATTGGTAAAGCCTTTGAGCAGGGTCAACAATTTCAAGAAGAAGCAACTAAGCTTGATAGTATTTATAACCAATGGCCTGCTAGAGGTAGAAAGGCCCTTGATGAATTTGATAAGATAGCTGATAATGTATCTCCTTATTATAAGAGATACAAGAACACTGAATACTTGCCTTTCTCTGATGAAGAGAAGTATAAGATAGCAGCAGAATACAATGCTGCTAAGGCTGCTTATGGAGAGCAGGAAGCTAATAATATACTTAGAAGGAAGATGCAAGATACTGCATCAAAGAACCAAAGTGTATTTGAGAAGTTCTGGAATGGATTTAAGGGTATGGGTGCTCAAACAGCAGGTGCTTTAATAGGTACTGCTGGCATGGTTAAAGGTGCTATTGACTATGTTGGTGATGAAAGAAATGAAGACATTGATAATGCTTTCTTTGATTTCATGGACCATGTTATAGATAATAGTTGGACTAGATATGGCAATGATGTAATGCAGTATGGCAGCTTATTTGATGCTAATATTCAAGAAGCTAAAGAGAATGGTGGTATGTCTAACATACCAGTAATTAGAACACAAGCTGAGGAACAAGGTACTATTCTTGATAACTTACTTAGTGTCAATACTATACCAGAACTTATTAATCAGCAAGGTTTTACAATAGCATCTATGCTTACTGGTGCTGGTCTTTCTTCTATATCAAGTAAGGCATTTCAAGGTGCCAAAGGTTTGACTATGGCTGCTAATAGGGCAGGTGCTTTAACTAACCTTGAAAAGGTTAATACTATACTTAAAGGACTCCAACAAGTACAACAAAAGACTAATGCTTTCCTTATTCCTGCAATGGTTGGTACTGTTGAAGGGGTAAGTGAAGGTCTTAATACTAAGATACAGTTCCTTGATGATGCTAAGCAAATGATTGCTGAAACACAAGCTAAGGCAGTTAATGATGAGTTCAATAAGAGATTACAGAACCCCGAAGAACTTAGCAGACAAGGCTATAATCCACAGGATGCAAAGTCTATGGAGAAACTATATAAAGATATTTATGATAGTTATGCTCCTAGATATGAGGAAGCTGTTAAGAAAGCAGAGGTAAATGCAGCTAAGGCAGGTGTATATAACATGGGTCTTAACTCCATGATTAATGGTGCTCTTAACATGACACTAAAAGCTGGTCTTCAAACTCCTTCTGTGCAAGAAGCTATGAGAAGAAGTAGGTTAGGTAGGTTATTTACACCACAAGACTTTAGAGTAGAAGCAGGTAGAGTGGTTCCTTCTTATGGGAGGATAGGTAAAGTACTTAATGTACTTCAAGAACCTGCTGGTGAGTTCACTGAGGAATATCTTCAAAGTGTATCTGATGCCTTTTCAAGAGGTGGTGCTGAGTATAATCTACAGAACTTTATTACTAATAAGTATAAAGGTGATGGTAAGGATGCAGTAGATGAATCTCTTGCTAATGACTTCTTTGCAGCAAGTAGAGCAGCAGGTGATGCAATGATAGATAAAGAGACTATTCTCTCTGGTATCTATGGTGCTTTAGCCTCTGGTATGGGTACTCCTACTATTAATAATAGAAGAGGTCCTGCTATCAGAAGAGAGGATGAGTCTAATCTTAGTTATGCTATGAGAAGGTCTCCTATTACATATAGAAATCCTATATGGGAAGCTATTCAAGAGCAAAAAGAAGCTAGTGAAGAAAGGTCAACTGCTGCAAGTATAATGACTGATTGGATACAAGACCCAGCTAATAAATCTAAGTATGATGGACTGGTTGGTACTCTTAACTGGGCTAAATCTATGGATGAAGCATCAGGTAGAAATGATGAATTTGACTATAGAAACAGTGAATTAGGTAAGACTATTAATGATGTTATGACTCTTGAGAAACTAAGAGGAACAGACTATTATAACTCATTTATGCAGGACTTGATTAGAACTGCTAACCTTGAAGAAGGTTCAGAAGAAGCTCAAGCTTTAGTCCAACAATTCAAGAATGCACCTAACAACAGAGATATTGAACAAGATGATTCTCAGATACTTTCTACTATAAAGAAGAATAGCAATAGACTTCTTGATACTATGAGCAAGATAGCTACAGAATCTGAAAGTATTGATAAGATGTTAGGTAATGCTGCTGATGAAGATACTAAACAAGCTCTTATTTATGGTAAGTTAAGTGTTGATTCATGGAGAGAAAGAGCTACACAGCTTGAGAATGAAATTAGTAGCATCTCTATTAATCCTACTACTTCAAGTAGCCTTAATGACACACAGAGAGATTTGTTAATTAACTATGGTTCATTAGGTAAAGCTCATTCTGAATATCAGAAACTGAGAGAAAAGATTGGTGAATTAGAGACTGATATAGCTAATATTAATAGTAGAAAGAACTTAGGAGTAAAAGAAACTGAGACTCTTAGAGCTAAGAAAGTAGCCTTAAAGACTTTAGAAAAGCAAGCTAAAGCTATTGCTAAAGTAGGTGAGACTATTGAGGGTAATCCTGTACTTAGTGAAACTGATATAATGCAGCTTAATCCCACAGATAGAGCTACCATCCTTAACCCTGAGAATAAGAATAAGTATAGTGAAGAACAACAATCTATTATAGATAATGTAATAAGAGAAGGTACTTTACAATACAATGATTTCATGGATAAGGTACAAGATGCTGGTAGAATTAACTTGGCTCAACAAGCTTATTTAACTCAATATAACAGCATACTTAGTAACCCTGCAAGCTTTAATGCTTTTGTTAATAGAATCAAGCAACAAGTTGCTGATGATAATACAAAGAAGAAGTATGAATTCTTGAATGGAGTACAGGACTATGCTACTTTTGTCAAAGGATTAGATAAAGCATATAGAGAATCTGATGTAAGAGAAAGACAGGTTATCAGAAACATACTTAGTGAGAATGAAAACTACAAGAGATACCTTGAAGATAATAAGAACCTTGAGGGTATGTTTGACCAGTTAGATTCTAATGATAAGTTCAAAGAACTTGATGAGAATGATAGAAATGTCATAATGACTACTATGCAATTCTTAGTTGATAGAGGTGTTAGTCCAACTGATGTTACAGCATTAGCTGCACTTACTGCACAAGATGAGAATGGTACTCCTGCTTTGCTTAACTATATTGATGAAGTTAATGGTAGATTGCCTAGTGATATGCAATTAACTCCTGCAAGTATAGAGGAGATTGTACAGACTTACAATGATATAATAGGTGAGCATACTAAGAACATCAATGAAGTTGAAGTTGTTAACAAGCCAGTAGAAGTAGCTCCTACAACTACAGAAGCATCTAAGCCTCCTGTACAAGTTGGTATCTTTGGTCAAATACAACAGAATCCTGAAATGGCTGCTGATAAAAACCTTAAAGAAGATACCTCTGCACCTGCTAAACCAGGAATCTTTGGTGATATTCAAAGTAATCCAGATTTAGCTAGAGGAGTAGCACCAGAGTCTACAACAGATACACCTACAACTGATTTAGTTGACAAGTACAAGGTTAACAGTAATGAAGAAGTAGCTAATAGTGTGCAGACAGGACTATCTATTATTGATAACTCTTCAAGTATTTATGATGATGTTAAAGAGCAAGCCACTCAAATTATAGATGAACTTGGAGATAGTGAGTATGAAACTCCTACTGATTTAAGTGAAGCTATTATGGCTAAGGCTAATCAGCTACAGGCACAAGTACAACAAGGTGGAGATAATAATGATAAAGCATCATCATTATTAAAGCAGGTTGCAGCTAAGATGAAAGTTAAATCTGAGACTCCTACTACTAAAGTTGAAAGAGCTGAAACACCTTCAACAGTAAGTGAAGAGAGGAGAAACAACAGTATGATAACAACTGCTGATGTTGATAGACATCCTCAATCTGTTGTAGGTCAAGCATCTAAGAACTTTAAGATGAATGACTATCTTAGAAAAGGTTATATTACTCCTAAAACTCCTATCATGTTTGTTGCAGACCCCGCTATTATAGCAGGTGTTAAACAAGAAATGGGGGAAGCTTATAATGAGAGTGACCATCTCCCTATAATGGCAGTTGTAGAAGATAGTAATGGTCCTATTATTATAGGTGATAAGAAGTACCAGCCTATTGGTTTTATGCCAAGAACAAGTGCTAATTCACAAGGTGCAGCTAGAATGGAACCAGTTAGATTGGCTGGTTTAACTCAGCAAGATGGTACTTTATTGAAGGATAAAGATGGCAAGGTTATTACAACCAATGGTTATGTAAGAGCTAATCCACCTGAGCATACTAAGGCAGGTACTCCTAATACTTTGATACATACTATCATGAGTAATGATATGGATGCTGAGTCCAGAGCTAAGATGAATGATGTTAACTTGCCTATACAAGAAAGACAGTCTATTTATAGAAAGTTCAAGAACAGTATCTTACCTAATATCAGAAGAGTTGCACAAGATGCTAAGGGTGAGAGAATACATTTAGCTTATTTCACACCTAATATGAAGGGTGGAGAACAAGAGTTTGAGTTATATGTAACAACTCCTCAAAACTCCTTCTCTAGAGCAGGTAAACCAATGGCTCAAGTATTAACTGAGGGAACTCCAGAAGAAATACTAAAAGCTAATAGTAGACTTCATAGATATGGAAAGACACTTGAAGAGTTCTTCAAGAAGAAGCCTTTTAGTGATAATGCTAGGTTCAAAAGAGAGAATGGGGTGTTAGTACCAGTAGGTGAAAGTGCATCTAAGTTGCAGACATTAGGTGAAAGTCTGACTAAGAAGTTAAGTAACTATATTACTATTCCTAAAGGATATGAATATGTACTTACTCCTACAGAAGAGATGCTTGAAGGTAATAGAATGTATCAATTAGCTTTAACTAATGGTGCTAGTACTATACCTTTAGCCAATGTAACTAATGGCACGATGACTGATGAAACTAAAGCTCAAGCTATTAAGAACTTGTTCATTGATGGTGGTAACTTTAGATATGAGGGTACTCAACCATTTGCTAAGTGGCAAGTTAATTATAATGACTTTGGTGCTAAAGAAGGTGAGTCTGAGGATGCTAGAAAGGCTAGATTAGGAAATGCTAGTGATATATTTGATGATAACATACTTGAATCAAGTAGAACTTCATTGAAGTACACTATCAGAGGTATTGATATTAATAGTCCATTCAAGCAAGATGGTAGCAGAACACCATCACCTACACCAGTAGTTGCTAATCAAGTTAATGCTACAACTAGCAAACCAATTGATACTCCAGTCATTACAGCTACTGACCAAGTGAAAGTAGGTAATGCTATAGTTGATAGTGAGTCTGGTGCTGTATTACAAGGTGAAGTTAGACCTGTATCTAATCCTGCTGTTGATAAGGCTAGAGATATAGCTAATAGAATAGTTGAAGATAGTAAATCTATTAGATTAGCTGATGATAATTCTGGTTATGTTGATGAAGAAGGAAGAAGATATGCTAGAGTTACTTCTATCATTCAAGCTGATGAACTAGCTGGTGAAAGATTTGACCCTAATAGTCCTTGGATTACACCTTCAACTAATATAGGTACTTCTGTAGATGAGTTTGTAAGAGACTTCTTTGCAGGTGAGTTTACTGGAGAAGATGGTAAGTTATTGAATGACTACTTATATGATTATCCTAATGCTACTCAAGCAGAATGGAGAGCTTTTGCTAACCAGTTAGTAGGTCTTAAGAACTACCTTGATGCTCAAGGTCTTACAGTAATTCCAAGGGATGTTACTGTTACAGGAACTGTTAAAGTAACTGATACACAAGGTCAGGTACATGAAGTACCAGTTGCTGGAACTCTTGACTTACTTGCTTATGATGCTCAAGGTAACTTTCATATCTTTGATATGAAGACTAATAAAAGCGGTATAAGTGAAGAAAAGAGAAAGAAGTATGCTAAACAAGTCTCAATGTATCAGAAGTTCATTGAAGATAAGTATGGTATTAAGGTAGCCTCACTTAACATTATACCTATTAATGTTACCTATCCTGCTCCTGTAGGATTTAGAGATGGAAAGACCAAGTATGAAGTTAGTGAAGGAAACCAACTACTTGCTAATGGTAAAGAGTACAAAGACTCTAAACCTATTCTCGAAGAAGTAGGTTCGGTACCATTCACTGATGTAAATATTCAATATGATAAACTTACTGATAGTGAGAAGCAAATGATTACTGATATGTTACCAGCAGGTGTAGAGGTTGAGAAGACTGAAATAGTTGAGCCAGAGACTGTAGTTAACAAGAACCTTGGTCTTAAGATGGGTAGAGTTAAGAATAGATTTGCTAAGCCAGCTAAGAAAGGTAACCTAGTTACTCCATCAGCTAATAACTGGGAGTCAATTAGTGATGATGTTAGGCAAGCTGCTATACAGTTAGGATATACCAAGGAATCTTGGAATAGCATGACTGAGGATGAGAAGCAACATCAGAAAGAATGTCTGAGTTAAGTATAACTAAGATAAAAAAAAAAGAGCTAGAGGTTAATCCCCCTAGCTCTTTTTGTGTTTTATTACTTG